TGTGTACCATTAAGGTACAAACAGTCATTAGCTTCAGAAAAGGTAACTTCTTGGACTTTAGCTAAAGCTTCATTCAGCTCTTGTCTTACAGCTATTAGTCGGGGAATATGCATTAGTAGTTTTCTTTACAGTGTTCTTTGTTTTTTTGGTCTGGTGTAAGATAGTCTAGATTAGTAAGACTGCTAAGACCTTGGATTTACTAAATGATTTTATTGCTCAAAGTAGTAAATTAGCCGCTGTAAGCACTGAAAGCACTAATAGACCTGTTGCAGAGCCCATTTTTGGTAGTTCTGTTCAACCTGACCTTGGTTTTCAGCAGTTTTCTCAAGTAGCTGCTCCGCTACCCCAACCTGTGCTACCTGTTATGCCTAGTCCTATTTTGCAGTCGGTGTCTCAAGACACACAAAAGTTTAGTTGCTGTAATCCAGTAGGTTCCCCTCCTGCTGATTATGTTCCTTCTGTTAGTTGCGCTAAATGCCACTATTTTGAATGTGGTTATGTAGAATCTTATAGCGGTAATTGTTCAGGGTATTGCTCTAAGTTTGATTTTCCTTCAAATTCTGGTTACACTTGTAGTGGCTTTGCTTTATATGGGTCAGTAAAAACCGACCCAAAAGAAAATATGGAAGTTTTTAGTGACCCAGCTACAGCTCTAATGGCCAAGCTGGAAAATGAAAGTGATGCTGCTCCTGCGCCAGAATTTACTGAAGTTAAGCCCGCAACTGAAGTAACAACATCTAAGGCAATAATCGAAGATCCTGAGCTTGAATCGGTTTCAGCCCAAACATCTGCCCCTGAACCTATAGCTGCAGCCGTCATTAAACAAAGTGATTTAGAAGAAGAAAGCAAAAAAGCTTTAGCATTTGCAGATGAAGAGTTATATAGTGAAGCTAGAGGCATGGCTGAGTCTAGGTTTAAAAACCCAGATTCGAGTATGGCCAAAGAGTACACTCGTCAAAAGTACGTATCAAAATACAGAGCAAAACATGGTTCTAAGCCAAAAGGTTTTGGTTAATTTCAAAATACTCTTGTTTTCTATCTTAGTTTGCCCTTACATTTATGTATGAGACGAAAATTTCCATGAATCAATTTCCGCTTCCTTATGACCAGAAATGGAAACTGTCTGAATCGGAAGATTCAGTAGGTAATCGGTATATCCGATTGCCTATTGCTGTTTTAGGGGAGTGGGTACACCCTCAATACGGTCCGGTCACTTTTTCCCAAGAAGACTTTGACCAAATACAAACTAACTGGAATGCACGAGTAACTGGATATGAACCTCCTCTTTATTTAGGTCATCCTACAGATCGTACTAGTGTAGGAGGTGCTCCCGCCGTTGCTTTTTTAAATAAGCTCTATCAAGAATCAGATACCCTTTTTGGGGAATATGATCCAGTAGACGACGAAGTTTTTCAAGATACTAAGCAAGGAAAGTTTCGTTATTCTTCCGCAGAAATTGTGCGCGACGCAAACTCTAAGGAAACTGGCGAATCTATTGGTACTCTATTAGTAGGTGCTGCTCTTACTAACACACCTTTTTTAACCCGTATGCCTCGCGTAGAGGCTGGAGAACATTTACAGTTTTCCGAATCTGAAGGCACAGCCTCTACGCTGTTTGCCGTTTCTGTTTTAGCTCCCCCTGATTCTAGTCCTATGACTGCTGAAGCTACTCCTGTTACTCCCCTTGTTCCTGTGGTTGATGTAGAAAGGTTTACTGATCTAGTAACTGAAGTTGAAACCCTTCGAGCTGAACTTAAAGTTACTCAAACTGCACTTGCCGAGACTACGGCCAAGCTAAAAGCTCAAGCTCTAGATCAACGTTTGTCTGAAGTTAACTCCTTGAATTTGGCTGCTCCTGTTAAAGAGCGTTATTCTGAAATGCTTCGCAATGAAGTTCTTTCGGAAGATCAGGCTGAACAAGTAATGAGCCTGATGCGTAGTTTGTCAGAGGGTAACAAGCAGAACTTCACTGAGCCACGTGGCTCTCAAGAAGCTGTAGTAGAAACTGCAGCTGTAACTGCTACTGAAAACCCCTATGCTTCTATTATAGCAGCCCATCAAGCTCAACTAGCAGCTAAAGCTGCTGCCTAATTTCCCCTAATCTTTTGAGGTAAACAAATGGCTACAGAGTTTTCGCCTGAAATTACGCCTTATGCGTATGTAGGGGATATTCCTTCTCTCGGTTCGCTTCAGCTGACCATGCTGGCGCGTTCTTTTGAGAGTATTGATATTGGTGGGCTGGAAGATCTTTTTCCTGACGTTACCATTAACGAACGCACTATTGTAATTGAACAGATCGTTGAAGGTCTGGGCATCATGCCTATCGTTCGGTTTGGTGTTCCGGGCGGTGGGTTTGTTGAGCCTGACCGGATTCGTTCGATGAGAGTCACTCCTGCTTCTGTGCGGGAAGAAGACTTTATTGAACAAGCGTTGATCAACCAGCTACGTGAAGTAGGTACGGTTAACCAACAGTGGTCTCCCGCTGAGATTGTTTCCCGCCGGGTTCAAAAGTTAGTCAACCGTCACACCCGTGTCAAAGAACTGTTCCGTTCTAAGACTCTGCTGGGCGGTATTAACTATACTGATCCCCGCACTGGCGTAGCTATCAACGTTAGTACCAACATTCCACCTCAGAACTTCTTTAGTTATAAAGGTTGGAATGCCAGTGTAGCTGCTAACGCGGTGGTGCCTATTGCAGGTACTAATTATACTGCTAACAGCGCTTTGGTCAATGACGCTGGTCGTACTGAAGCTGCGTTTTTCACTTCTTCAGACGATAAGTTTGGTGTACCTTGGACTAATGCCCGTGCTAACATTATTCGCTGCATTCAGCTGATTGCTCAGTATTTGGAGTTGACTAACAAAAACCGGTTTACGGAAATCGTTATGTCGCCCCAGTTGCTGACTGTTATTCAGTCAACTAACGAGTATCTCAAGGCTTATCAGGGTTTGCCTGGTTTAATGGTGCTTAATCAACCTGGATCTGTGGCAGGTAATGCTGCTATTGGAGCTTCTCAGTCTGCTTTGCCGACTGGTTGGGCTACTTTTGGTCCTGGCGGTCGTTTGACCTCTATTGCTGGTCTACGTATTCGTGAAATCAGCGGTTTGTATCGCGATCCTGTAACTAATACTGTTAAAACTTACTGGCCTGCTAATAAAGTGGCGCTGGTTGCTCCTCGGGATATGCAAGGTGGCGGAGCTACTTTGGGTATGACTCAACACTGTGTTGGTGAGTCTCCTGATGGTACTCCTGGTATTTATATGCGCACCAGCCCTGACGCTGCTCCGCCTTCACCTCCTGGTCGGGTTATGCAAATGGGTGACGCGTTCCTACCATTTGCTGTATATCCTCACTGGATTGCTAACTTGACTGTTTGTGAGCCTGAAGAACTCACCAGCCAACTAGTACTGGAAGCCAACGTTAACTACGGCACGTTCTGATTTTCCCTGACTTTTTACGGAGATTTTAAATGGCTACTGTTCCTATTACTGGCGCTCCCGGCTTCAGGTTTTGGAAGGATCTTTATCCTACTGGCCGTCAAGGTGGTCTTAGTTACTACCCTTATTCTTCTGTTGCTGGCGGTTTAACTGTAAGTTGGTCACTAGCAGCGGCTAACCCTTCAGCTACTCCCCAAGCAGCTACAGTTTCGGTTTCAGCGGGTACAGCTTACCTTGATGGTCAGCTGGCCACTTTGGCCTCGTCTGTTAACGTGTCTACTGCTCCTACCACAGCTGTAGAAGGCTTTAACCTGCGCAACGTGTACCTAAACCCTACTCGGGTCTTAACTCCAGTAGCCTTGGGTGGCTCTGCTCCTACTACTCGTCTAAATGGTGATGCAGTAGCTGCAGGTGATGCTTACTGTAAGGCTATTGATTACGGCGACTACTTCTCTGCCACGGAGTTTTTTCGCTACAACGGCACTAGTTGGGTCCTCATTGATCCTTCTTTTGAGGCACCAGCTATGCCAGCTCAATCCGGTAAAAACCGGACTTGGGGCGGTGAGTGCCACTCTAAGCTTGCTTCTGGTAATTTTACCGTTGACCAGATCGAAAAGCGCATCTACGTTGAGAACTTGTACCCTCCGTACGTTTCTTCAAATTCTAAAGCGCTGCTACGTGATGTAGGTTCCTTGGAGTTGGCCAACGTCAGCTTGTATTATTACGTTCTACCTGAAGCGGTTACAGCGACCTTCACAAATGGTTCTACTACCGTTACAGTGGCTGCTGCCAGTCGTCCTCTAGTGGCTGATATTGTAGCTTCTATTGCAGCTACTACTACTATTGCGATCGACGGTGCTGCACTGGCGGCCAGTGGTTACAATAGTACAACTGGTGTGATCACCTTAGCTGCTGCATATACTGGTACTACCGGTGTTAAGTCAGTTAACATTACTCCAGTCACCCCTGCGAATATTTACGTGCTATCTCCAGCTCGTAGTATTCTTACTGCCTCAGGTAATTTCACTAACCCCTGAGCTTAAATCTCACCACTAGGTAATTTGACATGTCTTATCGACTTAAAGCACTAGCTCCTTGTACTATTTTTGTTAAAGGAGCTAGTTATAGAGTAGAAGCAGGCGACCGTCCTTTTTTGTCTAATGAGGATGGGGCAGCTGTACTGGCTGGTCCTTACAGCGACAAATTCATAGTGGTCGAGCATTTAGAAGAAGAATCTGCTCCTCCTATTGAGGAGCAGTCTGTTCCAGGCACTTTTTTCTCGGAAGGGACGTTGCCTACGGTACCTTCTAAAGAAGATGGCGTATTTGTTCCTCCTACAGAAACTGTTTCAACAGATGGTACTTTGGCTCCTAATACGCTACCTTCAATTGATCAGTTGTATGAAAAAAACAAAGCTGACGGCCAGCAGCTGTTAGATGCTTTGACTGCTTCTAAGCCTGCTAAGGCTAAGTCTACAAGATCCAAAGCAGATTATGCGACTTCTACTAAAACTACAGAAGCTAAAGCTGAAACAGACTCCGACGCATCAATTAAAGTTACAGATAAGTAAGGGGGTATATGGCTACAACTTTTAGTTTTGCTGACCGTTTTTCTTATCCAGCAGCAGACGGAGTTGGAGCCGGTACTCCTGCAGTAGATGTTCCGTCTTTGAGCGATGCTGATTTAGAAGCAGAGTCTCAAGATTTAGCAGATATGGCCCGGATGGTCCGGGCTTATTCTTTGCTTTTACAGCGTCGCAGCGTAGCCGAAATTTTTAACGTAATTACTACCCAGTCTGACCCACGTATAGCTTTTATATTAGCTGCAGCTAAATCTCGAAAAGATAATACTCCACTCTTTGGCGGTCTGGGAGCTGTTAAAGAGATTATGTTTAACGACCCTACGCGTAACCCTTCAGGTACTGGGTACGTTAACCGTAACTTGTTTAGTGATGGCATACGAAGAATTTCGGCTGCTCTTGCAGCAGCTCAACTAATTTCTCAGCTCTCACAAGTAAAAGAACAAGCAGAACACGCTCAAATAGTAGAAAAGAACGCAATAGCTGACCTAAACCGTTTAGTAGAAACTTATGAACTTTCTGAATCCACTTCACAAACTGACGCTCAAAAAGAAGCAGATATTCCGGTTGGTTTCTTTTTTGAACCCAAAGACTTAGTAATACCTGCAGAGAAGTTTCTTAGAGTTGAGTGGCAAGTACCTGGGATTTCTAGTTCTTGGTCTAAGTTAGGTGATTTTACCGGACTTATAACCACTTGGGAAATCGTTAGCGCTCTAGCGGACGAAATCAATTCTCAGACCATACTAAATCCAGATACTTCTTTACTAGCTGCAGCAGACCTATCTGGCCCTTTCTTTGTTAACCCTAAAAACCCTAATTCTACTCAGTATCACGCTTTACTTTTTTACCCTAGAAACCCAGTAATAGGAGTTTTAGCCTATTCTGTTAATTTAAGAGTAGAAACTTTGCTTTTACCAGGTCAAACTGACTTAACAGCTACAGCCTGGCCTTTAAAGAGATCTCCTTTTATTTGGGGTAACCACGGTGACTCGCTAAATACTTACCCAGTAAACGGCAGTATGCTGCTGTTAAGGGGAAATGCTTTGACTACAGCTCGTAGTTTAAGTGAAAACTATGACCCCGCAGTTCTATACTTTAGGAACCTTCAGTCTGAGACACCTTTAATACCAGAAGACAACTCAACTTTACGCTTTAGAGTTCAGCCGTGGCAACCAGTACTCAATGAAGGCTTGGAAGTACCTAAAGCTATAACCATAAATATACCTCGGTTAATAAGTGCAAATGCCGCTGAACAATTAGAGTTGGATGCTAATCGCTATTCTCAAGTCACTGTAGCGTTGCTGAATGCTTTAGCCGAGTTAAACGTAGACACTAGGGTCACCGGCTCTATCTTACGTAATGATTCCATAACAGCCGCAGGATCTGCGGCTGCTTTAGAGCTGATAGCTTGGAGTAGTTCTGTAGTGATTACTCACGTAGTTTTAGATATACTAGAAATACCGGCAGACGTAGAAATAGCTACCGGTAATCGTACGCGAGCTACAACTTTGTATTCTAACAACCCCAAATCTGTACGAGTTAAGAACCCTTTTGGAGTAGGTGGAGGTGTTGTTGATGGAGTTCTCAAAAAAGAGCAAGCTTATGTAGTGAAACGGCCTAATCCTAGATTATGGCAATCAATTTTGGATGAGTCTAAGTCTATGGAAGATCCTTTTTACCTATGAGTCTCTATGCTAGTGAGAGGCAGCTCTGTCGAGCACTGATAAATGCTATAGCTACTCACCCTTTAATAAAGGAACCTGGCATTTATTATCCAGCTATAGTAGGTGAAAACTTACAAACAGAGCCTATTCGGGTTAGTAACTGGAGGTTGTTTGGTGGTTTGGAGCTTATTGAGCCTGGCCTAACTCTGTCGGTATTCCCTTACCATTCCGGTTATAAGCTAAAATCAGGAGTTTATTCTCGTCTGTTAGCTGATAAGTCTTTACACTTTGACGAAAAACATGCAGCTGCTCAGTTAGGAGCTGTAGACAAAGCTGCAGCTGCAGCTACGATGCGTGTAATTGTTCAACTGTATTACCAAGACACGGCTTTTAACGCTCCTATTCAAATACGTTCTGACTTAGTAACTCAGTCTGATTTAACCACTAATATTCCTCACGGGAGCTTAGTGCAAATTACAGATGAACCTCAAGAGATTACTTTGAACGATAGGCTCTATTTTCAGACTCAAGAGTCTGCATTAAACGTTCAAATTTTGCCAGGAGAGGAAATCCTTAGGGACTATATGCCTCTTTTGCGGTACATAGTAAGAGACATACCTATATTGCACCCTTTTTACCATCGTAACCCTAATATCCTTTACGTAGACTACCCTACTAGTAACTGGATTCGAGAAGGTGAAAACTTAGTCTTTCACACAGCTTACATGTGTATTGAGTATGACATTCAAGAACCTGCAATTAACAACCCATATGCGGGGGCTTTGCCTAATAATCCCTATAAATTTCCTGCACCTCAAGTCATACTTGTAGAAGAAGACAAATAGCATTTGTCTTTTTGTGTGTGGTAAGTAGTATTCCTATAGGCAAGCCTACAACGACCACGATCGAACTTGCAGTTTGTTTCTTTTAGGAAAGCCCATGGCAGATCTCAGCTACCCTAATATCTCCTTCACCGAATCGACTGTCGGGCCTACTCCGCAAACTCGGCCGTGGCGCGACCGCATTGGTGTGATCGGAGAATTTTCTAGAGGTCCAGTAGAACCTCGCGAAGTTTCTTCCCGTGAAGAAATTGTTCGCCTTTATGGCGAGAGCTCTACTCCTGCTTCTTTGCAAATCCAAGATGCATTGCAGTTAGGTGCTACTAACTTTACTATCGTTCGAGCTGTTCCTCAGTCTACTGCTAGCACAGCAAAGTTTTTCCTAGGTGCCGGGAACCCAGACTTAGAACCAGTTGTAGGTTATGAAAGTGTAAGTCCTGGTACTTCCATTTTTCCTGATAGTACCAACTACACTGTAGGTCTTTCCCTAGATCTTAACTTTGTTTCCTCTGCTGTAGTACAAAGAGACATTTACGAACCAGTCAAGTCTGCTGTTACTAAGATTAATCATTCGACTTTGGCAGGTCGTGCGAATCTTCAGCTACATGTTACTGACTATGTAGATGCTGGCAGTCGCACATCCGCTGTTTCTGCAGTTGGAGAAACAGTCAAAGTAGAAACAGCTGTCGCCAGTATTAATAACTATCAGTACGTACTGCTAGCTAAAGCAGATTCTGCGGGTCATAACTACTCTACTGTTAAGCCTTTTATCCGTCCAGGGTATTGTTTGCGTTTAACTGGAGCTACTGTTACTGCAGGTGCCTTTGTAGTTGGGACTAGTTATGAGATCCTCACTGCAGGTACTACTGACTACACCCTAATTGGTGCGGCTTCTAATACTGTAGGTACAGTATTTACAGCTACTGGCGTAGGTACTGGTACGGGTACTGCGGTTGTCGCTACTGAGTTGTTAGTAGTCTCTCCTGCTATTAACCATTCAACTACCAAAGATGCTTATGTAGTTAAGAACCTTACTGCTACCAGTGCTACGACAGTTAACGGTATGGCAGTATATAACCCTAATAAAGGTAACTACATTTTAGGTTATGCCTACGAAGCAATAGATTCCACTTCTATTAGTGCTTATACTGCAGGTGCCACTTACTTTTCTATCGCTGGGGCTACTTATACAGATGCTGTAGCTACTTACCCGATTGATGCTTATGTAGCCCTACCTGTAGATGCTGGTGGGACCTACATCCGCTTTGGATATCTAACTGCCAATGCTCTTACTACAGCCGCTGTTCTTTCTATGGAGAACTTTGGTGCTGGTGCTGATGAAGGTTTGCAGCTACAGTTTGGCGCTGATTCTCAATCTTCCATAGCTTTAATCAAAGGCGGACACATAAGTGTTTCTTTTGCTCATTCAGCTTTGACTTTAGGGGCTACTACACCCGCGGGTGCAGGTGCTTTTACTTCGGGAACGTCTGCTTCTAGCATTTTGCGTTCTTTGGAGACGGCTGTTAATGGCAATGCTGTCTTTAACTCTTTGATTGCTGATGCTCAAGCTAGTTTATTAATTCCTCCCTACTCTTTTACTCTCACTTCAAAACTGATTGGCACTGAAGCTAACCGGATTTTTTACAAGTTAGTTCGTTACGTTGCAGGTACTAGCTCTTTAGCTTTGGATATACTGTTCAAGCGTACTGAAGAAACTAGCTTTGACTTTGCTAACTACGGCACTTATGCTGCTTTTGCAGACGGTTTTCAAGGACCTACTTTTGCCTACCGAGACTTTTACTCTTTGAATGGTCGGCCTATTCTAAGAGTTCAAGCTATTAGCCCCGGTGCCTACGGCAATTCTCTACAGGTTACCCTTACCCCTGGTAATACCAGTGCTACTGCTGCTCAGTTTCAATTAGCTGTAGTAGATAACAATGTTAACGGAGCTCCGCCAGAGAGCTACCGTTTGTCTAACGCTGAAATTGATGCCAATGGCGTTTATTTAGCTACGGCTAACTCTCCGTTAATTAGGGCCTATTTTATCCCTGTACTAGAAGCTGGTCAAAATAGTGCCCCAACAGAGGACACTTATCTACTACAACCGCTTCGGCAGGCTCCTCCTCTAGGTCAGCAATCAGTTCTCTTTAACACTGGAGCTACCTCTGTTTCTGCTCAAGCCGGAGCTTATATTCGAGCCATTTCTCTTACAGGTGCTAGTGATTACTCTCCTTCTACTCTTTCTTCAGTAGAAGCTCGAAAAAGAGGGTTTTTGTCTGGCGTTAATCAAATGGCAGACCAAGATGTAGCCTACGTAACGTTGCCTGGTTTGTCTTATGGAGATGGTTTCTTTGATGAAGTTTTTACTAAAGTAAAAGCTGACATTGAGTCTTCTAACGTTCAACTAGGTTTGCGCTTAGGTATTTTTGAACCAGTTCCTGGTATACCAGCTCGTCAAGCTGCGGCCTTAGCCACTAGCTTAGATTCTGAGCGCATTAAACTAATCGTCGGGCATTCTACTTCCAGGGCTCTAGACGGAAACCTTTATCCACGTGTAGGGTCTTCCCTAAAAGCGGCAGCCTTAATGGCTATACGTCCACCTAGAATTTCGCTGGCTTCAACTTATGGTTCAGTGGTAGTTCCTAATGTAGTTTCTGTAGATACTAAGTCTACTAGCGAATACTTAGAGACTATTTCTGCAGGTCATGCAGATGCACTTTTTTATGACGCTGGTATTCGAGCCTTTAAGTTTCTCAACGGTGTTACTACTTCTAGTGATCCTAATAGGCGATACGACTCAGTTCGTCGAATTCTTGACCAACTGATATCGGACCTTCATTTTGCTCTTCAATGGGTAAGATCTGAGCCTAATACTAGAGAGCTCCAACGTCGCATTTCTGCTGCGGTAAACGCTCGTTTGTCTACAGGTCTCAGAGACGGTGACTTTATTCGTATAGCTCCTGCAGTTTGTGGACCAGAAAACAACTCTGAGTCTGACATGATTTCAGGTAAGGCTTACATTACGATTAGAGTAACCCCAGTTTTTCCTGCTGATTTCTTCAATGTTAACGTTATCCGTGATCTGTCGGAGACTTTTTCGGTAGATGTAGGCTCCAATTCCATGAATGGTTTCTGAGGTAACCTTAAATGACTAACTCTTTAAACAGAACTATTACAAATAACGCGATTCTTGACCCGATGCAGGGTTTTGATTCCGATGTATTTGCACTAGATCAAGCTACGGGTCGGCAAGTTTTGGTAGGTCGTTTTTCTAGTTTCCAGTTGACGATTCGGAATGCTACCGAACCGTATATGGAAATGAACCAACGCATTCCCCGTCTTTTGGATGGAGAATTTCAGTTTGGTTGGGTTCTCGAAAGAGGCCTAGTTGACACTGCAATTATGGAAGACGTTTTTGGTTTTTCTAGTTTAGGTCGGGAAATGCGGCCTGATCGCAGTCCTCGGATGCAATTGACTTTCGAGGTCTATGCACCTAACTTAAGTAAAGAACAAGCTAATGGAATTTCTAATTCCAATGCTGAACGTACGGGTGAATATTTGACCGGTGTTAACCGACCGTTGCACTCGACTCGTCAAACAACTGGTCGATACCATTTGCAAAACTGCAAACCTGACTCGGTTACTCTTGGAGTAATGGCAGGAAGATCTGTTATTGCTACTCGTATTGAAGGCTTGTGTGAAGGTTACCAATATGAAAATCTGGCAGCTAATAATTCAGCTGTTATTCGTGCTGGTGTTACCCCTACAGTGGGTGGTAGTCCAGAGCGTACTTATGCAAGCATCCCTTCACTGGGCGTTACCCAAAATAATGATTCGTTAGCCGACTGGTCTAGTTACTTTAGAACGTAGACTTTTGTCTCCTAAATAAGTTAAGCTGCAGTTAACCCTGCAGCTTTTTTGTGGCCGACCAACGTTTAATGGCTCCGGCTTATAATCCTAAACTAGGAGATAATTGCCATATGAAGGGCAATGGTTATATTCCTGTTTGTGTAGTTACAGATATTGCTGGAAAAATTCTTATTAGAAACATGGAGCCCCCAGGTGTAACCAAATGGCTGGTTACCAAAGCTAAAGTTACTGTTAATCGTTTTTGGAGCTCTAGCACAGCTTTGGTACAGTGTACCATTAATGCCGATGACTTAGGAGCAGGTTTTCCAGAAATTGTGGGTACCGAGGGTATAGCTGGTTTTGCTAATAGAACTGTTAGCGCTGGCGGAAAAGCTGTATCAAGTGATGATCCAGTAATGATGAGCACTAATTACGACATACCTTTAAGGCCAACAGTCGAAGTTTGTATCTACTTAGGCTACATTGATACTTTACGCCCTGTTACTCAAGAAGACTTACAACAAAACCGTTTGTTACGAGTGTTTGTAGGAGGTGTGGATACTATTACTACTACAGGTACCAACCGTAACGGCACGAATCTTTTGATTCAAATACGAGATAGAATGAAGTACCTGATGGACTCTTTAGGTACTTATAATTCTGACGATAATACTCGTAGCTTATCCAGTAGTTCTCCTCTGCTTGCTGACTTTACAGCTACAAAAGAAGGGTCTTTGTCGGAACAAAAAGAGCTGACTAGAGCTGATGTTATTTTGGCTATAGCTAGAAGGTCGGTTGGTGATCTTAGGGACTCTAAAGCTGTAGTTGCAGAGTCGGATTCACCTTTGCAAGGGCCTTGTAGCCTAGTAAGAGGTGTCGGCATAGACCCTAACATTCAAAATACTGCTGGTACTACAAACTCTGAACCAGACGAAAGCTTAAAAGCTTACGCTAAGTATGATCCTAAGTCAAAGTGGGTTGGTTTGTTAGGTGCTAGCACCAAAAACGGTTCTCTACCTTATCCAGGCCTAAAGTTTAATATCTTGACAGGTAGAAAGCCCTATTTGACCGGAGCTATTACTTCTAACTTTCAAGTATCTGAGCGGGTACCTATTGAGTTTATTAAGTACTTATCTAATCAGGAACCGTGGCCTACTGAAATGTTTGCGGATCATAGGTCAGGAGAGTACTGGTATGTTAACCGAGGTACGGATGTTAGTGGTTTTAGCGACCCACTGCGCTTTAACCGAGTCTATTATTACCGTCTTTACCCAAATGGCGTCGTGCCGGATCCTCGGCAAATGTGTTTAAGTTTTAGGGAAGAGCGTTCAGCTATAGGTTTGAGGACTAACATTATTGTCACCAACCAAAAGGGCTCTGAAAGTAAGGGATCTATATTAACTACTCACTTAGTGTCAGTCCCACCCCTTTTGCAAACTTCTGGAGGTAAACCCTTACCTTATCCAGCGTCATACTATACAGTTGTAGATCCTTCAGCAATTGATCCTGTATCAGTAGGGGCGTTAGCCATAAAGTATGCTAGGCAGTTGTCTAAGGACGTAAAAGCAGCTACTACTAGAGTAGTGGGTGATCCTAGTTTATGCCCAGGGGAAGCAATACAAGTAGTTGGCAGCCCTTTAATAAAGTTTGATCCGGCTAAGTTAGATGAAGATCGTGAGCTGTTAATTAGACAAATAGATGCTTTTGCTGCTATAGATTCCGATATTGATCAACAAATAAAACAACAAGACACTAAGAACGCTAACTTGGTCTTAAAAGAAACACCTAAGGCAGGGCAAAAACCAGTCTTGTTAGATCAACCCTTTGAAGTTAAAGTTAGTGGTAGTAATACAGAAGTGATTAAAGGTGCTCAGCAATTATGCAACTTAGCTTTTGACCCAGACCAATCTATCGAGACTGTTAATGCCTTAAACTTTAAAGCAGCACCAGAAACAGTATGGCGGGTTGAGGGTTTTACACACCTATATAATGATTCTGAAGAAGGTTATTACACTGAGTTAGCACTGTTAAGCCCTTTCTAATGAGTGCCCATCTAGACTTAAATACGCGTCCTCGTCCTTTAGAACAGCGTGATTACTACGACGCTAAGCGTAACTGTACTCACTACGGAATAGTGTGTAGTATAGGTCCCGTAGATCATTTAGCTGGCACGGCTCAAGTTTATATACCAGCTTTAGGGTATGCTTATACTGTTACAAACAACGCTAATCGCTATGCTTCTAGTCACGGTGTAGGTTCCCAGACTACGCTTTCTTATGGAGATGGTGTGGTTATAGCCTTTGAAAGCGGAGATACTGGTCGACCTTACATAACTGGGTTCAAGCCGCATTTAGATTTGCTGCCTGAGTATGTAAAAAATAACTTAGCTCCTGCAGTGGGTACTGTTTCTGAAGGTGTAATGTTACACCCCCTACCTATATCAGCCCCGCCAGAAGCTGTTCGTTTTGGCTACACCGGCCAAGCTGAAGTTTACTCCACTTTCTTAGTAAAATGACTAAACAAACAGGTGGTCATGTTTTTGTTACTCCTCTAGGGCAGGTAATTGAACGGCGTAGTGAGGTAATAACTAGTGCTACGAGTAAAACAGAAACCACTAATGTAGCTACTGCAAATGGAGATACCAAAGCCTTACAAGAAGCACGGCGCAGTATAGCAGTAGCTCAAGCTGCAGCTGCTAAGTTGCAAACGGGCTTTCCTAGTGCTTCTAACCCTACTGTACCCGCTTCAAATACACCTCAACTTTGCTTATGGGGTGAAGATACTTTACCTAAAAATAAAGAGTTTCAAGAGCTGATTTTGCAACGAGCGATGAGTGACTGGCAACAGGCTGAAGATGATTTAGCTAGATACTCTCAAATAAACATCTGTGTTAAGCAAAACGTTCAGGCTATAAAAGGTACTGGTAAGAAACTCTTTGATTTAGGTGGCTTATTATCGGGAGCTTTACAGCTAGGTTTAAATGCGCTTAATGAACAGCTACCGCCTTATGCTCAGTTGGATGTAGCTCTTAGTCCTGATGGTAAAGGCATACAAGATATAAGTGTGGGAGGCATTAATTATAATCCGACTAAAGCTGAAGTTTACGTGGGACAACAAGTTTTTTCTACTTTAGTAGAAAAGGGACTGTCGGGCTTAAACCAAACTCAACCTGACTATGCTCAGGTCTTATCTAATGCAGGTAACTTGCTGTTTGAAGGTGTTACCATACCTTTAAGCAACTTAGCGACGGTTAAGGACGGTCAAATTGTACCTAATGCTGAGCAGGCTTTAAGTGAAAACATGCAAGTTGGTGCTCGTGCTGATGGTGAAGTTTACGTTAGAAAAGGCAACCGTTTTTTTGATGTTGGTCGTTTGAAAGCAGCTGGCGAGTATATAGCTGGAGAGGTTTTCGAGTATGGTTTGGATCAAGCTAATGCTCAACTGCCTGACTTTTTGCAGGTTAGTAAAAGCAGTTCTGGTCTAAATGTAGGGCCCGTTAGTTATGATCCTAAAACTGGTAAAGTAGGGGTTTCAGCTGATTCCGTTGAAACTACTTTGCTTGGTCTAGTAGGGCCTCAGTTAGATCGCTTAGCCCCTAAGGATTCGTTAGGGCTACTGTTGTGGAGAGCTGTAGACCCTCTTAACTTGTTAAGCTCTTTATTTAAAGAAGTTACTCGACAGCTTACAGCTAAACCTGATGCTACTTATATAGCTACGTTAGATGCTTGTACGGGTGAATATGCTCCCCTTACTCCAGAAGTTTCTCCTCCTTTTGTAGAGTCTAAAGAAATGCCAGAGTCTGTTCCTTTCTTATTTCCTGGAATATCTTAGTGTGATTACTTCCCTATCTAGTAGCCCTACCGCTCCGTTTTACTTTGTTTTTCCAGGTCAAGGTGACTTTGCTACCCATCCTGAGTTGGCTTTAGAAAGTTTGTTAACAAGTTATGGGTTACCCAAAGCTGATGAATGGGTAACTAGTTTAGGACAATGGGTAGGGCACAGTATATACGGTTTGATTAATTTAATAGGGTTGCTGGACCCAGGTTTAGCCCAAGTTAAAAACTTGTTGTTAGAACTTTGGTTAGGTGAAAGAGAAGACATCACTGATATTACTCAGTACTTAGGGTACGCTGAATTTGATGTATCTCAACAATTAGACCCTATTTACATAGTACGCTGGGCTTCAGAGCAACAGCCTGTTTTGAAGGTAGAATTGGAAAGTTTGTTGCGAGGAGATTTACTGTCTTTTTTGACAGCTGCTGTTCAGCGAATTACTAAAACACCTATACTAGGTTCAGCTACTTTTTCTTTGGCTGGTCTTTTAGGTAAAACCTATGCACCTGTAGCTCTAGGTCACTTAACAACTCAACAGTTTTATTTTACGTATGTCTCTCAGATCAAAACCACTAGTTGAGTTCCCTTTTGCTTCTGGTAACTTGAAGCTTGGTTTTGAAGTGAGTTCAAGGTGGGAGTCAAATAGGGAGTACTTATTAGCCCTTTTAAAAGGACGTTCTGGGTTGTTTCAGTTAGCTACTGACTATTCCTTTAGTTGGTCGAATGCTACTAACCCAACTGTATTACACTATCGAGATTACTTTTTAAGTAGGGCTTTATTGGAATGTTTGGTCAACTGTCAGTATAAAGACGAAGCCAAAACCAGCCTTACTCGACATGCTACTAAAGCATGGCAGGCTTATTCTTATGACGACATATGGCCTTACCGAAAACCTATATCAGACCATCCTCCCAAGTATAAATATGCTGACCTTTTAGGATCTTTAGCTTATTATTTAACTCAATTAGACCAGGATCTAAACCCTACCCAGTTACTTAGGAATTTAGTAAGTTTAGTGTGGGCAGACTTAGGACTTAAAGGTAATCCTACTGAGCGACTTACCCAGCTGTATTCAGCCCTTAATTTGTCTAGTTCTCTTAGCGTAATACCAGAGACTTTAAGTTCTTTGCTTCAAGCTACAAACGGTCAGGGCTTACAACAGCTCTATAAAGTGCGCAGGCAGCAACAGTCTCTAGAAACTGATAGTTTACCTTTAAGAGTTTTTTTAGGAGAATATGAAGAGTTTTTGTTTGAGGTTACTACACCGCTTTTAACTGACTTTACTAAAGAGGCTGTATTAAAAACGTTGAGAACTTGTTTAAGTCTAACTAAGCCTGCTGGCGGACTGTTGTTGTTGCAGTCTTTAGCAGTAGAAGGTTATTTACTTAACGTAGAGTTACTTAATGCTCAACCAGAGTCTGTATTACGAACATCTTTGGATACTTTTTATGCTGATTTGGCTTACTCTGAGCTAAAGTATCAATTAGCCTGTAACTTAGCTCTAAGTTACGATGCTTATTCTATGCAGTCAACTTGGCGTTCGTTATATGCAGCTTCAGAAAAAGCTAGGGGCGTAAAACAGCTAGCGCTGTATTGGTTATCTGGTTCAAATAGGAGCTCTATATTAAGCACTGAACTTACTAGAATAAATGTCATTGAATGGTATGAAGCTCCTCTATTAAGAGTTACGGAAGCTGCGGAAACAGCTGACCCTCAATTTTTAGCTTTACAACAGCAACCTCCAATAGGAGAAACTCGCTTACTTAAAGCTGATAAACAGTTTGGTAATCGCATTAGCCTACAAATTACTGACGTTTTAGGGAACCCAGTAGAAGGTCAAGTTTTTCCACTGTACGGCCCGGGTAGCACAGGTAATTTAGAGCCTACTGGTGCCCCTGGAAGTTACAGCCTTGTACTTACTTCTAGTAACCCGGTGGCTTTAGTTGCCAGTAATAGTAACGCTACACCAATAGAATTGCAGTCTTACCTCAGTTTACAGACTGCCTCTCAAAGCTTAAGTTCTAACATTTCACCTGACCTGTTTTATACTAATGTGGTGCCGATCTTTCCTCAACCTGCAGATACCGCTACTATGGTTATAGAAACTGCTTTTGATGACCTGCTAACCACTTATGATTTACTCTTTGCCCTACAAAATACTAGTAATCCCAGAGGGTCAGACGGGGACGTATATTTAGCTAATGGTTTGCCAGAACCTGGACAACAAGATTACCAAACAGATCTATCAGCTATGAGAGCTGATATTTATGGTTATCGTAAAGAGACTACTGCACGTACTTTAGGTCTGGTAAGCTTATTAGACTCAGTTCACTTGCAAGGCGCACTCCAAGTTTTTAAAGATTGGATACCTAGTAACTCTGTTACTGAGACTTCTACACCTTCAAGTAATACTGCTACAGAAAACGGTGAAGATACTTCTTTAATGTCGGGCGGCTCTTTAACACCAGAGAGTGGTAACATAGCATGAGCAGTTTAAAAGAAGATGTTGCAGCTTATGAAAGCTTGATGCAACAACTCAAAGTTGATCTTGCTAAAGCTGCTGATGTTTTAAGTAAAGATTATGGCAGTGGAGTTAGTCACCAAAGTTCTAAGTCCATAGGTTTTGTTTGGCAGCCTTTGGCTCGCTTTGATATTACCACTCAGTTTGACATCAGAACGCCAGTGTTTGCTGTTAACTCGGCGGTTACTGTCTTAGACGGTAAGTCTTTACATCAACGCTTTACTAGTATTACTCAGATAATTGATCATTATTGGTTGCAGGCTAATAGCTTAGTTGCGGTTCAATCTGGATCATATGGTCGGTCTGTAGTTGGTGAAGACTACGGTTATGCTTCAGAGTATTTTCGCCAATCTGGTTCTGCTGTACACGCTAGTGGTTATCAAAAAGTTCAAGTTACAAAAGCTGACTTTAAGTCAGGTCTAGCTCAAGGAGTAGCTGGTCGATATGAACTTACAGCAGAAGAATCTGTTAATATTCAGGCTGCAGCATATTTAGTAGGCCGAGCTGCTAAAGATGTGGTTTTTGCTGCTGATTCTATCAAGATGCAAGCACAAACAAATTTCTTAGTAGCGGCCACTGGTATGGGTCAGGTAACTACTACTGGAGCTCTTAGTCTTTCTGGCTCTGTCACTAATGTCAGTTCTTTGGGAGCTACTAAGGTGTCAGCTACAGGAGTACTTTCTTTAGATGGTAGTGTGGTCCAAATCAACATGGGCGGGGTTGGTATAGGGGCCCGGACTCCTCTTAACTTAGATGCTTTAGAAAAGCTTAGCTCTTTAGGTATTACTGAAGTAGTTGCCACAGCAGCTAATATTACAGCACTAGCCGCAGCTGTAAGTGAAGGTAATGTTTCTGGAGCATTAGCTTCAGTTACCGGTTTAGTTGGATCTGTTCCTGGTGTTAGTGAATCTCTGAACAAGCTTAATGGGTTAGTTAATGCAGTAACTGATCCGGTAGGGACTATTTTAAGTCCCGTTAATGACTTACTAAAAACTTCTTTGCCACCCATAGCAGCTAATTATATTTCAGAAGTTTTAACTCAAGGCGGTGAAGCCTTAGTACGTCAAGCTCTAAGTGGAGATACTTCAGGTATAGCTGAGTCTAGTTGGGCTACTTTTGCAGGTATAGTCGAAAGTAAAGGTACTGAAATTCTTTCAGTGCAGTCACAAAAAGGTGCTGCTGCTTTAGCTGGGTTAGTCAGTAAAGTTACAGGTGTGGGTAAAACACCTGAAGCTGCAATTCCAGTTGATGCAGCTTCACCAACAGAGAGTGCAGCCTCAGCGGAGGTTGGGGCTGCAACAACTTCACCAACTGAAACCAGTGCTTTAACAGCTGAAACAGCTACATCACCTGATGCATCTACAGAACAACCGGCTGATGCAACGGGTGGGAGCTTACCTCCACCTCCTGTTGTTACTCCGGTAAAACCCTACTCTTCTCCACAAGCTCCGCCTGTATTTCCACAACAATCTGCAAATCAACCTGTTCGGGTTGATCTTACTAACAAAGGAGAATAATGGATATCAATCAGCCTGCTAATAAGACTTACTTAACAGAAGTTGACGTTAATACTTTTGTTGTATTACAGCAACAGGGTAAAACAATCACTCTAAGAAACTTAAATAAACAGCTTATCCCAGGAAATATAATCCTTTTTGGTCAAGATTTAAGAGGGATAGTAACCTCTGTTACTGCTGATGAGGCTACTGTAAAGATACCTAGTGTTACTGCAGTCAACTATGGAGTTAAGTTAATCATTCCTGACTTACCTCGACCAGCCCCTATATGTCGTGTGTTAGGCGGCAGCCTAAGAGTTAAGTTGGCTTTACCTGCTTCTTATAAAGATGTTTCTTTAGGGTGGTCTTTGTTCAAGGACTCAGATTTTATAGCTATAGGGGGTGTTTCCTCTTTAGCAGAGGAATGTACTCTAACAGGTTCTGGTATTTGGCCTGCTGGAAACTACTTGTTTTGTGTACAAGCTTTTAGAGGATCTCAACCTTTAGCTAGCGGAACTGTAAGTTGGGTAGTAGATACAAAAGGGTTGGATTTATTGAGCTATGGAAACTACGATGATAGTACTAGTCCTTTAAGATTACAGTGACTTTAGATTTAGTTATTGGCCCTTCAGGGGACTTGGAGCTAACCGCCGAAGGTTTTTTAGCTACGCAATCAAATCGGTCTGCTGCTATTAAACGTAGGTTAACAACACCTGTAGCTGGCTACACTAGAGCCGTTAGAGACCCTGAAGGCTGGGTTGATCTAGACCCTGATTACTTTTGTCGTTTACCTGAACTATTGTCTCTTCCTTCTACTGATGTAGATATTTCTACTTTGGAAGATTCTGTGGCAGAATCTTTAGCCGCAGATCCTAAAGTAGAACTGCTGACAGTTAATAAAAGCTTAAGTCTTAATAACGTAGTTTTAGAGTTAACCTATTTAGATTTGGTCGATAACTCTGTAAATGTGGTGAGTACTCAATGATTAACGTTAGAAGTACTAAGGAAATACAACAAGATTATTTGCTTGCTATTGCAAAGTCGGGTAGTCCTCTAGTGTTAGACACTGACCCCGGATCAATAGTTTATACTCTTTCGCGGGGTGTAGCAGCGGTTGCTGTATCTCAAGATCTTAAGCTACAGCAATTAGAGAATTCCTCTTTACTCAATGCTACGGGTTCGCAATTAGACGCTATAGCAGAATCTTTTGGAGTTAAGCGCTTAACCGAGACTTATGCTCAAGGTTATGTTTTAGCCATAATAGGAAGTGAATTTAACCTTTCTTCTTATGTATTGACTGGCAGAACAACCTTAGTAAACTTGTCAAACGGTAACCAGTATGTAATAGTTACACCTAATGTACAGGTGTACAATAACACTGAGGTTCGAGTGCTGGTTAAAGCCTTAGCTTCAGGTGACTCTAGTAATGTTGCAGCTGGAACAAAATTATTCTGCTTAGAGCGGCCAGAGGTGCAGTTTGTGGTAGGTAATGTCCACACTACTACTTATTTAGGCGATATTACAGGTGGCCGGGATACTGAATCGGATATTACTTACCGTCAGCGAGTTGGTCAGTACTTAGCTTCTACCAATACTGGGTCTATAGAAGAGCTAACTTTAAAATTAATGGAATATCCGTTAGTAACCCGAGCTTTTGTTCGCACTGTAGTTGGTGGTTATGTAGAAATCTGGGTAGATTCCTTGCAGCTACTTACCCCTAATCAACTAAAAGAGCTTAAAGACTACATAGCCCCTTCTGTAGCTGCAGGTGTAGTTCCTATTTTAGGCCAAGTTACTCAACGTCGTCTAGATTTTACCTTAGTAGTTGAACCTTTTCGTGGGTTAACTACTAACTTAGGTGCTTTAACTGAAAATATTAACGTCTTAGTTAATAGTGTTCTAAATTCTCTTTCTGTTGGGGAAACCTTCTATACAGAGTCTTTAGTTAATGCTGTAAAACCTTTTGTTAGGTCTATAGCCGTCACTGGTATAGCTGCTACTACTCAAGCTAATGTAGGAGAGTTGTTAGTCCCTGGTGACATCAAAGTCACATACCCGGTGACTGATTAATGACTAGTTTTTCTTTATTGCCTTTTTATACCTCTCTAGGCCTAGATCTGAACAATTCTACGCTTCAACCTGATTTTACTCACTCAAATGAACAATCGAAAGTTGTAGGAGTTAGTGTTCCTGACGCTGCAATTACCTTAGCTACGTATCATAATTACAGCACGCCTATAAAACTTTCTAGTTCTGGGCGCTTAAGTCAGCGGCGTAAATTAACAGAAGCAATACCTATTAAAACTTACGAAGTTACTACTTTGGTAGACGGCCGCCAATATCGAGAAATTGCTTATGAAAACGAGACCCATTCTTTTGATGTACCTAAAGTAGGTAATTATGTAGCAGATCGTCTTTATATAAAAAGGTTACCTCCTGTCCAAGGTGTTCTTACGGTAAATGTAAATAATGTAGAAGATAAATTGTTGTTGCCTTCAAACCAGCGAGGATTTTTTCCTAGCCCTTATTTGGGGAGCTCTATGTTAGAGTCGCCTCCAGAAACAGTTGCTTGGGGCTTATTAGCCGCTGTTGCTGCAGGTGAAGTAAGTCTGGTAATTTCAATTATTAAAGAATTTGTTTACCAAGCTAAACTAAGGTCTTGGTATGTAGGTGGTGATGTTTTTACAGTTAACACTGAACCTGTTTGGGGCTTTGAACGTTTTCCTGTATCTTTAAATCCCCCTGTTAGTAATTATGTTCTTAAGGAGGTAGCTCCTAACGCTTTTTTAGGTCTAGCGTTAGTTTTAGCTGTTAAGTCTTTACAAGAGGTTTATCCTGTAGGATCTACTCTGTTGTATGGAACTAGAGGTCAGTTTCACGAAGAGCTGTTGATTTCTTTGAAAGCGCTGGCGACTTTTTGTAGCTATTCAATTTCTCCTATTACAGGGTATGCGGCAGTTTCTGGAGAAGCTGATTTTTTTAACTATGATTGCCCTAGTTTGGTAAGTTCTTACCTAGTAGACTTGTTTTTGAGCCATTATCTGTCTATAGACTATGACTTTGACCTTCATGTACGCGGGTCGCGTTTACACCAAGTTTTGCTGGATTCTAATAAAGATGTTACTGCTGATGAATATTCTGGGTTTTTAACTAGGGACTTTGTAGGTGAGTATGATTCTCAAGACCCCGCAATAGTTAGGTCAAATCTTGAAGCTGCTTTGAAATACTCGCAACTAAACGCGGCAGCGTATCAGACTTGGTGGTTATTACAATTTAGGCCTAGTACTTCAGCTTCTGGGTTCCTTAGGTATGAATCAGTCAAAGCTGCTTTTACTGCACTTACAGGAGTAAGCATTTCAAAGCCTGATTACTTAGTTAGTTGGTTATACGGCACACAATCGACTGCTCCAAGCTGGGTAGCAGCCTTAGATGCCCAAAGTTCTGAATTATCAAACCCAACTACTACTTACTCCTTAGACGTACTAGCTACTTTTTTACTTAAACAAAGAGGCTTTATACCCAACCCAGCTACTGCATTTGATTTTAGGTCTCAAGCTATTTCTACTTTAGTAGAAATAGATGCCCAAGAAATACGCAGGTTGTGGCCTTACGGTTCTAATTGGACTGGTGTTGGAGTTGAAGAAGATCCAAAAACTGTTTTAGGCTCTTTGTTGAAAGCAGAAGCTGATGTTTTTTACCCTTGGTATGTAGGTTATTTAACAGCACAGTCTGCCAAAGCTCCTATTACTGCTGTTGGTAAAGCACTTAGAAGCTGGTTGTCTCTGTTATTTCCTCAAAAACTTTTAGCTTCTGATTCTTTTTTAAAGGATTTAATGTTAGGTACTTTACAAGCTAAAGGAAACTTAGAGTCTTTACTTAGCCTTTGGGGTTATAACTTAACAGAAACTAATGTAACCCCCCGCCCTTATTCAGCTTTTATTGTTGGTTGCTTAGCTAACGAGTATGCTTCTTATACAGATGCTGTTCAGCCTTTCGTAGCAGATACCCCCGCTGAAGACTACTTTAATTTGGTTTATAGACCCAGCAGTGGGTTTAGTTCGTCTGCTGAATTGTTAGTTTCAGATTCTAGGTCTATAAATACTAACTTAGGTTTAGAACCTCGACCTGTCGCAGGTTTTCCCTATCGAGATTTATCCTTAGTAGGAGTTGAGATAGAGTCAAGTGCTCAAATACCTTTACCCGTTAATCTGGCGTTACGAGACCGTCCTCGGGTATTAGCAGCAGATTATAATCCTAAAAACCCTAAAGTTTATGTAGTAGATGGCCCGGTATTTATAGACCCTCTAGCTAATTATCTAGCTACCAAATACATTACACTTGACTTGCCTGTAGCAAATAATTTGATTAGAGTCATAGAACAAACACAAGCTGCTGGTATTCAGCTTTTTCTGACAGCTCCTAAAGAGATAAACGAATGACCTACTCGTCTGCTTATCCCCAAATAAAAACCGGTGGTGTCACAGGCCTTCAAGCGGACGACCCCATATTAGCTTATGGTAAATACAATATTCATGGTCACGATAGAGTTACCCCGCCGGATTTCCGCTGTTATGACATTAGTTTGGGAGACTCTGTATATCTATATAACTTGCAAGCTGAAGAAGTTTTAGCCACTACAACACCCGCAACTGTAACATACTTAAGCGCAAGTACATTGAGGGTATCTGTATCTGCTATTGAGACTGTAGTTAATGGAACTATTTATTTAAGAGGTCCTCAAACAGACGCGACAGTGTACTGTATACACGGCATTAATGTTGCGGCTGGTAGCAACTTAATTACTTTTTACAGCCCTGTACCTATACAAGATTTTCAGCAATTAGATGGTTCAGGGTTGCCAGGTTTTGTAAGGCCTGCAGATTGGGCTCGGATTAATACTTACTATTTTAGCGGCGTTATAGATGTTACTGCGCCAGTAACACATCCGATGGTTCTTTCATTACCTAACAAGTCATGGGTGACTGATCTTTTTGTAAAGTCTGTAGGTTTTGGTAGTAGCATTCGCTTAAAAGTCTCAGGCGTTACAGCTGGTAGTGATTTAACTACTGTAAGTAATGTAATTGCCAGCCGGGCTTACTCTCAGTCTAATGGAGCTCTACTTACTACATACCCTGCTGACTACTTAACTGGGCCAGTAGCTGCAGGTAGTAGTCTAGATTTAGAAGTTGTTAGTAACACCGCGTCGGGTAAGCTACACTATCAACTAGGCCTAAAACTAGTGGTTGCGTGACTAAAGGTACCGGACTAGCAATTAACTTTGAAACTTTCTTTGACGATCTAGTATTAGATCTTCAAACAGAATTTGCTAATGACACAGCCGTAACTAATATAGTCGACTTTGTAGAAAAAGAAATCAGTCCGGACTGGGGTATTAAATTAGACGTGCGCCAGATGTTAATACTAAAGATCTTTTATGGTTACTATGAGTTTTCTGAAGCAGAAATTCAGATTATAAAAGCCTGGTATGAGCTAGACCGCACCACTTTTGATCTACTTTTTAGCAAAGACAACGACATCGGTAAAAAGCAGGCGTTAATTGTAGAATGTGGTAGAAGAGGGGGGAAATGCCACAGTCTGTATAGCCTCCTAGGCTCCCAGCAGTATGGTATGGTATATGGACACGAGCTCTTTAAAGAAGCTATGTCTGTCTCGCAAAACTTGAACATGCTTACCTTAGAAGAAGGTATGCAACAGCTAAAAGATGTTAGTTTGCCCTTAAGTCATACTGTGGCTGTAGAAGGGACTAGCCGAACTGCCCAGGCTGAGAACTTTTATGTAAAAGGTGAGAGCCCGACTAAAAAGGTAACGACTGCTTGTGCTTACAACTTAGAAGCCACGGCGGAGCACCGGATCAAAGTACTAGACTCTTCAGGGTCTATAGGGTGGAGGTACTTTAGGGATATTCAAGTAGGAGAATGGGCTTGCATACACAGAGCTACTAACCTTTTTCCTACTGAGTACCTACTTATAAAGCATTTGGCTCCCAGCCTTGCTAAGTACAGCAACGGGATGTTGGTTAAGCAGCGCGACTACCCTGACCTTTTGGGTCCTGACCTAGGTAAACTTTTAGGCTTGCTAGTAGGTGATGGTAGTTGGACTAGCGATTGTCAAATACAACTTACCTGTCATTTGTACGACCTCCCTTGGTATAAAGAAGCAATTATTAAAGCCGGCTTAGAGGAGCCTAGAGAAGCAAAAGACTCTAGGTCCCAGTTTGGGGCTAGGTTGTCAATTGGCTGCAAAGTGCTGCGCAGTTACTTTGACTCTTTAGGGTTTACTATTGACTCTCTTGTTACTACTAAAAAAGTACCTTGGTCTATACGCCGCAGCCCTAAAGACGTACAAGCTGCGTTTTTGTTAGGTCTTTTTGCTGCTGATGGTAGTTGTGAGAAAGGCGGCCGGGAAGTTACTTTGTCTACTGCTTCTAAGCAATTAGCAGAAGAACTACAACTGATGCTCTTAAACTTTGGTGTAGTTAGTCGGGTAAAGACTAAAGAAGTTAAAGGCAAAGACTATTACGTATTGATCTTACGAGGTCAGCGCAGCGTTAAAAAGTTTGCTGCCGAAATAGGTTTTGGATTACCAAGGAAGCAACAACCTTTAGTTGACTACTTAGCTACCAGCGGTAGGGACGGCGGCGATACGGAACGTATACCTAATCAAAAGGTTTGGCTGAAAAGGCTGCGCGATTCTTTACCTTCTAACCGAGGCAAACAACCCGGATCAGCTCACGGCGCTGGTAAGTTGTTAGGTTCTGATTACGCAAACCAACCCAAAACCCGCAACTTAAAACTAGAGTTCCGCGCGTTGGTAGGTAATGCAATTAAAGACAACTCTACTGAGGAATTCAGCGCTTATCGTTTGCCTGCGCTGGTTGAATTTGCGGAACTGCATTGTAGTGACTTAGAAGCTGTTGAGCATTTTAAGCACTTATTAGAATGCGACTACTTCTACGATCCTGTAGTTTCAGTACTTGATTCCACAGCTTTTTGTGTAGACTTGTCCGTACCAGGTTTTGAGCAATACGTTTCACAAGGTTTTACTAACCACAACACGATGATAGGCTCAGTGATAGTAGCTTATGAGTTTTATAAATTAGTGTTGTTACCTTCACCTCAGTTGCACTATAAAATAGCTGCTTCCACTCCTATAGCAATATTTTGTATGGCTACCGGAGCTGAGCAGACTAAGCGTACTATTTATGGTCAGGCTCGGGCGCTGTTGTACTACGTGCCTGTTATACGCCGGTTAATAGACCGAGGCGAAATTATAGTAGGTGAAGAACAAATCAAGTATCAAGGAAAACTGCTTTATATTTACGCTGGTAACTCTAAGTCTTCTTCTCAAGTAGGTTCTAGTGTATTGCTGCTGGTGATGGACGAAGTTGCTCGTTTTAGGGCTGACAATGGTGAGTCTAATGCTCTGGAACTTTGGTCTAACATTGGTGTCTCTGGAGTTACATTTGGTGCAGATGCTCTAAGAGTAGCTATTTCTTCTGCTTGGGAAGAAGGAGATGCTATAGAAAAACTGTACAAAATGTGTAAAGATCCTGAAGTAGTTGATTCTATGGTGGGATTTAGGTTGAGATCTTGGGACTTAAATCCTGAAAGAGCTGCCCGAGAAAGTCCTGTTATCAGAGGTGAATACGCTCAAGATCCTATTCAAGCTGCTCTAGAGTTCGAAGGCGTTAGACACTCTGGCCAGTACTCTTTCTTAGACAAAGACGAAGTTATTAGAGCTTTTCGTGGTTCTTCCAAGATTAAAGTTGTTAGAGATACTGCTGCGGGTGACGGGTTGGTAAGAATGCAAGCTACTGTCACTGAGTCAAATGGTGTTAGTACATATTTGCATTTAGACCCGGCAGTTAAAAGAGACGCTTATGGTTTAGCATTTGGACACAAAGAAAGCTCAGCTGACGGTGAACCTTTAGTAGTTATTGATGGTTTAGTAGCTTGGGAACCAGAGCCCGGTGTTCAAGTTTCTATTACTAACGTGCAGTCTGTCATTTATGAAATAAACCGTATGCGACCGTTAACTAAGGTTACGAGTGACCATGCTCATTCACCGGAGACCATCCAGCGTCTTAAAGCTAACGGTATAAACGCCGAAAGTATTTTCTTTAGTCGGGCTGTACAACTTGATATGTACGATTGCTTGAGAAAACTGCTGCACGAAAATCGAATTGTCTTCCCAAGGCTTTCTGAGTACACGGCTTTACTTAAAGACGAACTAGTACACTTACAGCTAATTAACGGTAACAAAATAGACCATAAGCCAGATAAGTGTTTGGTTGGGGAAACTCGGATACCGCTGCTAGATGGGACTCACCGTAAAATTTCGGAGTTGGTAGGAAAAGAAGTTTGGGTTTATAGCTGCAAGCCAGATGGTACTTTAGTGCCAGGTCGGGCTAAAGGTCGTAAAACTATGGAAGTAACAGAGTTACTAGATGTAGGTTTAGACAATGGTTTTGTTATTAGGTGCACTCCTGATCACCCCTTTATGCTTAGGACAGGAAATTATGTAGCTGCTCAAGACTTAGAACCTGACAAAACCGAATTGATGTGTTCAGGAAAATTAGTAAAACTGGTTTTTGTTATTCCGGTTTTGTTGTCAAAACCAGTTGCTGTTTATGATCTTTCGGTAGATCTTTGGGATAACTTTGCCGTAACTGCTGGAGTTATAGTTCACAACAGTAAAGATCTTGCTGATTGTGTGGCTGCAATTTGCTGGCAACTAATAGGTAATACTCATAGTGATTGGGCAGGTTCTAGAAAACTAGCTGTTGTTAAAGGTGTAGTACCTACGGTATTTTCCCCTGCTGCAGAAGACGAATTCAGTAACACCCGCTCTGGTTTCAAAAAGGAACTACTAGGTACTCGTCAAAGGTGGGGTGGTTTTAACTCTTTAAACGGTGGATCTAGGTTTTCTTCGGACAGCTGGTAGTTTCGTTTAAGCTGTAATTAGCGCGTAAGGTAAAATGGTAGCTTCACCATCGCTGCCTGGTGGCAGTCAAGTTTATACACCTATAGCTATACAGTTTAAGCCTTGGGCACTGAACCAAGATAACTCCGCTTTAGGTCACACGGAAGGTGTTAAGTACCGTCTCAGAATCACCTCGCCTAGATCAAACCGTAAGGGTCAAGACCAATACATAGCTGATTCTTTAATCTTAGACGTACCCCCGGATGGGTTGCTGCGCTTTCAGTTGTTACCCTCAGATAAATATTTACCTATAGGTCGCTATCAAGCAGAATTCTTTCGTGTGGGCAACCGCACACCATTAGACGTACAAACTTGGGTGGTACCTTCGGTACCTATGCTAAACCAGTACTTTTTTGCTTTAGGGGATCAAGATCCCGTATTGCCTCTTAAAGTGTGGAGAGTACTAAGTGTATCTGCTGGAGATAACTGGGTAGCTGAGTATAATTCCTTAACTTGGCGTTTTGGTCGGCCAGCATTAGGTACAGATATAACTGTAGACTACCAGCCCGCAGCTACACTAGATATGCTGCAAGAGTATAAAACAGGAACTCTAGGTAACGTTGAGCGTATGCGTAACTAATGGCTGATACTCTGTCTGGAACCTATACTTCTGGAGCAGAGTCTCTCTACGGCTATGAAGCTGTAGGTGAACAATCCCGAGCTTTTTTCCAGCGTGCCCCAGAACGCAGCTTAAAGGGATCGTTTTATTCAGTTAAATCCCAACCTAGTCAGAATCGTTACTTAAATAAGTTCAGTCAGCTCTATGTTAATGCTGGTGCTGCAACTTATGAAGGTAGTCGTAGAAACACAGATTACCTAAAGTCAAGAGCAGACCTAGCTGTAGTTAAGGCTACTACGCCTGTTTTAGAAGATGTAGGTCCTTATAAAGCTAACTCAACGAACCAGAACTTACTAGATATACACCTTAAGCAGGTTTATCGACCAGGAGTAGAAAGCCTAACTTCTACTGGTAACTTCAACACAATTCTAAGTTCTCAACGTTCACATTTAGAGCAAATTAACTTTGCTATACGTAGTACTAGCCCGGCCGTTTTGGCTGATGATGCTAAAATTCAGAAGTTTATTGGTAGTTTAACTAAAAACAGTGACCTCAGGGGTTTGGCTGCATCTTTAAAGAGCGGCTCAGTATTTGTTACAGGTCCAGGCGTGGGTCGTGGTTTTGTTTCTAAGTTGATCAAAGATATAAACTCGGCAAAGGACCGGGTTTATATATCAGAAGCGTATATGACTGACCAAAAAGTGGCAGCGGCTTTGATACGTGCTAAAGAACGTGGCTTAGACGTTAAAGTTTATGGTCAGAACCCTAAAGGGACTAAAGCGGGAGGCAATGTAGAGACTACAGCTGAGTTGTTGTCTCAACTAAGCGTGGCCGGAGTAGAAGTTTATTTACAACCAACAGACTACATTAAGCAACTACTGCAACACTCTAAGACGGGTGTTATTGATAGTAAACTCTTAGTAGGTTCTTATAACTTTTCTCAAGCCAGTGCTTACAAGACTTTAGAAAAGGTTCGTTATTTAACCGACAAGAAGTTAGCAGATGCTTTGGCCAGGGAGCTAAAGGGCCTTAAAAAGTACGGTTTTGAGAATATGTCAGCTAACCCCAGTCGGTTTGCAGACGTTTTAGGGTCTAGTTACCTTAGAGACCTAGCCTTACAAAAGGACTACCGAAGTTTCCCTAAAAATGTAAGGGACTTGTTGTTTGTAGATGTTACGACAGTTTCTAAAGAAAGAGGAGTAGGAGGGCCTGCGCGTATGCTGCAGCGGCTACCTACCAAGATGCCGCAGTCTTTCTTTACTGATCACCCCAATACTAAAGTTAGTGTTTATCAAGACTTTCATTCTTTAGTAAGCAATAAGCCGGCTAATTTCTGGCTGAAACAAATGGATCGGCAGCTAGGTGATCCTGGTATAGGAAACTCACTAAACGCTACCTTCAACACTGACTTGTATAAACCCGGTTTGGGTTTAATAGGATTTTTGGGAGCGGCAGTTGGTCGGGCGTTGGATACTGCTACTGGCTTTTACTGGCTACAAGACTTAGAAGACGCTAAAGCAGGCAGAGATTACGGTAGTCTAAGAAAGCTTTATCGTTCAGCTTATAGACAAAAGCAAGATGCCGGACCTGTAGAGCGCATCGTAGCTTTTGGTCAGGAAGTAGCAGTGCAGACAGCACAAGCTATAGGTAGTTATTTTGCTTTTAGCCACGGTGTTACTCTGCTTAGAGCTCATATAGAGCAACAAGCAGCTGATGCTATGGCTCAGTATGGTGTGAGAAGTAAGATGATTGATGGTTGGTACTCCACAGTTTATTCCGTAGCCAGCCAAAGAGCAATGGCAGCAGACGGTACAAGTCTCAGTAAGAACATGTTGTACTTACTAGAGCAGAACACTATCGAGTCTTTAGAAAGAGCTAAAGCTACTTTGGCACCAGGTCAGTCCTCAACTCAACTAGATGATTTAATAAAATCTCGCCAACTTACTCTACCTGATGTAGGGAACTTGCCTCGCTATATTGATGGTCCTAGTGGAAGTCGTACTTTAACTGAAGAAGCTCGTTTACCACGCATTAAAGGTATAACTGCTAGCACTACAGCTGTAGAACTAATAGAACTGGAACGCAAACAACTAGGTTTTGTTTATGACACTTCCAGTTTTGAGATAAAACCTAAAGGCTTAACTTCCGGACCTCTAGGGTTAATAGGTTTATTTCGTCGCATAGATTCTAGCGTTTGGGATAACTTTTTAGGACCGTTCTTAGGGTATGTAATGACGGCTGACCCACGTGATCCCGTTGAAAAAAGAGCTAAACAAGAAGCTTGGGAAGAGGGTCAGAGGCTATCCAGAGAACTACCTCAAATACAATTGCGAGAAAACGGAGAATACAAGAGTGTATTAACTCTGAAAAATATAGGTACTGAGCGCATTAGAGCTTTGGCTGGCGCGGCTGATCAGACCGGACGATTTATCTTTGCTAGCCCTTGGTTGTGGTTGCCAGAGATAAGGGATCTAATCGGCAACTATTCAACTCGTACTAAAGCTGTAGGGGGACAAAGCATAGAACCTGGATCAGATCGTTCCGCTAGTTCTTTAGTTAGCCCTGGCTTTACTTCTTTAACTAAAGCTGTAAGTCGTATTGGTCGTCAGGCAGCCAGTTTTATCACCCAAGGTTCCGTTAAGGAAGTGTTCCAAACCAGTCAGGACATTTTCCTCAAGCAGAATCGTCTTATTTTTGAAGAACTTCAGTTAAGGGGGCGGAACTTTGGACCTACCTTACTAAACTTACGGGAACAAAAAGTAGACTTTAGTAACGCTCGTAATTCAGCTAGTTTTCTTACTGCTGGTGGTTTTAAAGACGTTAGTCCTTTTGGTAAGTTTCGCTCTGGTTTCTTTAAGTTAGGGTCGTTGTTAGTCTTAGACCGTATCTTTGATAACTATTACATGCAGCCTCAAGGAGCTGATTTATTTACGCAACTTGGAGCTGAGATTTCAAACAGTTACAAAGTTCAAAACCAAGAAGACTGGACTAGGTGGAACGAAACTTATTTTACTGGTGTAGTACCTAAGCCTTTGGCCACAATGGCTCTAGCTACAGGTGCTTGGTTTGGGGGTCACGTTTTGCACCAACGCCAAGTTCAGTATGTTAATTACGACGTTAACAACCTGACAGACATCGTAAATAGAAGACCTTTTGCTCAAACTGGGAACGTACCTATACAGCGAGGTCAAGTTGTACGTACTGCTGGTGGTAATTCTAAGAACTTACTAAACGTATACTCAGGAAGCTATAAGTGGGAATCTGGTTCAGGTCAAGTCGTAATTACTGAGCGTAATGTAAGTCCTAAAGGACAATGGAATTTAGTTCAGCCTCCTGACCCTGAAACAAGAACTAAGCGTTTAGACTTGGGCGGCGATAGATCAGTAGATGAAATACTAAACAACGGTAAGTCTTCGGGTTGGTACCGTTTTACGGGTGAAAGTGCCTGGCGTAGAGACTACTATACCGAAGTTATCGGTATTGAAAAAGGTGGTAAGTCTAGTCTTAGATATATGGGTGTGCGTTTTTCTAAGACTGGTGCACTGGTTGGTGCATTAGCTGGAATATTAACTGCGCAGGCTTCGGTGTCTTTTTTAGCTACTCTGGCTAATACGATTTACCGTAAAGACAAAGATAAGTCTTATGAAATAGACCCAGAAAGTGCTTTGGCTAAAGGAAATATAGTAAGCTCCTTACAAGACTCTAACCGCTCTAACAATCCAATATACCTGGCTAGGGTTCAGATGCTCAGGGACTTAGCTAAACGCTTAGAGACGCCTGATGTTACTAGGCAGGATATAACTTATAACTTTGCTCTGCAAATACCTACACCTATCTTCCAGTTCACTGTAGTTGGTCGAAGTGACCCTCGTACTGGAGTTACAGCTGTAGGGGCAGGTTTCCAATTTATGCCGATTTTAGGTGCTGGTTCTACTCCGATGAGTCCTTTTGGCTTAACTTACGGAGCACCCAGAAGTCCTATACAAGATTTGCTGCGAAAAAGAAGCGCTGTAGCTAGTAGTGGACAGTTTGTTAAGGATGACCAAGGAGCTGCTTTTTGGACACAAGCTTCAGACTTAGCATCTTTAGTGACATTCTTCCCTGAATCGCAGATGTACGCAGCTATGGGTACCGTAGGTGCCTTTAGTTACTTAGGGTCTGGGTACCGTACTTTTAGAGGGGATAACGCAGCTGATATTTCCGTGTTGATGGCCAAAGCTAGAGACAAGGGTGTAGCCCAAGATTTAAAGAATTGGTCTACTGCTAGAGATTTAGTTGGCGTTAGTGGAGGTTTAGCTAAAAAATTAGTTACTTGGTCTCAGGTTCCTACTTTAGTAGCTCCCAACATAGTTAAAGGAGCTTTTCAAAGCGTCTTTGATTTAAGTCCGGACAAAACTTCGCTGGTGTTGGGCAGACGTTTACGTAGACTAACCCCTTATTTATTACCTTATTTAGCAGCTAGTTCCTTAGTTTCACCTAAATCGTCTGTTTTTAACCCGTTGGGTTTGATATATGAATTAGAGTCTACTAAAGCTAATGACCCAGAATGGTCAGCTGAAAAGGTAGCTAGAGAAAACTTTGCACGGCAGCTCTACATAGGTTCCTTTTACGGAGCTTTTTACGGCGCTGCTTTAAGCAGAGCTGGTGTATTTGCTGGAGCTGAAGATCCTATATTTTCTAAGTTTGCTGAAGGCAAGCCAGCTGTAGGTGCTACAGCTCGGTACCAAAGCCAAATATGGGCTTTATATGAACGTAATTTTGCAGCCAGCGATAAAAGTTTGCTGGCAGCAGAAGGTGTACGTGGGAGTACTTTAAAGGAAGCTTTACAACAAGCTGCTAAAGACTCTGATCCAAGAGCACTATTACAGCTACAGTCTTTGCGTCCGGCTCTAATAGAAACTGCGGGCTTACGTTTCAGTCTAGCTAGTCGCAAAGGTTTTAAGTACGGAGCAGGTCTAGCTTTAATTGGGGCGGCTTTAGCGGCTGGCAACTTACTGACTGTTGGTTTGAAGGGAGAAATGAACGGGCTACAAAACCTGTTACTGCCTTTTTTCCTTACTGGTCAAAACAATTACACCCAAGCTCAATTGGCTGTAGGTAGAGCAGCTAAATACGGTGCCGTTCCTAGTCAAGGAAACCCAGGTTTAGGTGGTTTAATACAACAACTGTTAGGTTCTGCTTTAGGTGTAGCTAATGTTCAAAAGCTAACTGGTGCTTATCAAGATAACCCTAATATGTTTGCCTCTTTAATAGGGCCTTTGGGTATCTCAGATTCTAAGAACGGCTTTAGGAGTTATGTGCAAGCTACTACGGCTTACACTGACATTTCTGGGTCTGAAATGACCATGGTTAAAGGTCTTACGACTACTAGAGATCAAGCCTATATGCTAGCTGCGTTGATAGGCGCCAACCGTGGTGTAGCTAGTGCTTATTATTCCGTTTTTAGTGCTGTGCCTAGACAACAACCAGCTGCTATTCAGAAAGCGGTAACCAGTGAAGAATACGCACAACTTGGTAGTAGTCAGGGTTTATCCTTAGCTATCCGTCAACGTCAACAAGAGTTAATTCGTATATCTAACCAAAGGCCTCAAGAAATCTTGATGGGTTTGTTGTATGAACATCACGTAGCTAGTTGGCTAGCCAAACGATATGGCAAAGCCTATTTTCCTAATCTAGCTAACTATTCTGCTAGAGCAGGTGGTGAATTTAGCGTTAACGAGCTGAAAAAGGGGCTATTTGACTTTTTAGACTTTGCTACGGGTAAAGCTTCAGGTGATGATTTAGGCAACTATTCTGGGTATTACAAAGAACAAATCTTAGGTCGCACTCCTTTTCTTTCTTACTTTACTAGCACTTTGGCTTCTACTGGCCAGGCTTTCGATAAAAGCTCTTTGCCTTCTGCTTTGTTTGGTGGAGTCTTGTTAGCTACATTGACAGCTGCTAGTGTGGCTTCTTTTGCTGGCATTGGTTTAGCTGCGTTTACTTTTGCTACTTCATCTAGGGTTAAACCTTATATTCACTCTTTTGATGACATTAAGGCCCGGATGAATTCGAGCTTTAGGGTTCGTGTTGATTATGTTTCTGGTAAAGGTCAAGTTATTTTTGAGGCCAACAGTTCTGGGGGTACTAAAGACTTACTAGTAAGAGCAGTTCCTAGCGGTATATCTGAAACACAAGCTAGAGACTTAGTAAATTCTTATAATGCTGCCCGATTTGGGTTGTTAGAAGAATTCCAAACAGCAGCGGGTAATTCAGCTTTACTTAGGGAAAGTCAAGTTCGCGACACGCTGCTTACTCGAATGAGAGAAATCTATAACCCTAGTGGTAAAGGAGCTTATCGTCTTTTTACTAGTATTAACAACAGCTTTGACGTAGGTAACAGGTTGGGGAAAATAGCAGATCAATATGGGTTGGAAGCTAAAGTAGCTCAGGCTTGGGATGCTGATCCTATAAATGGTCGTTTAAATGCCCTAAACCATTTTGCTAATGTAGCTCAATTGTTACACGAAGACTTTTTGGGAGATACCTTTGAAACTACTACTGCCCAAAGTGCAGGTTGGGGAGCTAAAAAGCGTCAACGTGCGATAATGCCAACACAAACTTTCAATGAGCCTTTAGCTAGCTCTATTAACAAAACCTTTAGGGAAAGAGGCTACTCCGGTTTAATCGGAGAAGGTCTAGCAGGTTCCACTGGTACTCTAATGAGTTACTTTAATGTAGTTCAAGGTTACGAGTTGTTAGCTGGTGCTTCTTACTTGAGTTCGCCTAATGAGGCGGTACGTACTCAAGCTGGTTATTTTGTAACTGCTAAGAGTACGGAACTTGCTGTAGGATTAGGTGTGTTTAGTGTTATAGGTAAAGCCTGGGCAGCTGAAGCTGGCTTTACTACTTTAGCTGCTTTAGCAGCTATAGGTGGATACTTAGCTATAAACAAAGCTAGCAACAATCGCGTTCAGAACTTTTTCTTAACTACTTTTGATCGCCTTAACGAAAGCTTACTTAAACCAGTTACCGCTACTGCGGCTGGATTTTTAAGTTCTGTAGGTCGAGCGCCAGGGTTGAATACGTTGTTTAGTGCTACTAATGTAATAGCTCAAATAGCAGACCCGGCGCTTTACTCCTTTAGAACAAAAGCTTTGGACATTCCAGGTTTCGGTTTTATAGCTCGGTTTTTGTTGCCAGAAACCGTTGGGTCTTTTATGGAAGAGCAAGTTGGCTTGTTACCGGTTGAATTTAATTCGCAAGGTCGTCGCATGGAAGAATATGGTGCAGATACAGGTAACCGCAGAGACTCAATGCACCGACGTCGGTTGTATCGAGCTGTTAATCCTGATATTGAGCTAGACGAAGCACTATTTAGTCCTGCTTTGATGGGCCGTCCAGTTTTTGACCCCGAACCTGAATTTACTAATCGTTACTTTGGTACTGCTGGTTATGCAGAACGTATTCTAAACCAGGGAGGTTTTAGGTCCCAGTCACAAGTTAGTAATCTGTTGTTGTCAGCGATGCGTCAACGACAGTTTGGGGTTGATTCTACAGCAGCTAACTTTTATTACACTCGTCCCCAAGAGCCTGTTTACTCCTACTCACCTTTAATAACTGCTGGTTCTTTAGCGGCACTTAATTCTCAAAGGCGGGGCTTGGGGTACGGGTATGTAATGCGTACTGCTGCAGCTACTTTATATGAAGACTCCCGAGAAATTCTTAGGTCTTTAACTCAGTCTCAGGGGGCTTACAACTTAAGAAGTTTGTTTAGCGGTATCAATAGAGTTACTGGGCGGGGTGTACAGAGTACAGTGCGTGGCTCAAAACGTGCAGTGGGGGCTGCCTTTGCTAGCTTAGGTTTAAGATCTTTCAGCGGTATCGGTCGATTAGCTAGTTTGCCTGCAAAAGTAGGTACTTTCTTTGAGCCAGCTGTTAAGTTTGGTAGAACTGCAGCTAAGTTAGGTGGTGTAGTTGCTCCTAGTGTAGTGCTTGGAGCTGCTGCCAGTTGGCAGCTTAGTGAAGCTATAGGAGATGCCTACGCCACTAAAGCTAACTTAAACGAACGTCAGCGTAACCAACTGAAGCAAAGTCTTACTGGTATAAGTTGGGCAGGTGGCAGCGTCTTGTTGTTGGCAGATACTAAGATGCGTTGGAATACAGAATCCAGTACGATAGTTAAGAGTAAAAAGTTAACTGGCCGGCTAGGACGGGTAGCTATAGCTGCTGGTTTAGGGGCTTGGGCTATGACCAGTATTTTTAATTACTTAGGTGAGGCTACTAGTAAAAACTTAGGCTTTAATTACGGTGATGAAGACTCCTTCACTTATCACGCTTCTACTGTAGCAGGTACTCTGGCTGGGCCTGCGGCTTATTTCTGGCAAGGTAGAATCCGTATAGCTTACGAAAGGTACAAAGTTGATGCTATAAAGGCCATTGAAGAAGCTGCAGGTGAAATAAAGCCTGATTATTCAAAGGTTCAGTCTCTTAAAACTTTTGTGGGTGGCCGGAAGATTCTAGGTATAGGCCCTAAGTGGAGGTCTCTTAAGAGCGGTAGGGCTTTAGGGTTAGGTTTGTTTTTAGGTTTGGCCCCGTTAGTGCCTATTAACAGCCCAAATTCTTTGGGTCTACTAAATACTGTTTTGTTAGGTGCAACTTTAGTAGGTGGTCTGGCCCTGGTTTTGGGTCAAGATATTAACACTCAGATACTAGAAACGACTAAAAGGCAGATCTTAGGGAGTCCTATAGAAAGACCCATTCGCTTTACAATGCGTGCTCTACAGCCAATTAGGTCTTTCTTAAGTCAGCTGGGTAGGCTTTTACCTATGGCTAGACAGCTGACCAGTAAAGCTAGAAGTGCTTGGGCTAATAGTCCTTGGCCTGGTCGACTGGTCGGTTTAAGTGGGAAGCTTAGTCGTTTTTCCTTAGAATATTCAGGGTTAGCTACTGCTGGTTTTAGCGTTAGCCAGTTAACTGCTTCTTCTAGAAAAGTTCAGTATCAAACAGCCTATTCAGAATTCTACGAAAATGCAGCTGGATTAGCTTTTTCTGCTGCAGGTGGACGTACTAGACAAGTCATGGGATCTTTCTTTATGGCTCAGTCTTTAGTTCAAGATAACCCTTGGCTAAAGAGCGTTACTAGTGAGTTCTACGAGCAGGACCAAGCCGATCCTCAAAATGCACCTTACCGTAATGCCCAACGAGTTGGATTTTTAGCTGCTGGTGTGGTAGGTCTTGGTGTTGTCACACGTAATCTGGTCAATAAATTACCTTTGGCAGCTAAAGGTTTGGTTCAGTCTGGGGCGGGTGTGTTTTTGTCTGCAGCAGGAACCTACCAAAGTGTTACCGCACTTACTAAGACTTTAAACACTGACCGGACGCCTTGGCAAATTAGTCAGGATGCAGCGGACTTAGAGTTTAAGTCTTTACAAACTGGTTTGTTAGGGCTTATTGCTAATAATGGCGTAAGCACTGCTTTGTGGTCTGCTTTAGGAGCCGGAGCTTTAGGGCTGGATTCAGTTAGAGAATGGAGGACTTCTCAGATAGCTGATCGTATGCAAGATATTAACCAATACAGCAGGGCTGGGTACGCTGGGCTTAACCAGTATCAGCGTGTAGGTGGTGTTATCGGAGGTACTACTTTAGCGGCTTTAGCTTTGTTTGCTTCGGTGCCTTTATTAAGCGGTGGACCTTTAGGTGCGGTAGTAGCTGCAAATATAGAAATGGCTGCTTGGAATGCAGGTCAGGGTTTAGGATCTATGGCGGGTACTGAAGCCTTTTTCTTAAAGAATGATCCTAAGTCACGTCCATGGGAAGCAGCAGCTGTTAGTTTTGGTAATTATCTGTCTGGTGGGTTTAACAGTCGTTTAGCTCGTGCGGGTACTTTACTGAATGCTCAGCATTATGGTTTTGACATTGGTGGTTTAGGTAACATCAGTAACCTAGTAACTGGCTCTTTTGACGAACTAGATTCAGTGCGTCTTGGGAATCTTTTAACTTCTGACTCTTTGGGCCCAAGAAGTTTTGTGTATGACTCTTCTAGTCGTACGCTACAACTAGCACCTAGGGACTACGCGGTTTATAAAGCAACTGGTGTGCTGCCTGACAATTACTTAGGCACTAAGTTATCTGATCGTATTAGGGAAAGGGCTTTCGGCTTTTTAGTAAGATCTGGGCCTCGTTCCCAAATTAGAGAGGCTTTAGCAGAAAAAAGAGCTGATCGGCCGGTTGATCGGGTATTACCACTGGGAGTTAAAGTAGGTATTAAAGGCCGTTTTGGTGATTACGTTAAGTCTTTGTACGAACCGCGCCAGAGTTTTGTAACAAATGGCGGGACTCAACTTAATCTTTTCCAAAAAGGAATTAATCTTTTAGGTCATCCTTTAGGTGCAGCTCGTACTTTATTGGGTGGCCGTCTAGGTTTAGGCTTGACTAGCATTAATGTTTTAGACGAAGTTGTTAACTCTGGTAAGAGTTGGTCTCAAGCTGGTGTAAATGCAGTGGGTGCAGCTCTAATTTCAGGCGCAGCTTTGACTGGAATTCAAGCTGTGTTTTCTGCTTTAGGGCTAGGTACAGGTTTTGCTGCTACAGCAAGAGTAGTAGCTCCAGCTTTAATAATTAGACAGCTCACTTCAGTGAGCATGCGAAGCTATAGGACATATCAAATGCCGGGCTCTCAAAACTTAACAGACGATACTATAGAAAAGGTTTCTAATGTTTCAGGTGTTTCGGCGGGTGCTTCTGCACTTGCTCTAACAAAGTACTTGCCTGCAATAAATCAAGCTGCGCGGTTAATCTACAGTTTTACCGCTCCGGCACTTCAAAATCTAGGTAAGGCTGCTGCCCGTTTAGTAGGTTTACCTTTACTTTTAGTGGGTTTAGAAGGTTCCTTTAGACCTGTTGGTAGTAGTGAACCTGACAGAGAACGTAATCCGGAAGCTTTTACTCAAAGCGGTAAGTTGTATTCTGTTTTACAACCTACCCAGCAAGAGGTTATTTATAGCTACGTAGCTACTAAGCGCCGACGGTTTGCTTCACAAATAACAGCTTATAAGGCTACTCGTAAACAGCAACGTTGGGTTTTGCAACAAACTTTTAAAGATTCTGTAGCGACTGAGGAAAAGCCTTGGTGGCAGCAAGCTATGGACTGGTTAGGTGGTCGAGCTAAAGACTTAGTTTACTCAGTAAGTGCTGGCTTACAACGTGTTAAGGATGCTGCAGCCGCTGCAGCTGGTGGTGCGGTTGACGCGTTAAGTCAAGCTTTAGGAGGGCCTGTAGAGTTTGGTTATACTGGCCTCAACGATAATGCCCGAGCTATATTAACTGCTATTAGGTATGCCGAAGGGACTTTGGGTCCTAAAGGTTACCAAACTATTTATGGCTATAAGTACTTTACAGATATGAGCAAGCACCCAGACAGCGTTAATGTTACTGGAGGGTACGCTTCTGCTGCTGCTGGTGCTTATCAATTTATGCCTGGGACCTACGCAAGGTTCTCTAAAACTAAGTCTTTTACTCCAGCTGATCAAGATAGAGCGGCTCTAGCCCAAATCAGAGCTTTAGGTATTGATCCTTATACCGCAAAACTTACGCCTGAAGTTATGGCAAAGTTAGCCCCTGTATGGGCGTCTTTTCCCACACTTAGCGGTAAGAGTTACTATGGTCAGCCTGTGAAAAGTCAACAAGAGTTAATGGGAGTTTACCAGCGAGCTTTGAAGGGAGAGTATAAAGTTCCTTTTGGTTTAGGCCAAAGCAGTTTGGCTGAGCTTACTGATTCTGTCACTCAGGCTCCTTACACTGTTTTTTCAGGAGGTAGAGCTGTTACTAAATATTCTCAGTTAAAGTATCACTGGGCTGGCACCGGTAATTATACAGGGTACGTTAAGAGCCCTATTTATGAAACAGGGGTAGAAAGTATTATCAAAGGTACTAAACAAGTTGTTTTTGATATTGTTTTGCTAAGAAAGGGCAGCAGTAATGTAGTTGTTCCTGCTATGCAAAGCGGAACTGTTATAGGTATAGATAATAAATACGGTAGAGTTACTATTCGCGGCGCTGACGGTTCAATTACCAAGCAACTTCACATGAGTTCCCTTCGTGTGAAACTAGGACAAACAGTTACCTATGGTCAGGCTTTAGGTATACAAGATCGAGTTGATGCCGGTGGAGCTAGTACTGGTATACACCTTCACGGAGAAGCGCCCCGACCTATATGGCAGAGGTACTTTACTTCTCTTACCACAGGTAAGTGGGGTGAGGCTGACAGTCGTAACTTTAGGTCTTCAAACTCTTCAGTTAGCGGAGATATTAGAAAAGCACATTCGGCAGTAAATCAAAATGCAATTTATCAGGGTTCTTCTAAGGTACCTTTTATAGTCTTTGCTGCTGGACATGCTGATTCTCAGCGGGGTAGTGAGAAAGCTGAAGGCACCTTAGGTGAACTGCGTTACAACCAAGCTGTGTTGGCTGCCCTGGAAACTAAAGTTAGAGCTGCTGGGCTATCGGATAAAATTCGTTTTTACCGTCCGGGCGCGGACAACCTTTTAGGGTCAGATCCTCGCAGTCAATACTCTGTAGCTGAGCGTACTGAAAGAGCTGGAGGTCAATACGTAGAACTCCACGTCTCGGAAATGCCTACTCGGGAGCACCCTTTGGGTGGGCATACAGGTACTATGACGGGTGTTAATGAAAGTGCTTTAGATCGAGAACTACAGTCTTATTATGGCGATTACGGTTCTAAACGTGAAGGCCTAGGTATACCTAGACGTGGTGGTACGATCTTAGAAATGCGGGCTGCTAAAACAATACAAGGTTTATCTCGAGTGGAGTACCAAAAAAAAGTACAAGAAGACGCCAACCGTCTTTATCAGTCTTCTTTAAAATCTTTGCAGGTTAAACCTAACTCAAGTGTACGTAAACCTCAGGTAGTAGTGCCTACTAAACCAAGGCATGTTTTCCAAAAGCGAGCAGAAGTTCCAGTAACACAGTCTTATAGTTCAGCTTCTATACGTAACGCTCAAATTGAATTAGCATCAGCTATTGATCCTGCTCAACAAGTAGCTTTCTACACGTTAGTAAGCGCTGGTGCAGCTGCTATGAAAGCGACTGTTGCACCGGCAGTTTATCAAGTAAAAGCTGACTTAGGCGTTAAAGCTAATCAGCACGCTGAGCCTATGGCTAAACCGGTCAAAGAACGTTTTGACTTAGTAGCTACTAAAGCTGCAGGAGTTGAAAATGAAACTACTTATGTCTCTATGGTTCAAAATTATGCTTCGGTAGTTGAGTTGATAGGACAAGACCCAGCAGCTAGACATCGACAGTCTGAAGCTGCGGCACACGAACCTATGCCTTTAGGTCAGCGAGGTTCTGGACATTGGACTCCTACAGGTCCTCGTACAGATAGCGGTCAATTAGGGTAAGCCAACTGTCACACTTGAACTGACGACTTACTGCTTTACAAGGCAGTCGCTCCACCCCTGAGCTAAGCTGGCAATGCTCGACACAGGTTCTGCCCCTGCCGCTTCCTCCTTGTAAGGGAGGCTCCTTCACTAGCTGGATCGTCGAGCGTATTAAGCCCTAGACAGGGCTGTGAATTCAATAAAGGATTTTCCTGATTATAGCAATAAGCCAGAAAAGCCACCAAAACAAACCTACGGTAATACCTGCGTAAACATATGTTAGTTTTTCCTTTAGAGTTTTGTTATCGGTTTCAGGGTATTTTGCAGCTAAAGCAGTACTTAGTCCCAGCACAGCGTAGGCAGTCAAAGCGTAAATCATAGTTAGTCAGTGCGACGGATTAAAAGTTGTCCTGTAGGGGGTAGTCCGGAACGGTTTACTATCGTGTAGCTTCGATCTTTGTAGGTTATAGCTGCTCCAGGGTTGGAGTTAAGTACGTGAGCTATACCTAAAGTTCTAGGAGCAGCCCCTTTAGGTTCTCTGATTAGTAGCTCGTAAACGCCAGGAAATTTAGGTGTCATTGCTAGTAATTGACTAGTGACAGTTTACACGCTACTAGTCTTTTTTAAGAAGTTTAAGTGTCATAAATTCTACATTCTTCTGCGCCAGGGTTTTCTTTGCAGTATTTGGCCCATCTTTCAGTTACACTTAAGCTCTTAGTTATAGTTCTTGGTTTCTTAAGGTTTATCCTTGTAGATAAACCTTTTAACAAAAGCTCAAAAAAGCTAGGGGCACGCATGGTTTTAGGCTACTTAATGTGAGTAATAATCCGTCCAGATTTGCTTACTACTTCGCCTGTAGCTAAATAATCGTCGGCGGCTGTAGTCAGTGCTCCAGACAAGTCCAACACCCAATCAAACAAAGCTAACACCCAATAGTTGGGTTGAGTGCTTGGATCTTGGCTTACGATTTGGTATAAAACTTCCTTGCAGTCTTTTTCCTTTGAGCTTAGTAGGCCTGCTGCAACAGCTAAAGACCTACTGTTGCTGTTAGTTGAGTGTACATATACCACGTCTACTGAAGGGTCCTCTAAAACTTCTAAGACAGCAGTTATTTCTTCTAGGTTGCAGTAAGACTCAAAGTCTTTTAGTTGTTCTTCGTTTTTTGGAATGACATCGTCAAAGTCTAAAAACAAGACACAGACAGCTCGCTCGACAGCTTCTGGAATCTTTTCTTCTTTACCAACTATAGAAATCAAAACTGAGTTTTCACTGAAGACTTGTGTATTTAGGTTGGCGTCGTTGAGTACTTTAACTTGCATATTAAAAAGCCCCGGTGGTCGGGGCGCAAAGGTTAACCGTAACTAGGCAAAGAAGTGTTTGGTGATTCAAAGAAAGCGTGCATGGTAGATGCTCTAGTAGATGCTAATCCACTAGCTGCACCTTTGCTATAAAGGTCGTCTGACTGTTTTAACCAAAAGTCTTTAGATTGCCATTGGTTTTCACTTTTGGCTTCTAGTGGTTCCATAACCCAAGCTACAATAGCTCGACGCAGACGGTTTAAAGAAGCGGAAGGCCTAACGCCTAGCTCTTTACAGATCATGTGGTGTGAAGTTACATGTGTTTGTTCATCTCTGGAGATGTCAGCAGCAATGGTACGTAAGCCTTTGTCTCCGTTAAAACGGTAAAAGGGCAACAATACAAAGAACACTGATCGCTCTAAAATGGCGGCTTTAAGAATTGGATGTGAAGGATCTTCTAACATCGTTTTAAGGATGTGTTGAGCCTCCCTTTCAGCTTGCGCATTTGTACCGTGTGCTTGAACAGCATACTCAAAGGCTAAGTCGTGGCGGTCTTCGTCTGCTTGATTAGACTCAAGGATTTCTATCACTCCTGGAGTTTTAGGCAATTCTCCCTTTAAGCCTTGTGCTAGAAATTCCTTTACAGGAAGTTCTAGACACCTTAAGGCTAAAGCTCTGTAAACAGCTTCTTCTGCTCCGGCTTTTAACGGTTCTCGAGGAATAGCCACTGGTGACCAAGACTTTTTTCTAGATAGAACTTGAAAGTAGGGTGATTGGAAAGACATCATTCTCCGCAGGAACTACAAATGCTATCAGGGTCTAGGCCACAAACAGGAGCTTCATCAAAGCTGAAGATTTCTCTGTAAGACTCGTCTAGAGAAACTAGCGCGTCATCTTTGCGTAGAGAGTCTGGGCTTACTTGTAAAGCATAGTACAAACTCGTTTGTGGCGAGTCGTTCCAAGCTTTTAGGAAGTCCAGATCATAGCTAACTACGTCAGACCAACTGTTAAAAGAGTAGCCATGAAACAATCCACTAGATTGATAAAGGCGTAAGATTTCGTTGGTCGTTGCAAAGTAAGTATCCCACCCTACTTCAGCTGCTGTTTCTACGTCACCATAGTCGTAAGTTTGTACACCAAAAGTGCTTGAGTCACGGTCAACCTTACGGTTAATTGGAGGAGCAATTTCTGGAGTAGTGGTAAACCCGCGAAGGTCTTGATAACGATAAGAGCACGTAGCTGTAGGTGCAATTGCAAAGCCCCGGTCCATATGATTGGCTCGGAAGATTACAGCTGCAGCTTCAATGCCTTGTTTAAGGGCTAGAGCTAATCGGTTAGCTGGGTTGTCTGTGGATACTACTTCGCTGTCATTGACTCTTTTGAGAGCCAAACCGAAGTCCCTGTAGCTAACTTTATGGTAACTCAAGAAGTTAGCTAAACCAATTAAACCAAAACCGACTTGACGGTCTACCTTTGGATCTAAATAGTAGCCAGACTCTCCTACTTTTGTGCGTGAGTGCAAGTCACATAGCAACTCGGCACCTTCTTTAAACATGGATACTAAGTTGTGATCAAAGTCACCCGAAGCGTTAGGTGCTCCGACCTCTGCTTGCCCTAAGTTTCCGTGCATTAACAAACATGTCCCTCGGTGACGCAAGTAAACTTCTAGGCAAACGTTGGCGTAAATCCTTTCACCTGAAGCGTCGTAGCGAATCTTGTTTAACCAAAGATCTCCCCGAGCAATAGCTTTAAGTATTTCGTTAATAATCTCAGTAGGTGTAGTCTCTAACCAATTTTCAGCAACGTTTAGACATCGTTTAACCCAAGCATAGGTGTGACGAGATTCTGAAAGGACCTGATTTTCTCCTTCTATTAGTTGTTCTTTAAGGTAAGTTTTTAAGTCTTTGTCTTCTTTTGGACAGTTTTCGTAATCTTTTCTGCGCTGCTGTAACCATTTATTACTTTCGTCAGACTCGTCGTATCCCCTAATAAAGTGTAAGTGGTCAGGATGTGTTAAATCTAAGTGCAGTACAATGGCACCGTTCTTATAGATACCGCCACGACGTATAACTTTGTTAATAGTGGAGAAAATCTCTCCAAAAGACATGGGGCCAGAGGCTACTAAGCCAGCAGCGTTGGTGTTTCCTTTTTCTCTGATTTCACTTAAGTGAATTGCCGCTCCAGCGGCATTACCAATAGCATAGGAAGCAAAGTCCCAAGAATCTCTAATTCCATCTCTACCGGCCATTTTATCTAGAACTCTAAAGACCGTGCAGCTTACAGGTAGTGTATATCTAGGGTCTGTTAGCCACGATGAAACGCGGCCAGTCATTGCGATTAAATTGCTGGGCATTGGGTGTGAACTTTGACGTAGAAGTAGACTATCGTGCTTTGCGCCTGAACAAAAATCTTGTATTTGTCTTTTTAAGCAGGTAAGGAAGTACCAGGAGTTGCACCTTTAATTCCTAAGGCAGCAAACCTTTTCATGATGGCTACTCGTTTTTCAGGAAGTTCAGATTGTAGCACTTCTTGGATGGTTAGGAGTACACGTTCCATTTTTTCCCGTTCTGAGTGTTTATCCATAAAACGTTCGGCTGACTCGATGGTCTTTCGCATTTCTCCGAGCACTTGTACGCTTACTTGTTGGTCTGAGCTGATAACCTTGGCGTATAAGAGGTCCAGCTTAACACCTAGACGCTCGTATTGCTCACCAGTATCAAAAATACTAGTGCGGCGCATTTTAGCTTGTTCATCAGGTTTAGCTTGATCATAAACTTTTAAAAACTGGCTGACTGTAGCGGTTGAAAGGCTAAACTTCTCAGCTATTTGTTTTATATTCATCCGGTTTTCGAGCCGTAAGCGTACTATCTCTTTACCTACACCTAAACGCTCTATTTTGGATAGAGATTTTGTAGACAAATTCCGGCGTTCTGCTACTATATCAAACTCTACTTCTGAGTCGTTAACCATTGCATGAATGGCTCGGGACCGACTTACTATTGCATCTATTTCAGCGTGTATGGTTGTAGGACTACTACTTTTCAGGGCTTCTAGGGAGTAAATTATGAACTCTATTTGCTCGATGAATGCCATTGCACTCTGAGCTCGTTCCAGTGCTAATCTTTCTTGATCCTGGTCGTACATCTTGCAGAATTAAAGTTTCTCCAAGTATAGGATCTAGCTCAGGAAATAGTAAGAGCAGCAACACTCCATTGAGTGCTTTTTTCCAACCTTCGTACAGTGACTCTTCAGACCAACCAAAGCGTTTAGCTCTTGGTCGGCGGTCTTTTAAGTTGACCCACACTAAAAACAGTTTCTGGTAGGAAACTAAGTCTATGTGTTTGTAAGCCAGTAACTTACTCCTAATTAGCTCTGGGCTATAAACTTCGTGACTTATAGGATGTTCCCATGAGTGACCCCATATAAAGGAAGACTGGAGGTAAGCTAACAAGGAATAATGAACTGGATTAAACCACTTAAGGCTTATGGGATTTTTGGAAATCTGGGCTAAATAAGCTTCTCCCTTTTGGTTAATCCATCGGTCAAACTGTGTTAATCGTGTAGGGGGTTTCCTGCCATGCTTTAGAAAGTAGTCTTGTGCAAGCGGTCTTGCTAGGCTTAGGTATGTGCTTAGTACTGAACTAGTACTAAGTTTTAAGGAAGCACGTTGTTTAACTCTTACTCGGTTAAGTACACCTATGCCGGGCAGGCTGACTTTTAGGCCAGCCCCCAGTTTTATAGCTGTGTATTCTCCTAATGCGGTAAGACATTCTTTAGCCGTAGCTTGAGAAACTCCTACTCGACGAGATATGTATTCATATAGTTCACCTCTAGATACCTGCATTTTGTAACGCTTGCTCGTTAAGGAAAGGCTCTAATTCTAAACCTAAGTAGTCTGCGTATTGGGGCCAGCAATTAGTTAGGTGTGGACATACCTGAGTTAGGTCATTGCTCTTCCAATGCCGGCGTACACAAGGGGAGTTGTACTTGGTCGGTAACTGCTTAGTCCAAGAGTTGCTACTTAAATCTCCTTTTATTTTCTCTCTAACTGATAGCCAGTAAAGGTAGTTATCTTTTACTACTTCTAGGTCTAACTTAGCTAGAACTAACTCCCCAGAAGGTAAGTGATTAATGGCTAAGTAATCAGCTAACACTCCGGTTTGTTCGTAATATAAGTGAGCGTATAGATTTAACTGGGAATGAAATAACACTTCAATACCCAGCGGTTTTCTTTTTTCTGTTTTGTGATCACAAATTACTGTTGCGCCTTGAGTGGTTCTAAATACCCAGTCAATAGCTCCATTCCAGTATTCGTCAACATCCCAAGGAGTTTTACCTTCAGAAAGGTCAAACTCTACCGCTACGGTTTCGTCAACATATTCAGGTATTTTAAAGCCTACTACGTACGATAAAGCCAAAGCAGCTGTATCAGCTAATGAAAAGCGGCGGAAGGCTACTGAAGACCTAGCGGCTTGGATGTCTATTTCTGCTTTTAAGGTATGTAGATGTTGACGTTCGTACTCTTTTTTAAATTGAGTAGGCGGGTATCCTAAAGGGTCTGCTGGGATTGTGCCGTCATTTTTACGAATAGGATCATCACCTTGGTAGTTAGCGGAACACCTATATAGTAAATGCGCGGTTGGGTGTACGTACCGTTCTAGTAAGTCGAAGTCCAGTCCACTAGAGTCTGCTAGTTCGTAAAGGTCTTCTTCATTACTAGGCGAACTTTCTGTTAGGGGAATTAAACAGTTGTTAACTATCCAATCTGGAAGTATCAAATTAGTGGCGTCTTCTATAGAAGCTCCTTTTAAATATTCTTCTAGTATTCGGTGACTTAAAGTACCTTTTAAGAAGTAATCTTCTAAAGGCTGGCTTATTTTTAACTTATCGACGTATTTGTTGTAGTATTTCTGCGGGCACTCTAAGTATGAAGACAACCTACTGTAAGAAACAGTTCGTGAAGTTTCGGGAGTCTTTTCTAAAATCTCTAGCATGAACTCGTATGATTGGTACTTTCATCATACCAGCTCTAGTACGAGTAGTGTCTTTGATTACCCCTGCGTAAAGAATACCTAAAGCGTCTGTTTCGTGATCTGTAGTAGTATCGTCTTTTATTTTGGGAAGAAAAAGCTCAGCAGTAGCTTCTTTAGTAGTGGTTACTCCTAATATTTTTGGCCAAGAATCAGCTTCTCTAGGGTTGGCCGATAAGCTGGTTTGCTCAGTTTTTTCCCTTAAGCAAACTAGCTTTAGGGTGGTTTCTACTCGTAGTAGGGACAAAGCTGACTTTATCCTGAAACGAACGAAATAGACGTTTTCTAAGTAAACTCGCTTGGGCTTTAATGTTTGTATAAGGTTTACTAGTAGAAGTTCAAGTTCGTACAGTTTTTGTAGTTCTGTTAATTTTGCCGGCGACTTTTGTAAGGTTACTGCGGTTTTTTTTCCATTGGTCACAGCTATACCGGTGTTATTGAGCGATTGGTCGAGACCTACGTAAATTGTCATCGACTAGCACTCTGAGTTGTTTCCTCAGAACAGTATAGTGTACTAGACGGTTATACATGCTTACAGAGTCAATGTTTAAAAGCGTTTTTCTTTGAAAACGGTAGGCGTGATGAACTGTTAGTTCTTTAACTATGGGATCGCTGTACCGTACTAACCCCAGATTTAAATACTGGTGCAAAATATGAACCATCAATATAAAAAACCAGTTGGCCGAATAGTTGTGGTTGAATTGGGTATTATCTAGTATTTCCATGCAAGCTAAAGAGTCTATTCTTAAAAGCTTGGCTGACACGCTTAAATTTGCAGGCTGGGACTGCCAAATTTGGTTGAGCTTTTCTGAGTAATTAGTCATCTTTGTTTTTTTACAGCTTATCCTGTTTAGGCTCTTACGGTTTGGTTTTACCCAGGTGTACTTTGTTTTAATTTTCTGGCGTAGCAGGGAGCGAATCTATACCGGCTGTTTTTAGCCACTCTAAGTGTTCTTTACATCCTGAAGGTTGTAGTAGGTGATTTACTAGAGCTGGATTTATGAACTCTGTGCTGCCCCACCAATACGGGTAGTCTCCCATTAAGTATTTAGGGTTGCCATTTAGAAGTTGCTTTAACCAGTACTGAGATACCAAGTTGCGAACTGAAGAATGATGGAAGTCTGCTCGTGGCCCTAAACGTAGTATTTCTTCTAGGTGTAATTCAGTTTTATAACCCCAGTGTTTAGTTAGGGAGTACTCTGGATGTACTTTAGTGTAGTGTGTCAGTATTAAGTTTGTTCGGTATTGGTGACAAAGGTAACTAGCTATTCGATGGTGTAGAGGACAGCGTTTGTAGTGTATAGCGTAGTTGTAAGAATGAGGTACACTTTTTACCAGCCGGTGGTAGGTTGCTCTTATTTGTGACTTAAAGAACAAACGACAGCACACAGAGTCAACACGACGCTGAAGAGTTTTGAAGTTTAGTTCATCTGGCCATACGTAATAGTGTATAAAGTAAAGTTTTTCTGTTTTTATAGCTTCGTCTATCCACTCACTTAGGCCCTTAACAGGCAGTATTAATGGCTCTGGTAAAAACAACCCGCACACGGAAACCGGGCCTGCTAAGACCCGGTCTGGGGATTCTGCGTATAAGTAGTATTTAGGCATGTAACGCTAGCAAGTAAGATTCCCAGCTATCGTAGTCCTTTAGGATTTGTTCCCGAAACTCTTTCATAGCTGCAGGATTAGGTACAGCCGCGTGTAACCGCCACAAATTAGCGTGTTGGGTTAAGTCTTTACCGAGGATTTCTAAAGCTACAGAATGCAATTGGCGGTAAGACTTGGAGGCCCAGCGCTGATAAGTCGGGCGGTCATAGTCAATTGCCGTTAAGTACTCGTTAGCATCTTTTACCCCTGGCCAGTTAGGAGCCATTAGACATAATACTGGTACTTTTAGTTCTACAGCTAGGTCGACTAAGTGTGGAGTTACTTGAGACCAAGACTTGTATTGGTTTTGTTTTTCGTGTCCTAATGGGTAGCGGTCTCTATCAAAGAAAGCTACTAAACACTTACACTCTCTAAAGAGTGCTGCGTGTTGTACTAGAGGTATGGTAACCCCAAATACACCTACTGCAGGTTCGCCTAGTTGTATTAAAGACCGTGAATCAGAGATTCCTTCGCATATAACAGCATAAGTACTGGCTCCTAAGTTGTTAGCTCCGTATAAAAAGTTGTTTATGGGAGGTGTGCCGGACGTGTGTTTCCAACGTAGCTCTTCCTTGGGATCTAATGCCCGAGCAGAAAAATGTACTACTTCTCCGTCGTGGTTGTAGATAGGAAATATTAAGTGGTTGGAATAGTGTTCACTACCGTGAGCGTATAAGCCCAAACTTTCTAGTTCGTGTATACTAAAGCCGGCTTGACGTAGCGTGTATGCTGAGTCTGCGTAGCCTACTTCACCGGGTTTAAAACTCCAACCTCGTTCTGTAGCGTATTGTGCTATTTCAGGGGCGTTAGCTTTAGCTTGGTAGGCTGTCCAAGCTCTATTAAAGCCACTAATTCGGGCCTTATAAGCTTGGTACTCTGGTGAATCAGTTACACTTCTGCTGAGTATATTAAAGGACTCTTGAAAGTTTTTAGTTACTTTTAAGTCTTGAAGTAAACGATAGATGTCTCCCTTGCGACTACATTTGAAGCACCGATACCAACGATTTCTAATGGTGCGGAATTGCTTGACGCCACTGCAAAACGGGCAGTTTTGAGACTCGTTAGCGCTTAGATCGACTCCGTATGTGCGGGCGACTTTACTTAAAGTTAGGATTTCTTGTAGGGCAGCCGCTTTCATAGGTCTTACATGTATTGTTCAACTAGGCAGGCAATTTCCGAAAAAGTCCATTTAAGTTCGTCGTTTGCGTAAGTTAATGAACGTGCTTCCTCTGACTCTGGTAATGGGAAGGCCGTTGGTCCGTCAAAGACTGTGAAACTACCTCCACAAGCCCAATTAAGTAGCTGTTCTGGAAATAAACTCTTAGAGTAGATGTCGCCTACTACTAGTACGTCTTCTTCCCAATCAGCTACACCGTCTTGTACAGCTAAGTCGCTTAATACGCCTAAACAGCAAAAGTGGTCTTGCTTTTTTAAACGACCTTCACCTTGTGAGTACTTGTTGGACCTTAACGCTTCTAGAAACCGGGCTCTAATTTCGGGCTTTAGTTTAAGATCACTCACAGTTGTTCCTCGATCAGACTAGCAATAGTTTCAAAACTGAAACCTCGGTCGTTAAGTTGGGACACCTTATACCTTAAGCTTACAGGTTCTTTAACTCCTATGCTTTCCCAGTGATGTTTAGTTGTAACAACACAAGGGTCTAGGTTTTCTAGTCCAACCCAAACTCTAACGTCTTCGATTAAACAAGATCTGCTACATTGGGTTCTACTTTTATTTATAAAATTGCAGCCGTCGTCTTTTGCATTGTATTCTGGGCGTAAGTAGAGGTTTTCTTCAGTCCGTTTACTTATACCTGCCCTAACAGCTAAGTCTGGTAGTACACCTAAGCAGCAAAAAGTTCCTGAACGGTTTAATGCATTTTTACCTTGAGGGTACTTTCCTGACCTTAAACTAGAACACCAAAGCTGTTTGATTTCTAGGTTCAGTTTCTGGTTAGTCATAGTTGTTCTCTTATTAGTTGGGCAATGGTCTTAAAGTCGTAGCCTTGGTCATTAAGGGCAGATAACCTGTGGGTTTTGTTATCTGTTCGCACTACCGGGTCGCATGCAGCGGGCCCTGTAAGCCCTGCCCAGTTTTGTATATCTTTGGGTAATAGCCCTCTTGTAAAAGATCCATCTTCGTTAGGAATGCCATAACCCTCACAGTCGTCGGTATTGTAGGTCCACTTTTGTACACCTGCTTTAACAGCTAAGTCTGATAACACGCCTAAGCAGCAGAAGCCGGTTTCAGTACGTAGTCTACCTGTAGCTTGTTGGTATTCTCCAGATTCCAGTGCAGTACACCAGAGTTCTTTGATTTCGGGGTTAAGGGGCGAAGTAAGTTCCATTGGTAATTAGTAAAGTAACGGGCTGTATTGGATTCGAACCGATGACTCGTGGTTTAGAAGACCACTGCTCTAATCCGCTGAGCTAACAGCCCCGGAGTTTTTAACTGGTTTGCAGTGTTTTTATGAAAAAGGCTTTTACTGCTTGTCGAGCGATTTCACTAGCTTCAGGTGTTCTGGTGGGCACCAAATGAGGTGATTGTGAGTCAACTCGTTCAGCTATCCAAGCGTGTATGGCTGGCAACGGATTGCCGTAATCTTTTTCTGAAGAACTTCGTTTTAAAGCTAGGAGATCTTCAATTTCTTTACGTACTGGCCCGGGTAGGTCAGTAGCTTGCATTAAAGTCTCAAATAACATAGGTATAGGCGTGACGTAACGCTCAATCCATTGCATAGCTAGCAAGGGCCTAATTACGTATAGGTATTTCTTCAGCAACAGTGGGTCCTTTTTGGAGATGTATTTTCTCCAGTTAGTTTGAGCCATGTGTTGGTAGTGGTACATAGTTGACCTACGGTTGTAAACTAGAGGTACTAAGGCTTTTAGTTCTGACAGTATGTCTTGCCAGTTGTAGTAACAAATGGGGGAATCTAGCCACTCTAAGGCAGCTGGGTTTGAGGCTAACAACAACTTACAAGTCTTCAATAAGTCCCAGCCGGCTATGTCTATTTGATCTGGTTGTGTAGGGTATTCAACAGCATCTATGCAGTCTCGCTTTTTAGGGTCTAGGTTCCACAAATAGTAGTTGGTAGGCCTTAAGTAGAAAAACCTTACATCCCAATCAGAATCTGGTGACTCGAACCCCCAAGCTCTAGACCCAGATTCTACAGCGTATAAGACTGTAATTTCTTGTTCAGCAGCTACTTCAGTCAACCGTTGGTGTACTAATTCTTTTTGCTTTAAAGGTATGCTCAAGTTTCTGTCAGTAGGGTTGATGTGGGCGGGCAAACAGCAAACTGTGTTTGTTATCGAGCCTGGACGAGCTAATATTCATTTTCCGTATTGCTGAAACCAGCATTGAGCTTGTTTATCACAATAACCTTCTTGCTCCCAAGGTGAGTATTTGACCCAGCCTAAGGGAAGATTCAGGAGTTGATCCAACTCTGTCATAGTAAACCCCAGTGTTTATACAAAACTTGAGTTAGTAAGGCCCAAGCGTAGGGTGGGAAGAATGTAGCTCCTACTACGCCCCAAAATCCTGGAGCTATAGTTATGCCCAAAGTCCAGGCTGTTGCAGCGCCTAAAACCGCTACGTCTTTAATTACTTGTCTTAAACTCTTCATTAATAACCTTTGATTTGCAGGTGGTTTTCTTTGTTGTGGTTTATTTTAAACCCCAGTGTTTTAACAAAGCCTCAGCTAACAAAATCCAAGCGTATGGCGGAAGTAATATGGCTAAGATTGCATCCAAAAAATTGGTACTTATTGCTATACCAAAAATCCAGGCTACTAACATACTTAAAGTCATTAAGCAGTCAATTAGCTCTCCTAGATACTTCATTAGTAACCTTCGGTTTGTGTTTGTCGTAAGGGTAGCACTCCTACCGGATTACCTATAGGTATGCCAGCTGCGCTTAGCTCTTGGTATCTCACTGTTAAGTAGACTCGTTTAGCTAGGATACTAGCCCGGTTGGCATAGAGTTCCCTGCGGTGTTGCATGCCTCCGTGGTCAGCACACTCGGGCACACACGTGAAAGTTTTAGTGTCGGTGGCTTTACACACAAAAATAGCTGCACCTAGGTCTCTACCTTTACCTTGTATGATGTCTAAAACTTCAAATTCGGAATCTTGGTAGTCTTTTATCTTTTGTAGTTGTACGCTTCGGTGGCCCGGCTCGTAACCCCCATAGTCAAAACGTACCATTGAACCTTCAAAACCAGCGTTTACCCAAGCTTGGTGATGGGCACTTACTTCTTCTGGTTTTTGTATGGTTACGGTTGGTACCAGTTTAACGTGCGGTAAATCTTGAGGTAAAAGTTCGCTTAGGCTTTGGTACCTTTCTGAAAAAGGCCTGTTAGGATCGGCCAAGTCATATACCCAATAAACTAAGGTAGGAGTAAGTTCGGGCTTAAACTCTTTGATAGCCATCATGGTCTTTTGTAAGAGTTGATTGCCGGGAAGCATTAGCTCTCCGTCTAAAGGTAAGTTAGGTGATAATTTCCCTAACTCAGCTTGAATGTGTGCTACGCATTCTTCTAGAATTTCTTTGTTACCCCTTGACCACGCTAGTTCTGGTAGACGTTGCATACGTTGGCCGTTAAGCTTAGGTTGCATAAAAGCTGGGTATGTTACGCGGTGTTTTTGCTCGGAGTAACGAACAGCTTTCATAGCCTGTGGTAAGACGTTAGGCTCTTCACCTACTAAGGCGTAACCTCTGTCCAGTTGCTTTTGATAATCCCGCTCAATTTCTAATAGAGCTTGCTGCTGAGGCAGCACTTCATTACTACGGCCGGCATTTTTAACGATTACTTCGTAAGGTTTAGACCACTGGATTTCACTTGGTCCACCATCTTTTTTAGATTGCCAATAGGATGCTTGAGTAAACCAACGGTCGGTTGACGTTAAAACGTGACCTTGCCAGAACTTAAGTTTGCCAGTCCGGGTAAAAGCCTGCAGCACGCCCGTGCTATAAGTAATAGTTAGGTCAGTCATGAGTTAGTAAGGTTGGCAACACGTTTAGCTATAGTGGTTAGGTCTTGATGGATGGATTTGCACTCCATAGCAAATGAACTGTTACTACAGCCGTACGCATCAAGCAGCTTTTCAGCAAACTTGATGTGGGCTTCAGTTAAAGCGTCAAACTCTTGTGTGCAGTTACAGTTGTAGTAACCGCTGCCGTAGGCCAAAAGAAGTCTCTTAGTTCTTTAGGGCTAGGCCTAGCTGTATTTAAACTCTTAGAGTAAAGCTCTTTGCTTAACTCTTGTTTAAACTCTTGAGCTGCTTCGTGTAGTTAGTCAAAAGGGTTGGGACTAGGTGTAAAGTACCATTTTAAGGTTCTAAGCACTTTTTGATAAGCGGTCATAAAGAACAACATTGACGGTGGCTGCTAAGTTCATGCAAAAACTAGTAGGTATGTATATTAGGTCTCGACAACGTTTTACTATTTCTTCTGGCAGGGTTCTGTCTTCAGGACCAAACAGATAAAAAGCTCTTTCTGGGTGTGTATAGTTAAATAGGCTACAGGCTTTAGGTAACAGATCGACTGCTACCGGTACGCATTCGTAGGGCAGTACGTCTAACAAATCACTTACCGTAAACACGGTAAGTGTCGGTAGGCTTTGGCAGTGTCTAAAACGCTACCTTCGTAACGAATACCGCTTTGTGCTACAAAAGCAGCGTTATAGCAATAAGCTGCTCTGAGCACACCGCCTACATTTTGTGGTGCTTTAGGCTGGTATAGCCCTATACCGGCGTAACCTCTAGTCATAATTTGGTCTAGTAATCGTAAATCTCACCGCTGTTTACTTCTAGATACCAAGCTCCGTAGCCGTGATCTTGAGTTTCTATGTCTTTTTCAGCTTCTTTGTTGAACAGCACTTTTACGTTTTTTTGTAAATGCTCAACTGTTTGCACTACGTTTCCAAGTTGCTGCTCTTCAGACACTTGGAAGCCTAAGTAATGAAAATGTATGCTTGACCTAATTAAGTCCTCTACAAACGCTGTTGAAGGTAGTTCACGCCACATTAATACCCTGTTAATACTTTCCAGGAGTTCTACAAATGTAGTGTTGTATTCGTTGTTTCCTACTACTACAGCTATTAAGTAAATTGGCCTGGGCTCTGGTATTTCTTGTGTAGAACTTTCCATAATTACTCTCTATAAGGCGGACTTAGCAAAGCAGCTATTTGTAAGATTTCATTGCGGTAAGACTGAGCAAGAGACCATTCGTTAATGTCTTCTTGACTAGTCATTTGTGAAACTTCAGGGCGAGGCTCACAGGGTATAACTAAGTCAGCTAGAGCCTTGGTAAACGTACCTAAAGCCTGGCGGTAGTTTTTGCCATTGTCTAGAGCTTTTCCAAAAGTATTAAACAAGACTTCGGTGGTTTGTTTGTCTATCATATTTCCTGTTTAAACTCAGTGGATACGTATAATATGCAGGATTCTAAATAGTAGTCGGCTAGGTCTTTATCAGAAACTGCTTTCCAGTCTGGGAAAGTCTTTGGGTTTTGAAAATGGGTTGAGTCAACCCAACTACAGACATTTAGTTCTACGGATCCGTTTGGGTTAAAACAGGTCCTTTGAGGTCTAATTAACCCAGGGCCTCTTGGAAATACAGATTCCCAGCGCTCATTAAAAGTAAGTTGTTCGTTTATGTTTGCTTCTCTAACTGAGTTTTGATCCATTTAACTAAATAGGGAGCAGCCGCTAGCTTTTAACCGAGAGAGTGCGTTTTCCATCCGCAATACAGCAGAAGATAGCTCTTGCTGTCTTTGCTTACTTTCTTGTTTTATCTCTTCCCTCTCTTGCCTCATTGATTGCAGCAATGAGGAGATTTCTTTGTTCTGAGATTCTACTTTCTGCTCCAGCTCTTGCCATGTCTTGGTTAAGTCTGTCTCGGTTGTTACTTTTTTTCGACATAGATCAAAACTGTGATACCTACTAGTCACATTCTAATACTGCATCTGCGATACTGCCGATTGCATCGGCAATAATGACGCGGCTAAAGCCTTGTTCTGCGAGAAAACCAAGTTGTTGCCTTGATCTAGCTGAGATACTTCGTACTTCAGCTGAGATACTTCTGATCTCAGCATCTGCAAGTTTTCTGTATCGCTGGGCACATGCCTGTCCATAGGTTTGAAGGACCGCGACGGTTAGCTACTTTAAGTGTTAGGTAGAAAAAAGGTTTAAAACAATAGCAATACTCCAGATTAGGATACAGCTTTGAAAAGCATTGAGTACTAAGAGAGTGTTAAGGTTTGGGTTCATCTCTTAGTAAAAAGTTCATGGAACAAGGTTTAGATCAACTAAGTAGGCAACTGGCTTATTATCCCTTTCTACTACAACATCTACATAAATAAGGTCTACTTTAGCTTTTGTTTCCCGGGTAAACTCAAGTAACATGTTAGAAATTTTACTTTCAAGTGCAGCTTTTTTGGCTTGCATTTCTTTGATGTCCATTGCAATAAAAGCGTTGCTTTGTCGTGTTTGACCAATAGAAATTACCAAGTTTTCCACAGTCTGGTGTGATCTTGATCACGGCACCAACCTTCGCTCCCACAAATCTGCAGAATTCATGTCTGCAACAAATGCACGCTTTAGAAGCGCCTGTTTTGATTTGCTGAGTTTTTTCATGGTTCAATTAGATGCTCACATTCAAAAATAATGATCTGCGGTGGTGAGATCCACCGCTGGCGTGATGGATCAGGATGCGGCGGAGATGTACGCCTAAGGCAGATTTTGCAACCTTCGCGCCATTCGATCACGCCATCTTCGTCGTAGCCGTCGCCAAGACAACGTTGGACATCGTAGGGGAGGGATGGAGTGGTCATGATTTCTTAACTTGTGACATGTCACGAATGTTGTCAACCACCGCCTGCGCGGAGGGCGGCTCATGACTGCCGCTCCAGGGCGGCGGCGATGGCAAGTAGGTCGCGGCGGATGCGGGGTGCGCTAGCGGTCGAGAGGAAAACTCCGCCCTCCGGCACCACCTGATCTGCGGCGTCGCGCAGGGCGGCGGCGAGGCCGGCACGATGCGGAACCTCGTCGGCTGCCTTTCGGTAGGCCAGTATCAACTTCCTAGCTTGGGCGGCGGGGGTGTCCTTCATTGGTACTGTCGTTGTCTTCGGTTGGTGGGTCATGGCAATGTGAAGCGGAGGGCGGCTCATGACTGCCCCTCCCACGCAGGCAGCGGCAGGGCGTGGAAGGGCAGCCAATAAGTAGCTCCTTTAGCCCAGTCCCATGAATCCTTCGGTCCCGGCAGGCGCTCACTCACCGCTACTGGCGTGGGGTGGCGCTGCTGGAGCAACTCGGCAATGCGACGCATTTGCTCAGCCGTAATGTTACAGAGGTTATAACCCTCAACCTCAACACAGTCTGCATCTGCATTTAGTGCAGCCACCAGATCAGCTACCTCTTCTTCGTCGGGCGGCATTGCAGGCCCCCAGCAACTGCCAAAGTGGCCCAGAATGGCCTCTGCCAGCTTTTCCGGGCTCAGGTCGTTGCGGGGATCGACTTGGCGGATGATGTTAGCCAGGATTAGAGAGGCTTCGGCAGCAGTTTTTGTGTCAGTCATTTGTGTTCTTAGTAGGCGTGGGTTTGATAACTCTCCAATATTTACACTGTTCTTTTCTCATTTCAGGCTTAGCGTAAATACAATCTTGTAGTCGCCCCTCATCAATGACGCAACCGTCAGGCTCCATTCCTGGATCAAGGTCAACATGACAACCATATTTGACCTCGCTAAGACGAGGTATTAGCTGACAAACGGCATCGGCAGCGTCGTAAAGACCAAGCCGGTTAGCAACTTGCACAAGGGTTTCTATTTGCTCTTGCAATGATTGTTGGCTTTGAGGCCAAACCGGAAGTTCATGAAAATCAGTCATTTGTGATTTTGTAAAAGTTGGTGGGCTTTCCGTAGCAATAAAGCGGCAACTAATCTTGCAATCAACCAAATAATAGTTACTCCAACACGTAAAAAACAAAAGCGCTGTTTTTCATGGCAGCTCAATTAGTTTTAGAAGCAATCCGCAAGGGTCAAGCTCAGCCCACGCCTCTACCGCCCTTGCCGCCGCCCATGCCGCCGCCTGTGCCGCATTTTTGTTCGCTGGCGGCTCATGTCGAACCATTGCCTCCCAAACCCATGCCTGTCCGCCAACGGTTGCAGAATTGGGAGCACCGTGCCAAACATCCAGTCCAGCAGCAATGCCAGCCGCTGGTGTGGTCATGTGCCCTCTTGGATAGTGTTGGTGTCGCGATAGATGATGCGCCCTTTGTAAGAGTAAACTTCTTTTAGGCCAGCCCACAAATTAGCTTCACTTTCTTCTAGAGAAATCAGTCCTTTCTTTTCTTCTAAGTTGGTGGCTGAGTTCCTAACGGAGTTAAGCCCCCAGCCGGGGATTTTTACTGTGGCGCTCATGCAATTTTTATGGAGCTAACCTTGCCTTGCCATAACGGCTGGTTTTGTACCATTCAGCAAACTGAGGAACCCATACTTCCAGATGTGGAAACATTAATTCACAAAGTTGGCGGATTTCTAGTTGAGCGTCGAGTTTGGCACGTAGGTCTAAGAAGTGCATAAAAGCCCGTAAACTGAAGCTGACCACGAAGTGCTGGCGGTAATCAAAGGGCAAAATGCCACGGGCATGCTCTTCTGCATATCCTAGGCTGATTAACTCACCGTAACGTTGTGCTGCGGTTAGGCAGAGCGCCAAGTCTTTAGTACGCTCTTCAGCAGAATAGTAGTACTTTTTACCTTGACGGTCTTGATAGTTACCCACGGGCCGCAAATAGAATACTTCTTCTAGTTCTAGCTCACTCTTAGCTGCTTTGACGATGCGGTCGCCTGTATAGCGCATGGATTGACAGTCAAACGAAATGCCGACGCGGTGTGTGCGGGCTTGCTGCATTACAGAGTGAGGAAACCAGCCAGCGTTAAGCGTAATTTGGGCATGCTCTAGGCAATTGCCTAGCACGATTGGTTTTCCGTTCCTCCTGACCAAAAGTGCGCCAGTTGAAACTGTAGCACAATATACTTTGCCACTGTAAGAAACAAGACCTGACTGACCCCTTGTTCTACCTAATTGATTAAACTCGGATCTAGCCACGGGATTGCCAGAAGAAATGTGCAGCCTCCAGCATGGAGCATGATTTTCATGGCCAACTCCGGTATTGGGGTTGTTAAGGGAAAGAGATGCAAGGCAACCGTTTAAATGAAAAGCTGCTTGCAGTATGTCTAGCGACTCTTTTTCCTTTGAGTCGTAACACCACGTATTTCTTTTTAGGCTTCCATCGCTATTCATTAGTCCATCGGTAAACGCATCAAATAAATGCCTTGGCAAGTGCATGATAAAAGATGGAATCACTTTTCCGGTCAAACTAGAAAAGTGCTTATTGATCCAACAGGCTAACTGCGGCTCATTAACTGTAAAGCAGTCGCCTTTTCCCGCCTTAACATCAAAACCTAAGCTATGTAAGTAGTCAATTTTTCTTTTTTTTCGTAGCCTAAATCGTACTGTAGTAGGATTTTCATTTTTAGAACGACATCCATCTCCAAAAAAGAAGCCTGCCAGCTTAAATACTGCTATTGGGTCAACATTGGGAAAGTCGAGAGGAATTGAGCGACCAACAAGAGTTCCCGCTAACATGTAACGAACTGACTTTTCTATAACTTCAGAAGCCGGTTTTGTTTCCCAGTCCGTCCAACTGCCATTAGACTTGCGCGTAGACACTACCATTCGATGGTCCAAGGTTACGGCAAAGTTAATTTTTTGTGAACTAACTTCATACAGGTGATCTCCTTCCGCAAAGTCTACAACTTGAATACTACTAGGAGTCTCAAAAGTGATTAATCCTTGTTTGGGTTGCACTGCGGCTAGCCTGTGATAAGACTTTACATCGGGCCAGAAAACCCATCCCGAATCTGTTAGCACTTCGGTATCGGCAGAATAGCAACCATAGTGGCCTCGTTCTCCGGCCAGCAGACGCTTGACGCAGATCGCGCCCGCCTCAGCCTCCTCAGGCCACCGCTGCTGTTCGGCGGCCACATAGCCCTCGCTGTAGTCCTGATGCATCGCGGCATAGACACAGCGCTGGGGGTTGGGCGTGGCGGCGATTAGCGCCACTTGGAAGCGGGGATCCATAAGTATGAAATGAAAGGTTAACCTTGTTAAGTTTATATGTTTATTTAGGCTGTCAATTTTGCTTTGTATATATTCGGTATAACCAAACTTATTTAATACAACACTTTAATAGTTAACTTGTACAGTTTATTACTTAAACTGCTTATTAACAGGGGGTTCAACATACATAAGGGTAGGTATAGCTTCGGGTGGCCGTAAACCTAGATTTTTCTTCTTAGCTGGCATGTATGTTAGCCATAGTACTAACAGTAAACTTATAGGCAACGCTAACAAAGGAAAAGGCGGTGGTAGTAAAGAAGCTGCTACTACTTGACTGGCACATACCCCAACAGTAGTAGTAGCTACGGCTGAGGGTTTTTTGCCGTTGTATGCTTTTTGAGGCAACCACATAGTAATAGATCAATACTACTCAATGGTACCTTCTTTTAGTTCTTGAAAAGGGAGACTTACATTATTTAACGTGACTGATACTGTCTTTTAGGTAGTACTTCATCGGGGGCTGGAATTGACTCCAGCCCTTCGTTGACGCTTGCCTTTAAAAGGCCTGTTTTTACCGCGTGCTCTAAGATTAGAGCTAGAACTTCAGCTTGTGTACTTGAGGCTCCAGGAAACTTGTTAGTCATTAAGGATAGATCTCAATTTATCAAGCGTAGTAACAGAGCTGCAACCTGGAAAACGAGCGTTTAAGTGTTGCTGACGGTTCCGGTAGTTTTTGTGAAGAAAGGCAGGTTCCAGATCCTCAAAATCTATGTATAAGGATCTAGTTTTAGATCCTTTACGATCAATTCGGCCTGATCTTCCTGCACGTTGTATTATGGCACGTTGACTAGAACCCCCGGCTAAGTTGACTACTAGTTCTAGACCCGGGATGTCAACTCCTTCGTCAGTAATAGAAGTTGCTATTAAGGCGTCTATCTCTTGATTGTTTAGAGCTGTAATTTGAGCTTTACGAACTTCGTTTGAAGTATTTGTACCTTCAATGAAGTCTACTTTTTTACCTGCTGCAGCTAACAAGCGTTGGATTTCTAATCCATGTTCTAGCCGCTCAACCAAAATGAGAGCGTTACCACTGCGGGTAGAGCAACTTAAAAAAGTTAACACTACGTCAACTGCTAATTCATTGCGGTAAGGGTTTTGAACTATCCCTTTGCGGTAGTAACCCTCTCTTAAGTTGTTACGGTGTTCTTGTTCAATTACAGCTGTAATACTTGAGCTTAAAGCCGGCACACTTAAGAAATACGCTTGAGGTGCATGTATAACTCCTAGTTTCACCATTTCCATTTCTGGTATGGTCAAAGCTAAAGGTCCAAAAGCTCCTTCTACTAAGAAGTCGGCTCCATCACCTCGATCTTTAGTGGCACTTACCCCTATACGATAGGAAGTGTTGGTTAGGGCCAGCGAAATCTTAGACCCTTCGCCGCAACCAAAATGGTGAACTTCGTCTCCAAGTAATACGTCTACTTTGCTTAAAGGGTCTGCAAAGTCGGTCTGGGCATACAATGCTAAAGACTTTTGCATGCCAATAGTAATGCGCTCCCATTTCTTTTTACCACGACCAATTTGTCCGATGGGTTCGTCAAAGTAGGAACTGAAAGTTTTATGTAGTCCCAGAAAAATGTCTGAGTTGTGTATAGTGATTAGTATTTGGGCTTCAGGAAAACAACTAGCTATAAACACTAAAATGTAAGTTTTACCAGAACCAGCAGGAGCTTGTATTAAGCACCTACGGTGCTGTAAAGCTAGTTCTACGGCTTTTCGTTGGTGGTCAAAAGCCCACTCAGGGATTTCTGGTTCGGTGGGGGTAATGCTGACGTATTGCTTTACTAATTCTGGATCAAAACCTAGTTGCTTTAGTTTTACTAAAACCCTGGGTACTAAACCAGTAGGGAATTGGTGTGTCTTCAGGTCATAAGCGCTGCGTGTGGGATCTTCTGGTTCCCTCCAGCGAGAATTTCTGTATCGTGAGTTCTGATACGAAACATTAGAGTCTTCCCAAGACAGTAAGTCATAAACCTTTTTGTGAGTGGAGTTAGGTACTCCACTTAGTTCTGCTGCAGAGCCGTTGAAGCTGATTGTAGGTTTCATTGGAAAAGGGGGCCGAAGCCCCCTCAGTTATTTGGGTTAAGGCTTACCAAATACTTCAAAGTTTTGGGAAGCTAAGTAATCTGTAGCTGCAGTAGCTTTGGATTTAGTTGTAGTTTTAGTTGTAGGCTCTTCAACAGCGACTGGTAAAGCTGCGGACATTGCAGCGGGTGGTAAAGCTTGCTCATTAGCGTTAACTAAGGAACGCTCGTACTGCAAAGTTTGCAAAGCACTCATCAACCAGTCTTGGGGCTTTAAACCCATACCGTTGTCGATTACTTCAGGATCGGTTACAGGCCGAAACACAGGGATGTACTTAGACCCGTTCTTTTCTTCTTTAAGCTTACCGGTGTAGACTTCTGTGACTACTGGGTAAGCCAACATCCCGTTGTTTAGCTTTCGGTTGCGAATACCAATGAATCTAGGGTCGTTGATGTAATTGAAGAAGTCTCCGGCCGAATAGAGCTTCTCGCCGGCGGGCAAGATCGACGTGTTGGTGTCAGCTTGTGTTTCAACATTCCAGTCGTACTGACCGGTACCGATAGCTGATTGTTGACTGCTACCTAAACCCTCAATTTTTAAGATAAATGGTCGGTCAAGGGGTACACGTTGTCCGTCAACTTCGGTAGTGAGCTTGGCGTCTTTTACAGCTTGCCAAGTTACTTTGATCTTTCCGTTAACGGGATCTTCCATTAACTCTGAAGAGTCTTGGCTGCCTAAATGCGTAACAGCGAACAGTAAATACCCGGACATCCTGCAAGTGGGTATTTGCATTGCAGACTTGAATTCTTCTTCGGTGCCAATGTAGTGCTCACCTGCAAGTACGCAATCTTTGCACTCCCTAGGAGTACCGGAATAAGACTCCGGCATACCAACAGGCGGGCGAGAACCGTACACTTTAATGTGAGGGTGATTATTAAACCAGTTGTTTGGTTGATTCGGCGTAGCTTTTTTCTGATAAACTCTGGATAGCGGAATTTCTAGGGGAAACCTATCTTCGATCGTACGAGAATTCTGACCCAAATGTTCTTCTACTCTGGTAGTAGTACAGTGAACCTTAAAGTCATCGCCGGAGCCCTCAGTTAATGAAAAACCGTAACGAAATCCGAGCGGGATTCCTCGGATAGCTACAAACTGGTGAAAAGGTAGTATTTCTTGTGGGCTCTTTTTGCCTTCGGCTCGTTCGGCTGCTGAGGTAGGAAGTTTCCAATTTAGCTTGTCTTCTCGGAATTTCACCGTACGGTGAGCCCGCCAGGTGTTGTCAACTGGCTTTTGTACAGCTTTTAGAGCTTGAGGGGTATATGAACTGTCATCGTCAAAAAGACTTTCGGTATTGCTAAGGTCTAGCTCATATAGGTTTGTAGAGTTAGGCGTAAACGGAATGATTTCAGACATTTTTTTCCGGTGATAATAAAGGTAGTTTTTAATGAGTTACCTGGTGGTGTACTTTGTTTTTTGAAGGCCTAACTAGGTCTCCTTTAAGTGTAGCATGCCAGTGTCGTTTAGCTGGTATAGAAGGGTTAAACCGGTAATAACCCAAACCTTTAGGTGGTTGGTAGTAGCTAAGTCCAGGTGTACTAGGAGTAGCCCAATGGTGACTAGCTCCGTATACCCAAGCTGCAAATTTAGCTAAGTGAGCTGAAGGGTTAGCTACGTTTAAGTCTTGTTTTATTAAGTTTACAAAAGGAGCTAAGTAGGGTTCTAGGCTCCATGCTCTACCCCAAACTAAAAGTGGCGGTTTATTAAAGTTTGTGAGTAAAAAGTATCTGTAAAGCTCAGCTGAATTAAAACAACCCCATCGTCCAATACCTTCTGTGGTGTTTAAGCTAGCTATCAAAGCTATTTCAGGTGTACGTGTTAGCTCTCCCGCCAAGAAGTTAATGTTAGCGTCAAGTAGTCTGAGCTGAGCTAAAGAGTGCTTAGCTGTTAGTGGATATTCTTTTAGCACTGAATCTAATTCAGGCTGCCCAGTTTTAAAGTGTTGCGTCCTAAGATCTAGTACTTCAAAGCATCCGCCTGCAAGCTTTTTAGCTGCAGCAGCGTCAGCTTTAGTAACCAGCCCGTCTACACCACAAAACATAATAAAGACTCTTTTGCCAGGGGCTACCCGAACGAACTGGTCGCTAGGTATAGCTCCAGCGGCGGCAGTGCTAGCACGAGCTTTTATTAGACCGGTAGCACTTTGGCTTAGAGGCCAGACCAAAACGTCGGGGTCTTCAAACAGTACTGGAGCCTCAATTTCTTTAGTTAGTTCTGCAGTAGATGGGTGGTATAAGCACCTAATGCGGCGACCCAAGACGTAGTAGAGCTGCTCTACGTTACCTAACGTAAGGTAAACTTTAGACCGAGGTATATCCAAAAGAAACCCCCGAGGTAGCAAGTACAGCGGCTTCTGTTACTAAATTCATACCCATCAAAGCTATCAAGTAGGTAATTAAAGAAGTGTTGTGGTAGTGTGCTTGGTACTGCAGCAGCATCTCCGAAGCGTAAAGTTGATCTGCAGTAGGTACACCGTTTAGGTCCATAGCTCGCAGTAGGTCTTGGTGCAACTGTCTGGATAACTCTAGCGGTTCCACTTTAGTTTGCAAGAATTCTAGGCTTTCTTGTAGTGTAGTAATGCGTTGTCTAGTGTTTAACGCTTGCCACAAAGCCCAGCGGTGGTCGTTGCGAGCTTGGCCTAGTACGTAGGAGGCTACGTCTATATTTAGGTCTGAGTCGATTTGACAGATGTTATCGTAATAAGCTACTGCTAAACCAGTTGACCCGCGAGAACGATTGGCTATCATTGCTCTTACTTCAGGGCTGACTTTTGGCCAACGTTCAGCTATAAAGCGTTGCATGTCACCATTACTAAACGGCAACAACCGGAAAAAAGAACCTCGACGCATCAAAGCTATTTTGTTTTGTTCGCTTAGTCGGTCTTCTTGCATAGTCAAAAAGACGTAGCAAACGTTATTGCCTGGAACTTCTAGTTCAGTACGTAATAGAACCTCAGATTGAATGTTGCTGGGAAAAGCTTGCCATTCGTCGAAAACTACCCATTTAACATCTGTTTCCGGGCGATTAGTACGCACTTGACCTCTGGCAGCTGAAGCTAAAGAGGTCTTGACTTGGGAATACAGAGTTTCGTCTTCACCTCCACCCGGTTGATTCCAATATACGTCGGTAAAGGTTTTGTCACCTAAACGTTCGTCTGAGTCTAAGCAAGCAGGGCAGGTACCACACGGGTTGGGGTCGTCAGCAGGACGATTTTGACACCTAAACGATCGGATCAATAAGCGTATTAAAGCTGTTTTGCCCACACCAGAGGGCCCAGAAACAAAAAGAGAGCGGGGTAAAGACCTCGCTCCGTTTATTACGTATTTTTTACAGAGGTTGGTAACTTCAACATGCCCAAAGTAATCGCCCCAAACTTTAGGGTTTGAGGCGTATGCAAAGTTGCGCATTTAAAAACGGTCGTTGGGAATGGGATCGGATTCAGAATGGATTTCTTGTACTAGTAGTTGGGCCATTAACTTAGACTTCTTATCCGCTTTGGCAAGCAGTCCTACTACAGATTCTAAGTCGCTACGGTCTTCTGCTGAACTTAGTAGCCTTAGAGCCGCTTTGTACTGCTCTTCAAGGCTAAGCATTCTTATGTATAGTTCGTTATAAAGTTCTAAATAAGGTCTGTGTTGTTCAAAAAATCTTACTTGAGCTAAAGCTTCTTCTGGGTGCATAGTTAACCTGCAAGTAGTTGGCGAATAGCTTCGGCTGGGCTTAAGTCTGCTTCTTCTACTGAACTGTCTAGTTCGTAGTCTAAGAGCAAACGGCTGGCTCGAATCTTAGCTATAGCTAAAGCTACTTGATGCTGATCAATCATAGAAGACTGAAATAAGTAGTGAGTGCCCACTTTAGCATTTCGGTTTCCCGGCCTTACGACTCTGTGTACAGCTTGTTCCAGTTTAAGACTGGACCAGGGCATGCAATAAAACACAGTGTCTGAGGCTTCAGGAAATTCTATGGCCTCAGAAGCTAAGTTTATTGACAAAATCGCTACACGCACTTCTTTATTGTGACGAAAGGAGTTTACTATTTCTTGTCTAGCAGTAGCATCTAAAGTAACAGGTGTGGCCTCAGGATCAGAAGCATATAGCCTTACTACTGCAGCGGCTCCTAGTTTAGTTATTAAGAATTCGTGCACGTAACGGGCTGAACCTACATAGCTGCAAAACACTACTACCTTACCGGTAGCTGAGTTAATTATTTCTAGCAACTTTCCTGGTTTGTTACTCGCCACGGCAGGAAAGTTAGCTAGTTCGATTAGTGGGTGTATCAACTGTAAAGCAGCTGCGTTTTGGTTTGTAGTTACTGAACGAGCAGCTGCAGCAAGAGCTGTTCGATGTTGAGTGATGAAGTTAGCTATAGCTTCTTTTTGACATGCAGTAGGCTCTATTTCGTGTAGTTGTACTTCTTGCTCAGGTACAGTTAAGTATTGAGCTACTTGAGGCTCGTTGAGTTTTACTCGGTGTACGAATTGTCGCATTAAAGCGTAGTAAGCCCCTAGCTTGTTAGGGTCTAGCTTTTGCAAGTACTTTTCGGGGACTTCTGTGTGTCTGGCTGACCCGTATAAGTAATTGGTATCTAACCGTTGTTTTTGACCAAACAACGCCGAGAAGGCTTGAGCTGTACGGTAAGGCCAGTGATGACGATAGACAAACTTACATAACGAGTGTATTTGCGCTAAATTACCGTCTGACAAAGTACCAGACAGCACTAGTACACGACGGGCCCGACCTCTTAAGTAAGCTAGCGCCTCAGTACGATTGGAGTTTGCTTTAAGGCCATGGACTTCGTCAATGATTAAGAAGGCTGGCTGGAAGTGTTTACCTAGGTAATGAGCTATACTGTTGCGGCTTTCAGTACGGGCTGACAACCGATGGCACTTTCTTTTAGGAAAGTCGTGTGTATAAATCAAAATTTCAGCTGTGAATGGTTGGTGTAAATCTTTTTCTTGGGTTACTAATCGGTACTTGTCTTTTAAAGCAGGCATACGGTTGAGCTCTTCGATCCATCTACCGGCAGCTAGCAAAGAAGGTACACAGATATGGACTAAACCTGGCCGGTAAGGTGACTGGTGCCGAGCTAAACCTTCGTAAAGGGTTTGTATCGTAAGTAGGGTAATGCTGGTTTTACCTACGCCCATTGAATACCCCATGACATTACATCTACGTAAAGCCATCAAAGCAGCGTATTCCGGTTGGTAAGGGCGATATTCTGCTCCGTTGAATCCAGAGAGGTAAGCAGCATAAGCTTTAGATGCCCTAGCTAAGAATTGAGGGTAACCAGAAACCTTTTCGGATAACAGTTTAGGTTCTATTGGTTCAAAGTCTTCTAAATCCTCGTAAGATTCAAAAACTAGGGTTTCGGTCATTTTAGGTGAGGGGCTAGAAATTTAAGGTCTTCGATAAAGCTATGTACAGGAGAACCTATAGGAGGTGGGTACAGCCAATAATTTTCGCTTACCATCCATTTTCCTTTACTAAACACTACAGAAGATTCCAATCGAGCTTCTGATCTAGCTGGTCTAGCTGGGTTAGGCGCAAATACTACCGGCCGGCCGTTTAGCGTTAAGTCGCTTCGGCGCCGGCAACCGTTAAAACCCAAAGCTTCTAATTGAGGAGCTTCTGTTCGATACAGCATCTTAACAGCCCTAAACGCTTGTAACCCAGCTACTAGTAAGGGCACTTGCGGGCACTCTTGGTCTAAGACCAGTAATTCTGGTCCCAGCCATTGTCTAACGCAAGGCTTAAGGTGCGTAGACTCAATAACTTTGGCTTGTGAAGGGTTGCATTTTACAGCGTTAGTTATCCAAACTTCTCGGTAAGAATCTAGGCCTAGAAGTTTTTCTAACATCAACCGTATAAAGGCCCCAGAGTTTCTAGGTAACAACAAGCCATTTTTGTGCTCGCCTTTGATAGCGTTGATGTCTACTTGGGGCCAACCGTAAGTTTCTTCATAGTGACCAGGATAGTCAGAAAGTAGGATCAGTTTTACTGATTTCAAGTCCCTCGGTCCTGCCCCAGGTATGCACTGTTTTAGGGGTTGTCCCGGTTTTAGCTGAGTGTTTCGGTAAGCTCTGGTTTTCCCTAGACTGCATGACTGGCAATCTGGGTTTTGTTGTATTAGTGGACTGGGATTGGTGTAAGGGTTCTGCATACTTTACTAAAGCTATTCTGGGTTTAGCCCCAGGAATTTGTGAACGGATAACCTGAGATACTTGGTAGACTACACCGGATCTAACTAGTAAATCTCCTGTTTGGAGAACCCAAAGTCGTTTACACCAACTTAATACTGAAGGATACTGGCAAGTGTAAGCTGTTAGTTCTTTAGTCTGCTTCGTTGTAGTCATTGGTTTGAGCTTTGGTGTTGACTACTAAGGCTACTTGACATTCGTACTCGTCTGGTAAGGCTGGTTTTAGTAGTAGTAAGTGGATGCTGCTGGCAGCGCACACAGATTGAGTTAGAGACACTAACTTTACGCTTGGTGTAGCACTTTCATCTGCGAAGCTGTTTGCAGCAGCTCTTTTATTAGCTGCTTTCAGGAAACTATCTAACGCAGTGATTCCGTCTGTTAAGTAAGTATGATCTACGACTATGTCAACCCAGTCTTGTTCAGTAGCTTCGTGTAGTGGAATGGATGAAAGCTCAGATCGGCGGATGTCGGATCTTTTGGAAATCAGTAGCTTTTGGTTTTCTATTTCTAGCACTACGTCATTACGAGTAGCTTTTTTCTGAGGAGCTTGAATAGCCACGCCGTCTTCTAGTTCTTCTACGTTAAATAACACTGGTTGAGATTCTGTTCGTACGTAGTTTTCTCCTAAAAACACACCCATAGCGCCTTGGGACAAAGCTCGGCAGTGATAATCAGGTATTATTGGTAAATCTACCCAACCACCAAAGCCGCTAAAACGAACTCTAGTAGGTTGTTCTAAAGAATCAAGGTGTATTGTTAAGGTTGGGTTTTCTTCTATTACGTCAGCTATGCGGCTTAAGTGTCTACCCTGGAAGGCTAACCTCAAAGGGTGTAAGACTGAGGCCTGTAAGGTTTGAGTTAGTAAGCCTATACCGCGATCTGAGGCTCGCTCAGTTACACTTAAACGAAACGTTTGGTTTTCTAAGCACACCCACACTGCTCTATTAGATGTGTCACCTCGCAAACCAGAGTAGTCTGCAGCTATGCGAGCTAAAGTCTTAAAGTCGTATCCTAGGTCTAGCGTAGCTACTAGTACGTAGTTTTCGTCACTGGGTATTGCAAAGTCAGCTAAGTCACCGTTGTACGTACCTAAGTTGATGTTTCCCGCTGAAACTACGCTACCATCGCTTTCGATGCGCTGAACACACTCTAGTTTTAGCGACCCGTTGCGGTTTTGACTTACCCTTAAGGAAGACTTGCGCCAAATCTCTTGCTTAGCCACGCGGGAAATTAAGTCTTCACCGTCGTATAAGTAGGTGGTGCCTATGACACCTGAAGCTGGGGCTATACGGTGCAACCAGACTTGACCGGTAGCATAGGCTGTTAATCCCAGTTTTTCATTAGAAATCTGCTCTAAGTGTACGTGTCTTAAAGCAGCTCCGGCTGAAAGTTCTTTGTCAGGGTCATATACCCACCTAGTAGCTTCAGTTAAGTCTGTAGCTTGGGCTAGGTCTATCCTAGTAGTGCTCATTTACGGCGGCGGTTTGTGTGTTTTGGTAGTACTTTTCTTTGTCTTTTTGGAAGACTAATATGCTGTCACGACTAAAATACGAACAAGATTGGTCTGGCTTTGTTTAGTAGTAGCTAATGTATTTAGAATTTCTTGATAAGCAGCTAAGACTTTTTTGATGGTCTAATAGGAGGGTGGTAATAAACCCAATCGCTGGCTGCAGCTGCCCAAAATTTATTGTTCATTGGTTTTAAAAGTTGTGCTTTGTTTAGTTGTTTTGTGGAGGTTCTGGGTAAAGGAAAGGCGCGGTGGCTGCTTTTAGTTCTTGGTAGAACTCACTTTCAGTTAATGCAAACTCTCCTTTACCTAGGATCTTTTCGGAATCTTCTTGTGTTTTAACTGACTTGGGTAAGTATGGTTCTATTCGTAGTGTAATTTCTAGTCGGTTTTTTGGGCCTAGCTTTTTTTCTAGTAGTAGTAGCTGCTTACCGTCCCAGCGACGGAACTGTCGAACCGTGCTAGTTCGGGTCTTTTGTAAGGTGATTAAAGAGTAAGTCGGACCGGTTACATCTACGGTTACTGTAGTGACTGCTTTGAATTCAAGTTGAACTGTCATTAGTGTTTCCAATAGGGAGCAATGGCGTATTCAGCTCGGCCGATAATAGGTGAACCGGCGGCAGCAAAGAACTCAGTTTCTGTGTCTACCATTATTTGTTTTATTAGTTCTGCTGTAGCTAGAGCTTGTTCGTCGTAAGCAAAAACGGGGTTTACTATTAAGTTGTCTTCAAACTTAGAGCGTTCTAAGTCCAGCCAACACCGGCCTGGGGCCTCAAAGTTGATTTCCGATGGCGTTGCAGCCTTACCGATTCCGTAAAGCTTCTTTTGCTTTCGCAAAATGTTCTGACTATATCTTCTAGTTTTCACTAGTAACCCGTTTCGAACTCTCTTGAGTCCTACTCGCTTCCGCGATAGTCGATGAACCTTGATCTAGGCCTGCTTTGTAGTACAAGTTGAAAAGTTTATGTTTTACCCCAAACTTTTCAACTGCCGCACGAAACTTTTTAGATAACTCGACATTTAAGCAAAGATAGAAAAACTGACGTCCGTCCTTTTTCTTATCAACCCTCAATTTTGGAGCTATACCGTAAAGGTTTGTAAACTTTTCTATCAGTAGCAACGAGTCGCTTTCTGATAGTTTATTAGAATACAAGTGCATAAAGCGCTTACGTTGATGAAACGATCCGTCATCTAAGTACCAAACAATTAGGTCCTCTTCGTCTAATTTATCAAGGACTTCTTTAAAAGAGAGATCTCGCAGACTTGTATATTCTGCCTTAAACTCTGTTTGGACAACATAGATAGGTTCTTTTACCCCAAGCTCTTTTACTCTGGGGACGAACTCTCAGATGCGATTCTCGGTCAATTACTTGACTTTTGAATCTGATCCAACTTTCGTCTGTTCCCATAAAAACTACAGAAGATTTCTGTTTATTTGCTTGGTGTTGAATTGTTCCGTCTCCTATTAGCGCTGTTAAAAGCAAGTTCACTAGACCCTTGGCTGCTGATTGTCCAATCATAACTCTTTTTGAACCGTCACGCTTGCCGTTACCGACTACGTTGTGGTGAGTTAAGCTCTAAGGAGTTTCCAGCAATTAAGGTTATTTAACCACGACAAAATCTATCGTGGACTGTATTTAGTATTTTTATTTCTGGTGATAAAGTTTCATACAATCTAATCAAACATTCTTTAGTTATTTGACTGGATTCCCCTTGGATAGCATAGTTAACTGCAGCGCGAGCTGGTGATTCTCCGCCACCTTTGGAGTTTTCCTCGTCTACCCAACGGATAGCTTTAGACACTGGACTAACAGCAAAGCCTCTGCTAGCAGCTATGGCTCCGTATTCTTCAGCCCAATGGTGGTACCCTGCGTAGGTAGTTTTATGCCCGGATACCCACTGTTCAGTTTCTTCTAGTTTAACGTGATTAAGTAAGGATAAGGATTCTGCGGTCTGTAAGTATAAAATCGACAATTCCCGTGTTGCCACGGGCCCAGACTATACCTTAACTATCTTTTGACAAATGATGATGTTGGTGACACTTCTTACACAGAAGTTCTAAGTTGGAAATGTTGTTGTTAAGACGATTGTGATCTCGATGATGAGTACACTAACTGAAAGACTTGCTTTTGTCAATCTTACAGCCACATCTTTCACAACTGTTTCCTAGTAGTTCTCTACCAATTTTTTGGTAAGTTCCAATGCCACTTTTGTAAGAGTGATGCTCAGGACCTGACCCTTGGTTGTTACCAGACCCCACACCTACTTTTACTCCATTTCTGATCCTGTTTAGGTCTACTGACCTCCTTTGGGTTTCCTTTCTTTTGGAAGGAGCACACTCTAAGCAGTATTTAGCGGCTGGTTTGCTAGAAGGTTCAAATAAAGAGCCGCAGTTCTGGCAGGTTTTTGTTAAAACTTTTGGTTTTACCCTGCTAGCTACTTTGATTGCTAGTGAACACTCCACACAATACAGCGCATTGTGGTGCCTAGTATGTAAAATGCCGCAATTTAAACAAGATCTGGGTGTCATTTGTCTTAAGAAAGCTCCCGCCGTGTTACCTAGCACAGCTAGGTCTCAGAGTCACCGTATCCCTAGGGACTTAGGTTATCTTCAGTCGTTGAACCATTGCTTAAAGTTTCCTATAAGTCTGGCTGCTGATTGCCTACATGAGGTTCCCAGCAATTGAGCGGGTTTTACTTCGGCTATTATAACTTAACCGAAATTTGTGATTTTTCCTTTTTGTCTAGAGCCGTTTTCTTTAGAACGCTGCACCCACTCGAATTCAGGTACGTCTACAAAAAGTTTAGGGGCACAACACTTTACTGCTGTTAAAGTGTGTAGGTCAGCGTAAGGGTTTTTGTAACGTTTACCATCAGGTAAGGTTAATTCTTCTGGTTCTGTAAATGCTCTTACCATAGCTGGGTCTTTTGACCAAGCTGTGGCTACCATTAGTTCTTGACCTGAGAAGTCAACCGAGATCCATACTTTCTTCGATGCTACTACAAACGCTTGTCTCGGTGTTCCCAGAAATTGGCTGGGCGGCGTTAGCACTTGACTCATATTTAGCTAATAGGTGTTGGTAATAGTCTGCTACTATCTTTTTACCTTTAGTAGTTAGTGTGTAAGGTGCCCGACCGCGAATAAGATTTTTTCGGCGCAGCGATTTCAGCAGAACTTTAGTTTCAGATTCTGTTAGTCCTGTATCAGCAGGCCAAGCTATAGTGTTGCGTTGTCGAAAAGCTCCTAATAAAAGCAGTTCTTTCAACACTAAGTTGTCTTCAAAGCCGACCGGTCGCTTACGTAGCGGCCAGCCCAAGGGTTTGGAACCCATCTAGTAGTACCTTGGTTTTGTTGGAAATTTGCTGAGCGTTAGGTCCGGAAGAAGCATACCTACCAGTAGCAGCACCTATTTGACTATAGGAAGGGTGTATACGACCTGTAGCTGGGTTTACATACTTACGCAAGTCCATCCCATCTTGTTTGGTTAAGCGCTTAAAATCCAAGATAGCTTGAACTAAAGGTGAGGCTGCTACTAGTTGACAGTGTTCTAGTTCTGTCAACTCAGAGTATAGTGATTCTTCGTCTTCGTTAATGAACAACTCGCCGCTAGTAGGGGCGTCTGGGTCTTCTACTTTAGAAGCAGCAAGTGCGTCCAGAATGAAAACCATTCGTTGTAGCACACTAGCTTGAACGTTGTCTATTTTTTTGAAATCTAAGGCTTTACGTATTAGGTCTAGTAGTCCAGTCGCTGACCTTAAGATTTTAAGAGCTTTGAGTGACGGAACTTCTTTGCCAGACCAGTCCTTTTGTGGAGTGTCTAGCTTTAGTTCTTTGCAAAGGTATACTCCTAGGCTGTCTAAAGAATCCCGAACAGCTTCTTGAAAGCTGGCCATAAAAGTGGCAGATACAGGCAAGCCGTTGTACTCCATTTCAGCTGTGACTGGTATTAACCTAAACTCACGGTTAACAGGTACTGACATACCAAAACCCCAAGTACCCTCATTACCCGTTTGTGTTAGAGGAGAGTCTGGCAAAGGTGTTTCCAGCACGGGCAGCATTTTAGCTTGCAACGAGAATAAATACGCTACGTCGCTAGCTGCATAGGCTAATTTACTAACCCACCACTCATTGTCTAACGTGCGAGATTCTATGCCAGTGCCCCAGGTAGACTTCTGTAGAGTGCCTTTACCGGTTAGATGTATATTTAAGTACTCTCTGGTAAGATCACCTAAAGAATGTCCAACAGCTTTACCGGCTTTAGAACCAGTAGCATTACTGATCAACTTAGCCAGCAACATCACGTCTCTTAGTTTTTTAGGTGTGTAGCCTAAAGTCCCTCGTAACTGTTTGGCATCAAACTTGATGTTAGCTCCCAACAAGTATTCAGCTGCGTCTAAAGCTTCAACTAGTAAAGTAGAGTTGTAACCTAAAGCTTCTAAACAAAGCAGATCAAATATGATCGGATTTTGGTTTAAGTGTTGAACTATGATTAGAGAAATACGACCTGTATGAGGGTCTAGGGCACTACCACCTTTACCTTCATACTGAGGCCTAACCATAGTTTCTGTATCTAACGCTAGCGGTTCTTTACTTAGTCTGCTTAGACCTTGGTTATAGCTTTCTAGGGTATTGCAGTAAAAGAAGTTCACTAGCTGCGAGTGATAATGTTACCTTGTACGTCAATGTCTTCTCTTTCACTCAGGTTGTACTTTTTTGCTAAATACTTTAAAAAGCCCTGAATAACAGTTACTTTTGTTCGATAGTTCTCAGCTGTTTTTTCGAACACAGATTTGGCTTGTTGGTATTCAAGCGTAGCTGCGTCAGCTTCTTGGGTGGCGTAAATTACAAATTGTTTTTCGGCGGGCTCTAGTTCGCCGCCTTTTCTTTCATTCTCTAATAACCGAGCAGCGTGGTCACTCACTGTCTGGCCTCCAATACGCAGGAATTTGACTAGGGACGGCGCCGTTAGCTACTAACGAACGGTAATAGAGCATCTTGTACAATTTTGGGTTAGCTACTAGCTCAGCACCAGCTTTAACTGCACCCTGAGCTAAGTTGGCTTTTTCCAGACCTAGTTCCTCTACTAGTTCTGAAGAAAACTTAATCCAACTGCCAGCTTTTTCTAGCAATCCAGCTTTAACAGATCCCTCTACCAAGGAAGCTGCAGCGTTGACAATACCTCTTTCTATGGTTAATTCGCCTGTTAAGTAAGCAGTGGCAGTTTTGTTTTTAATACCTTTTAAGTGTGTAGTAATAACACCTTCTCGATTGGGATCCAACGTAGCGTGAGTTAAGTGCAAACGCCAGGACATTAAGTGAGACTTGGCATGTCCACCAGGAGACTGCACACCACCGTAAGGACCCATTTTATCTCGGGCCTGGTTTAAGAAGATAAGTGAGCATTCTGAAGCTTCTATACCTTTAGTTACTTTACCTAATACTCTGGTAAACAAACCAGCAATAGCGCCGATAGATCGAGCTTCTGAGTCCTTTTCTACTTTTTCTTCTGTAGACTTTGGAACCATGTAGGGTACAGAGTCTACAATGATTAATTTAGAGCCGGCGGCTGCTGCGTCAAGAGCTAAGTCAATTACGTCTTCACCATAACAAGGTGAAGCACGGTGAAATAGATCATTATTGATGCCAATTCTAGCTGACTGTTCTGGATCTAAGGTACGTTCTAAGTCTATAAACAAAGGTTCTATGCCTTGCTGTTGGGCAGCTTTGCATATAGCTAATGAAAGAGCTGTTTTACCTAAAGACTCTAAACCATAGATTTCTCCTACCCTACCTAAGGGCAGGCCCCCGCCTAAGATGGTATCTAAAGTCAACAACCCGGTTGAGATTCTTTTAATAGCAGGAAAGTCATCTCCAGTTTTAACTGTTTCCTTGTATTTCTTCTTCAAGTAGTCGCTTAGGTCGCTCATTTTTTAAGGCTTGAATACTAGCTAGCAAGGCAGTGAACACGTTTTCTTCCATGATGTACATCGTTTTACGAGGGCCTTTGGGAGGCAAGATAGAAATGGCGTAAACTTGAATGCCTTGCCGGCACCCCTTAGTATACTCCGACCAAGTGAGATTCCAAGAAGTTCTATTTCCTCGGTCTTTAACTTCTTGGCGAATTTCACCTAGTAGTAAATGATCTCCATCTCCTAGAGCTGCTCCAGACCTTAGCGTACCCTTGACAATTTCTCTTTCTACTGTTTTTTCGGTGGCCTTAGCTCTTTTAAGGATTTTCTTTTTAGCTTCTGAAGGTTGGCAAGGGTGTTCAGTGGTATTTGGCTCAATAGCAACATAAAACAGCTGTCCACCAGTGGGACCGTTACCCGCAGAACACCACCGACACTTGACTCCGGCGTTAATGCAATTGTTGTAGTACTCTAACGGACAGTTTCGTAACATAGAGTTAGTACGCTTTTGTCTGATGGCTTATAACGTGATTGTTACGGCTAGTGTTTCAGTAAGTAGCTCCCTTAATAACATCAAGAGTTTACTGAAGTTACCTGAAGCGGCTTTTGGTACTAGACAAAATCCAGTTTATCCTTACAGCGTAGCTACCAAAATTTCGGCAGGTGCTTTTGAAGACTTTAATTTAGCTGCTCAAAACTTTGGAGCCCCTAAGCTTTTGGTAGTAAAGTCTACTAGGCCTGTCCGAGTAACTTATACTGCTGGCACTAGCACTTTTACTAGTTTGCTAACCACTTTTGTTATGCAAGTGATGGATACTGCTGAAACAGGTTTGGATCTTATTACTAGCATACGAGTACAAGTTCCTTCGACTCCTGTTGTTCAGCCTGCAGGGGCTCCCCCTGAGGGTTACCCTGCAGCTTTAGTTGAAGTGTTTGTGATTGCAGGTGATTCTTAAGTAGGTTTCTTTGCTAAAGAATGCTTTTGCTGCCGTGTAATGTTTTTTAGGTCTTCTTCGTTGAGGGCAGGAAAAGCCTCTTTAAGTCTTTGAAGAGCAAATTGTTCTGCTTGGTAGTGTACTACTGGATCTATAGATAAAAGTTCTGATTCTTTAGTTTCACCTACTAAATAACAAGCTGCCCGCATTATAGGTCCGGGGTAGCTCAGAACTAACCCATAAGAAAGATTATCGGGTAATTGGTTAGCCGGCACGCCTTGTTGTTCTAGTGTTTTGTTGTCCCAGCTAAGCCAAGCACAACAAGCTGCTTCTATCCTTACGTTTTTTAAGTCGGCGGCGGTTATTTCATATAAAACAGGGCTGTATAGTACAGGGTCTTCTAAAGTGCTTTTACTTTGATCAGGGTATCTCAGCTCTAATTCTTTTAACAATAAGTGAATAAACCTAAACTGCTCTATATAATACATGTAAAAACCAAAAGGCCAACTAACAGCAGTGTTAATAGCACTTTTTTTAAGGATATATCTTACTTTAGATCCTAGTTTGTCTCGTATCTTTAAAGAAGAATAACTCATATATTCACTGATTTTATTTTCACCTGATAAACTCACAAAATAAGCACAAAGAACTTTAGGCCGAACGTTCTACTTTGTTTAGTGCTGTTTACATATAACTGATTGTATTAATTCTCTTAGTCTTTTTTCTTTAAACGAGTCCGTTAGTAAGCTAGCTTCTACTTCAGGTAGGTCTACTTTTGTTAGCCTAACCCACTCCTCTGAAGCTAGTTTGTTTACTGTCAAAATAGCTGAACGTTGAGTATCATTTTTTAGAGTTGAATCAAAAGCGACGGCATATTGCAGCTGAGATTCAATTTCTAGTTTACGGAACTCGTAACTTGCTTTTAGTTTTTGGTTGTTTACTAATTGAGCTTCTATCGGAACTAGGAGTTCGTGTAAAGCTGCTAATTCATTTAAGTCTGAAAAAGTCATCAGTTTTGGTACTGCAACAGTTACTATTTTAGTAGGTTGCTTTTGCTGAATGCCTAACTTTACTCAAGGGACAGACCTAGGAGATTTGTTAGGGCACCCTTCTAGCAATGATAGTTTGTTGCCTTTAACGGGTCCGTATCGAACTACATACAATGGTTTGCGTCGAACTTCTACTGGCAACACAGATAATGACGCTACTGCCGATTCTTTGCGGTTGCATGTTCAATCCTATAACAACAACTTAGATAAGTTGCTGGCTATTGGAAACTTAACTGCTACTGGTCAAAACCTGAAAATTCCGTATATAACCGCTAGTGGTGTTTTCACTCTTAATAAATTGACGGTTAACTCTATTACTGTTCTAAACGGTACTCTAAGTCAAGGTACTATTTATGGCGGGTCTCTAGAAGATTCTTTACCCTTGACTGGGTCTACCTGGGATGGAGGTACTTACTGATGTCTAATCCAGCTAGTAATGTACTACTAGATGATGTTTCTAGTCTTTTTGACGGATCCAGAGTAACCTTTCCCTTAAGGTTATCAGGAGCTTCTTTTACCCCTGCTAATGCAGCTCAGCTTATGGCTGTTATGGGGGGTGTACCTCAAGCACCTGTAACTAACTTTACAGTTTTAGAGGATACTATTACTTTTAGTGAAGCTCCTACCAGTGGACTGAGCTGCTTTATAGTAGCTATGTTTGCTGGTAGTGGTACTCTAGTTTCTAGTAGTCCTTTAGGGTTTGGTCTACTAAGAGCTGAACTAGGTGACTTTGAGGAAGACCCTACAGCAGATGATCTAGTTACTTTTGGCAACAAGTTTAACTACAATATGAGTTTGATAGATCCTGCTTTGCAAGTAACAGTTTCTTTGCAATCAAATATGATAGCTTTAGGTGCTAGAGGTTTAGTAGTAGGTCAAATTTTCGGGGGAGAGTATTAGTTTAAGAAAACAGCTCTACAGTTGTAGAGCTAGGTACAGATTCAGGCAGTAGGTCTTGTGTTTCTGCCTCTGACTCAACAACAGGTTCTGGTTGGCGTGTCAAGCTAGGAAAATACGTAGGCCTGCCTTCAGCAACGATGCTAAACTCAGGGCCAGAGTAGTCTAGTTTAAAAGGCATAGGCTGATCTTCTAACAAACCTTGTACCAACAACAAAGATCCCAGAGCTTGGGCTAAATTGCTAGCTAATAGCTGAGGGCTGGATACTGCTTCTAAAGCACAATCTCCTGGTAGACCATCTTGAGGTCTTGCCCAGTTGTCAGCCACTTCAAAAGGGTGCACGGGAGCTGTTTCTGTGCCTTGTCGCCCGTACCAGAAAGTGTTGCCGGTGTCGTATCCGTTACCAGGTAGAACTAGTACAAAGTCTTGATCAAGCATGCCGTCTAGCTCAACAATGATATGATGCCGGGTTGCATCGTTGTCAACAGCTAGGATTATTAGCAGGTTGTCACTGGGATCCTCTTTTAAACATGCATTTAGTGTGTCTGGAACGAACCAAGACTGATGCACCTTAATATTAGAGTTGATGCTTTCTAGTTCAGCAGCTTTTTCTTGAGCTTTATTCTTGTCGATAGACTCTGGAGTAAAGTCTTGTCTGGTGAGGTTTTTAACTTCAAGTTTATCTTTATCCCAAAAGTGGAGGTTCTCCGTCCCATTTTGGTGGTACTTCAATAGCTTGGCAAGAGGAGCTGCTAAGTAAGAACCTGTACCACCTAGACCTACAAGGTGAACTGCGTCAAATTTCATTTTTCTGGGGATGAACTAAGAACTTTTACTTTTGCACGACCGTTTAAATCGTTCATTTCTACTAAAAACTCCTTAAACTCCAGTAAGTATCTATCAGGTTCTGCAGACAGAACCCAAGCTAATACAAAAGTCTCAGAGCGTACTTTTATGTGGAGTTCTGACGGAACTGCCGACAACAAGTTACTAAAAGAGCTTAAATAAACTCCCACACAAGGTTTGTTAATGCCCTGGACGTTTTGAAGTGTATGCAGTGTTAGCTTCTCAAAGTTGCTAGACAGCTGCTCGTAGTTTTCTAAGGTACCTTTTAGAGTATTAGCTGCTTGAGAGGCTAAATCACGATTGAAACCAGAACCCCAATAAGCCGCCAAAGCTTGTTTAGGATTTTGGGGTAACGGTTGCTTACCCCAACAAATATTTCCGTTAGTGTATACATTAGCTGGTCTATAAGGACTTATATAAGGAACTTGATTATCATCTTTGTAAGCAAAAAGACTGTACTTTCGTCCTTGATCAAAAGCAAAGTGACTACTGCTTGTTCTGCTAGTATACGTAGACATCAAGCATAACGCTGGGACTTTCATCACAGCTACTTTTTGCTCTTCTAGTCCAGAAGCTATGTCATGCCCGGCTGGGCATACTCCTTTTACATGGTTGGTAACGCTTAAACATGCACCCTCAATTTTTTCGGCTAGGAAACTTTGCATTTGATCCAAGTTTAGTGTTATTAAACTTGGATCTGCAGTATAAGCTTGCTCCAGTATCTTGGCAGGAACTGCCAGTTTACTACAAGACTTACAGATTTTAGCACTAAATGCTTCTAGCCATTTAGCAGAGTCTTCTCTTGTAGCTAGTGTTATTCGAGCTGTTCGAGGCTCAGTAACAGTAAATATTTTAGTGGTATATCCTGTGTAGATTTCGTCAGGTTCGTAAGAATCATAGGAGACTATAGCTTTTGTAGTTCCTGACGGAAACGGAATAAACTTGTGTTTACCTCTACATGCTGTTCTTTTAGTGGGTGGTGTATTTTGCTCTGTAGCAAGTACTAGGTTTTCCATTAGTTAAACAAAGTCAGACCAGTCAGGTTCTGGTAATTTAGGTGCGGCGCTTAGTTCAGGATTAGAATCCGTAAAAGTTAAAGTGTATTCGTTGGCTTCTAGGATGCCTCGCCGAATTTCGCTTTCAGGCAAGTAGTCACAAAGATCCTCAATGCTTAGGTAATCTAAGTTGATCAAAATCCCACAAACTACTCGGGCGTATTCGTCAACTAAAAGCGAATCTAAGGCTTTAGCTAGTTTGATTAGGTTCTCTTTTTCGGGAAATACCGAGTCAATAATTTTACCTTCAACTAGATATTCTCCAAGGTCTACAACATATGGATCAATGGAGAAGTAGTGGAGATTAAGGAGCCCGTGAGCAACTAACATAGCGTAAACTATGTCTTTGGCCACAGCTTCTTGTTCAAGGTCGCTTAGTAAAGAAGTTAGCAGTATAAAACTGGTGTCTAAAGGATCTGCGGACCAGTCAGCGCACCAGTCAGCGTCTTCTGTAAAATCTGAGAGTAGTGGTTTTTCAGTTTCTGTAGCCTCACCTGAGGCTTGGGGGGTTTCTTCAGCTGAAAGATAATCGTGTTTTACTAAAGCATCAAATACTATTTCTGGGTAAGTATGCTTAAGACTCTTCAGTATTTCTGCTAAGTCAAACGCTACGCTGCTTAACAGTTGCGGCCTGCCAGTAACAGTTACTGTTTTGCTAGGTTGGTATTGACTTATTTCGTTAAAGTTTTCTAGTAAATCAGAGAAATCGTCTAGCTTGGGGTTAATGCCAGGAGTCCAACTGTAAGGGGCGTTTCTAAAAGAGTGTTTGCGAGTACGACGACGCAAATTAGGGTATGAATAAGGGCTAGCAGTGTGGTAGGTAAAGCTTTCAGCCTTTACTGAGTTACGCACGTCTTGAGCCCTTTTAACATAGGTTTCTACTTCTGTTGCATAGGGTACTGTTTCAGAATCTTTAAACCTGGCTACCAAAGCTTGGTTTATTGCCACCGGGATATCGCCAGTTTCTAGTACGTGAGTAGGTGGTACTAAGAAACGTGCGCGATTTATTACTATAGACGCTTTGATGTCGTAGCTGTCAGACGTAATGGATCCAATAACAAAGTGCAAACCTGGTACGGTCAGTTCGCCTCGATCGTCTTTGGGACTAAAAAAAGCAGACATCGTGTTGTGAGAATGGCTGCTGCCGGCGTGCACCCAACCTGCTGGTGGGAATATATCGTGATCTTCGCCAGTTTCTAGATCACAGCATGGATGAGTTACTGCTTCAACAGCAGCTTGTGTAATAATTTGCTTAGGTACTAGGATTTTCCAGACTTTAACATTTGTTTCAGACCGCAGCAGTAAGACTTGTACTTCGTTAGTGTCAATTGTAGAGTTAGCTGCTAGGTTGGAGATGTACTTACGGTAAAAAGTTACGATTCGACGTAAGTCTACTAGTGGAACTTTGTCAAAGTCGGGTTTTATCCAGAACCTACTTAAGAGGTCTTTCGTATCTATATCTTTACCTTTAGGATCGTCGATAGCTCTATACCAGCTCCCCCAATATTCCGAAGTTATTAGCTGTAAACACCCACTTTTAGTCCTAACAAAAGGTTCTATTGCTGCAGTCTTACTCTCAGTTGTACTCATTTAGCTGTAAAGTGTGATACTAATCGCTGTACTTTGTTTTAAGTAAAGCTTACATTAAACGAATAGCAGCTAGTATCTAGACCTAGTTCCTGTGTAGTAAGTACGTGAAGTGAATGGATTTCTCCTGAAATCCATTTTTTTAAGAAATCTGCCCTTGTTTTTGAGTAGAAAGATTGTTCTTCGTGGAAGAAATCCCACAAGTTAGTAGAACCTTTTGATTGATTGCAGGCTAAACATGCTGGTACTAAGTTAGAGCTAAGATTTTGGCCACCTCTGTGCTTAGGCTTGACGTGATCTAGACTTTGAGCTGGTTGACCGCAGTAAGCACATTTGTGGTCAAATGCAGTAAAGATAGCTTGACGATGTTGATACCTGACTTTTTTCTTGTCTAAGTAGTCAGAAAGAGTTAAGCCGAGCCCATCATTCATACGCTTTGCTAACGTATACACCTAGGTTAACCGATATAGTAGTTGGTAAAAGGACTGTTGTACTGTTAGTCTCTATAGAGGCAAGTTAATTAGTTAGATGGGTACTCCCAGAGACTTTGACGTAACACGTATCGTATCCCGGTCTAGTGGGATACCTAACCGTGTGCCTAGTACTACTACTCCTGAAGACTTATATCGCGGCGAAGTTACGGTTAATCACGGGACTTCAAACCCTAGCTTGATAGCTAGTTCTGTAGGTTTATTTTTAAGAGTTGGTACAGGTGCTTCAGAAAATGTATCTGACAAAGTAGTAAGAGTTGGTCCGGCCTACGTTACCACTGATGCAGTAAGTACTACCGCTCCGGGAATTGAGTTTACTAACAACTCTGCAAAATTAAGTCAAATAGGCCAGCTGTGGTTAAGGAAAACAGATGGTGCTTTTTTTGTTAATGACGGAACCGTTTGGTACAAGGTTACTCCGGTAGACGCTACCCAAACAGAAGCTGGTTTAGTTCGTTTAGCGACTTTAGAAGAAATAAAAGCTGGAGTTTCTGAAACTACGGCTGTAAACCCAGCAGGGTTAGCTGATTGGGCAACAGCCTCTGGTTTTGTTACTTTACGTACAGAATCAAATGAAATACACGTAGATCAAACTATAGGTGACGATTCTATTGAAAATGACGGTTTAGATCCAGCCAGACCTTTTTTAACTCCTGAGCGAGCTTTAATAGCTTCAGCTTTAAGGTCTTACCGAGCAGGTGCAGATAATGATTTGTATGATCAAGATACTATTTTGGTACACTCTGGTGACTACCACTTAGACAACCGACCAGGAGTAGTGAGCTATTCAGCTCTGCCTCGGTTATCCCCAACTGATACGGGCCCTATTAATCCTCAGTTGTTAAGTGGATTGGTCACTGGCATTAATTTAGTTACTGGTGTACTAAACCTTGCTAATGCTGTAGCCGAAGGCCTGTATCCTCGTCAGCAGATTTTCAGTTCTTCTGGTGGCTCAGCTATAGTAGTTGCTGTTGACAACTTTACAGTTACTGTGCGTCGCATGAAAGGCGTATGGTCTATAGGAGATTCAGTTAGTTACCCTAATTATTCTGTATTTAACCCTATCAAGGGTGGTTTGATTACCCCTCGGGGCGTGTCTATAGTGGCATTAGACCTCAGGAAAACTAAGTTTCGTCCCAGGTATGTCGGTAACTTTACTGATTGGCTAACCGACCCTGGTTGTTTTGGTACTGGTAGAACTAGTATTTTTAAACTAACCGGAGGGTCATACCTATATGGTTTTACTTTTACTGACAATGCATTTCTTCAGAGTAGCCATCACCTTTGTGGGTGTGCAGAATTTGCAACTGCAGAAGAACTAGCAGGTTCAGACTCTAGTTATTATTCTAAGATTTACCAAGTGTTAGGGTTAACACAATCTCCTAACGTAGTTTTAGCTGACTTTCAGGCTAATGCAGCTGAAACGCAAATAGTTGCTTCTACTGCTAGTAATCAAACTTTAGACGCAAACGGTTTTCTAGGTGTAGATACTGCTGTATATGCGAGTCCATACGTTTTTAATTGTTCGGTACGTTCCAGATTTGGACTTAATGGGTTAGTAATAGATGGAGCTAAAGTCACAGGCTTAAAGTCGATGGTTACAGCTCAGTTTACTAACGTAAGCTTGCAGGCTGACACCCGAGCTTTTACTACCGATAATACTCTACCTGGAAACAAAAGGTATAAACCAGAGTGGAGACATCGAGCTTTTAGGGCCACTAATGGCGGCTATGCACAAATTGTTAGTTGCTTTGTGGTTTGTTCGGCAGTTCATTACGAAGTAGAGAATGGAGGTGAGCTTTCTATTACCAATAGCTGCTCTAACTTCGGTGACTTATCTCTAGTAGCTAGTGGCTTTGCGGCGCAACCTTTACCCCAAGACTCAGGTTCTTATGTAGATACTATAATTTTACCTAAAGCTATAGATTCAACGGTACTTAACATACCTATTCTAAGCTTTAAGTTAAAAACTAGCACTAATCTAGATATTAATACTCCGACTAAGCTCTACGTAGACTCTCAGCCTAGTGAAGACCGTATAGCTCCTTTTACTTACTTGCCTGGAGAAAGGTTGTATGTGACTGGAGAAGATGGTACCGAGTACTCCGCTACTTTGACCAGTACAGCTCCTCTATATTCTCAAGATTCAAATGGCTGGTTTTTTAACACTTTAGCTACTAACAACGGTATATATAACAACCGTGCTTTAGTTGAAGATTTTCCTGTAATCATTAAGCGCAGTCCTGACCAAAGAGAACAAGATGACCGCATTTTGTGGCTAAAATTAGAAGGTCTTTCTGCTGCTAACAAACGCCGGCCTTTAGAAAACTTTGTTTTGCAGCTTGATCGGCAGCTAATGGGCTTACAGCTAACTACGCCTGTTTTTGTAGCTAGCGTAAAGACTACTGATTTTCAGGGAACTGCTCTACCTTTAGGTACTTATTATATAGCCCTAATGTTGGCAGGTTCTACAAACGAACCATTAAGTGGGCTATATCCTGAAATAAACGTTGACGACCCTGTATCCAATCCAGCTACTTCGGCTACTTATAGAGCTTTAGACACTATACTTACCGAAATAGGTTTGCCTTTATCTACTAGAACAGCTTTGCTGCAAGCAAATACTAGAGAAGTGAGTTTGCCGGCCAGGCTATTTACTAACTTACATCGTCCTTCCACTATAAGATGCACTGGACACACTTGGGAATGGCAAGGATACTTAAATTACTCTTCGGCTCTACCCCTGTTTCAGGATAAAGTTTTTACTTTTCAGCAGTCAATAGCTCGAATAAAAAAAGAGTCTTTTGGCGGTCGGGTTTATAACACAGGTATGGATCAAGATGGTAACTTTATCATCGGTCAACAAATCATAGACTTAAAGACGGGTAAGCAAACTGACCTGGGTAGCTCTACAAGTTCTGACAGTAAGATTTTTAAGCGTTTGACAGTTACTGAAAGACTACTTTTGTTCCCTAATGCCACTTTAGATCTTAGGTCTGCCAAGTTTGCTTTTAACTCTCTTACAGATTTTGAAACGCCAATATTGGCTTCTAACAATTGGAAGCTATACGCTACTACGCAACGCGCTGGTTTTGTTCAGTTAGCTACCGCGCTTCAAGCTTTAGCCGGAACGGACCAAAAAGCTGTACTTACTCCTTTTACAGCTGTTTCTTTAATAGATGACAGAATTCAAAATTTTTCAGATTTTAGTACTGGAGATACGTTACTTTTTTATCAAGCTGCAGCGCCTTTAAATTGGACACAAGTAACTACACACCAAAACAAAGCTATAAGAGTGGTATCTGGACCTGGCGGTGGCTCATCTGGTACTATGGACTTTACTAGTGCCTTTACTAGCAGAACTGTACCCCTAGTAAACCACAACCACGGTATTAACGACCCGGGACACTCTCACTCTTATACGTATAAGGAACAATCTAGTGATCCAGGTCCGGGTACAGGTACTGGTGCAGCTTCTCTTGTTACTAGTTCAGGAAGTACTGCTAGCAATAGCACGGGCATTCTTATTCAATACGCCTCGGCCACTCAGACTACTTCTAATACAATGGACTTTGCAGTAAAATATATTGACGTAATACTTTGTTCCAGAAACTAATGAAACTAGAAGCTGGTAAATTTTGTCCCCTTATAAAAAAAGACTGTGTTGGCTTACAATGTGCTTGGTTTACCCAAGTCAGAGGAACTAATCCAAACACTGGTGAAGAGGTAGACGATTGGGCTTGTGCTGTTGCATGGCTGCCTACTTTGGTGATTGAAAACGCCAACAAACAAAGGCAGACAGCTGCTAGTGTAGACGCATTAAGGAACGAAGTAGACCAAACTCTTAGCAAGACTAGTAGAGCACTGTTGTGTGCTTTTCAAGGTTCACCTAGTATTGAACCAGCCAGTGTAAAAATCTTACCCTAAGCCATTATGCTTATTTGTTTAAAGCCTAGGCAGAAATTAGTTTTCATAGGAGATGATTGCGTAAAAGACCTTGACTTTAGCAGCGTTCCTAAAGATGTAAACAGTGTAGAGTTTGACCAAACTAGGGGTTTAGGGGTAGTAGCTAGAGTAGTTGCTGATGAGTTAGTTCTAGAGGACTTGGAGTCTCTTGAAGACTACGAAGTTATACTAAATCAGGCACTCTTGGCACTAGAGGCTAAAAACAACCCTAAAACTTACTACTCTACAGTAGATAAGCCAGAATTAAAGTTAGGTGCACCGGTAGTAGTTACTAGTGTAGGTTGGCCTCAACCTGCAGATACCACTGAAGAAGTACCTTCATCAAAACCAGATGAATATTCTGAGTTGTACTGGACAGGCCAGCATTTTATATGGTCGTGTTTTTCACCTAGCCTTAAACTATCAGAAGCTAAGCAAAATTTTTTGTTGGAGCTCAATAAACAAGCTTATGAAATACTGCAACCTACTGATTGGTATGTTGTTCGACAACTAGAGACTAACCAGTTAATTCCAGAAAGTGTCACTTTATGGAGAGCGTCGGTCAGGTCAGCTGCTCAGGCTAAAATTAGTCAAGTTCAACAAGTAACTAGTAAAGTAGCTTTAAACACTCTAGTTAAATCTGAAGCTTTTAGGTCTTGGCCGCCAAACCCTTAAATTAACTGCGAGTTAACACCATGCCTAACGAATTTATCCTAAAAGAAACTCATACATCTAATCGCGTACCGCGATTAAGTGAGTTTGCAAGAGCTGAACCTGTAGTTAACCATCGTTCAGGGGCAAACCTAATAAGAACTTCTTTAGGTTTGTTTTTAAGAGTAGGTTCAACTGCGGTTACAAATCCTTCAGATAAAGTCATTCGTATTGGAAATACTTACATAGGTAATTCAGGTTTAAGGCCAGACCAGTTCCAGGACGGCGGAACTTTAGACTATACAGGTGAGCTTTGGTACCAACCAGACACTAAACAGTTTTTAGTAAACACAAACGGTACTACAGAAGGATGGGAAGCCGTAGTTCCTGCAAATGTAGTAGTCAGTAATACCGTTTTAGGGACTAACCGTATAGAAAATATGGTTTTTTGCACTCAAGCTGTTTATAACACTTTAACTACCGATCCCAAAACCCTTTACTTTATTGTTTAGGGGCGTAAACGTAGTTCATTCAAGCGTTCCTGAGTTTGTTCTTTGTTAGATTCGTGTTCTTTTTTGAGCGTATTTAGTTCTGTTTTGAGTTCGTTTACCGTAGCTGTTAAAGATTTTATTTCTTGAGTAGCTGAATTAAGTTGCAGAGAGACTTGCCATGCAAACGAAAAGCAACCTATTAGAGCTGTAGACACAACAATTATGCCTATGCCGTAGGCAAGATACTTTAACTCGCCTGTTACTGCAACTTCTTTAGGCTCGTCTGCCACGGTTGTGCAAGCGTATATTATCAGTGTATCTGTAGTTAGTTAAGCTTTAAGACTTAAGACTTAATCAAAATTCATCTACGTCTTGTGGTAATGAAAAAATTTCTAAATCTGCGCCATTTTCACTTTCTTCTATAGCCGTTGCTAGTAAGCACTGTATTTCCCTAAGGACAGCTGTAGTCTTAAACTTTTTGTAGTCTCTGATTAACGCTCTATAGTGAGAACCTGGAGCTGATGAGTCTTTTAAAAGAGCTAGCAGAGAAAATCCTGCAAAAGGGTCTTCCGATTCAAAGTATGAATGAGTTAACCCTGAAGCAAAACCCCAAGCATTACATTCTTCTACTTCTTCTTGAGAAGAGCCATAAGTAGCTAAAGGATGATGATACATACAACAGCCCACTACTTATGAGTCTACTTCAAGTTTTGTAACCTCAGTTGGTTTGTATGTAACTCCGCTTTTTCCCATTAAGGTATTGCGCTTAAGTTTAGGGTGATGTTTTTCATGAAACAAATGGGTTTCTTTTAACTTTTCTAATGCCCTGCGTTCTATTTGTCTTACTCGTTCAGTAGTAATATCTAGGGCTACTCCTATTTCTTTTAGAGGTACGGGATACTCTAGGTCTATACCATAACGCTTTTTGATTATGTAAGCTTCTTGTTCTGTTAACCCTTTAAGGAGTTTTTTGATATAAACGGCGTTTAATTCTCGCTCGACTACTTCTTCAGGTGTTGGGGTAATCTCGTCTATTAAAAAGTCTCTTAAGCAACTGGTTCCTGTAGAATCGCTCAACAAGGAGTCTGTCGACCTAATTACTTTCGAGTACTGCATTAACTTTAGCACTTTATTTATAGGTTCTTCTATAAAAGAGGCAATTTCAAAGATGCTTGGTTGTCTACCGTTTTGTTGTGACAGTGTTCGAGTTGCCTTTTTTATTTTATTAAGTCTTTCAAAGATATGTACTGGTAAACGTATAGTTCTGGAATGTAAAGCTACTGCTCGGGTAATGCCTTGTCTTACCCACCAAGTGTTACCTGTTAAGAATATTCTGCCTTCCGGAGTCCTAGCAGTCCAGGTACCTAGTTCAGTATTAGGACACCAAACAGGTGCGCTGCCACAAGCTTTTATGGTAGGAGGGCTGAAAATTTGAGAGTAAGTTTTCTGGTTAACGTTTTCAACATCTTCTATAAAAAGAGAGCCCGGACCGTTAAACTCTACTGTCCACTCTACTGTTTGTTCGTTGACTCTAACTTTAGAGTGCCCTTCTAAAAAAGCACAAAGTGCTAAAGCTTGCGTTTCCTCAACAGAACGAGGTCTGCTTGAGTTACACCACACTTCAAACCAGGCCTTACGTGCCGCTGGTTTTAGACTTAGTACTAGATCAGATAGGCTGGCATTGTCCGGTTGATCTTCTTTAGGTTTGCTGACTGAAATTACTTCGGCTATCCAAGCAGCTTCCTTTGCAGTCATTGGGTTATCTCCACCGACAAAACTAGCAGAAGTTACTAACCTGGTAGAGTCTTTTTTAAAGTCAATTTCTTTTAGTGGTATTAGCTTTGTAGTACCTTCGTCATTCACAATCCATTTATGTTGGCCAGTACACTCTACTGACCACTTGGAGTCTCCAAAGGTTACTAGAGGAGCTTTGCCATAAACTTTGCTTCCTAAAATGCGTGTCCACTTACTTACGCCTTGATCGTATCCAATGGTTTGATCACCAGGTTCAAGTTCGTGGAACTTTAACCAGCCTCGTTGAGTAAGTATCTCAGTAGTTAAAGGTACACAAGCGTAGGTAGAGAACTTAAACCCCTTTTTAGGGTCAAACTTTTCGACTGCCCGGTTAAGACCTATAGTGCCTTCTTGAACTAAATCAACCATAGACACGCCACGATTGGTGTATCTTTTAGCTATAGAAACTACTAATCGTAAGTTGTGCTTGATCAATTTATCTTTAGCTCTTTTAGCTTTTATTAGAGTGCGTTGTAACTCTTTTGTTGTTAGTCCGGCAGCATTAGCGTGTTCTTCTAGAGTCTGGATACCCGAATTTTGTTTTTTGATGCTTAAAAGTTGTTCACCCAGCTGAACTAGGCTTCCAAGTTCTTGTTCGTCTTTTTTACTGAGGAGCTCAAACCTACCGATTTCTTTTAGATAAGCTCCAAAACTGTCCCTAGAAAGCCTAGCCATATTTTTAGACAAGTAAACATACAATAGCACTCTGTGTTACCAGAGTGCTAAGTATGCTTGGTTTTATTTCAGACTGACTGAAAACCGCCTTTACTATCTGGCTGGCCCTTAGTATCAACAGAAGTGCTAAGAACAAAAGACATCCCAGGTTTAGGGATAAATGAGGGTTCGATAGACTCTCCCCCACGGCGGTAGTTTAGTCGAGAAGCATCGCGACTAAAACCTAAGTCGTCTGCTCGCAGAGCAGCGATTTGGGCCAAAGTCTTGCCAGCGTAGGTAGACAGCGTAAGGTCTACGTATACAGTTTCGGTTCCATATTTTAAGGAGATTTGCCTTGTGCCATCAAAAGAGCTGACTGCGACGGCTTCATCTGTAAAGTCTTCCTCTTCAAAGGAAGCTGAGGTCTCAAAGAGGTTTGGCATAGAAAAAGGGGGTGCAACCCCCTATAACGTGGGTTGGGTCTAATCAGGCAGCTTTTACTTTAGGATACAGTGACTCCAGGGTGTTACGGGTAAGGTTACTTTCATGGGTAGTAATGATCATTCTTTGGATCTTAATGTACATCCCAAACTGGCCGGGGTAGTAGCTGACCGTACCGTACGCACCAACAAGGTCGGACCAGAACGGATAGCTATTTTCAAGTGCTCGGCTAACTGCTTCTATAATGACTGAGGTGTCTACCGTTGTACCGTTAAATACAGTTGCAACATCAGCAGCGGTTACTGCTTCGTCTAAGCCAGTACGAAAGAACTTAGGTTCTTCTAGTACTGAATTGGCGTTTTGGCCGCTAAAGTTAACGGTTACTTTCTCAAAACCAGTTGTAGTTAGTTGGGAGCTCAAGCGAGTAAGAGCTTCCAAACGGGGGTTGTTCATTTCAGGTGTAATGGAATTGGTGGACATGAGTTTGCTCCAAGAGTAAGTAAATTATGGCATACCGGCCTTGCTAAAGCCAGTTCACCTAACTTTACCAGACGCTATACTTTGTTTTAATTAAGTGAGTTTAGTTGAGTTTTAACTCTTTGGCATTCTGAGTTAGGGAGTCTACACTAGTGACAGCTGCGGGAAGTTTATGTCGTTACCTAATCCTTTACTATTAGGTTTATCCGTATCTTTGGTTATTGCAATTACAGGAGCTTCTGTAGTGGCTTACAGCAGTGAGAAATTTGCCGTTCAGTATGGCCGTATAGTAGAAATGGTAGTGTCTGGATCTTTAGGTGCTGTCGCCGGTGGTGGCGCAGTGGCTTTAAGCTTATCTAAGAAAAAGTCCTCTTTGGTACCAGAAGAGACTCTCGATAGTTAGTCAATTCGGGTGTACGTAACTGGGGCTAGGTTGTCTCTGCAAGAACCAAATAGTATCTGTGCTGCCCCACACGAAAGGTCGAGACGGTTTAGCTCTAGTCGGTCATTGATTCTTAGATTTACCGATCTACCTCGGTAACTAACACGGTATTTACCAAAAGGTAACCAGGGATGAGCTGCGGAAAGCCCATAATAACGAAACAGTTCTCCTGAAGCTGTAGGTCGACCGTTATACCAAGGGTGGTAAATACTGGCTATAACTGTTGAAGCTGTAGCAGGTTTGGCTGCGGTTAAGACAATTACAAAAGCAGTAAGTAGTTTGATCATCAATACAAACAGAATTTGATTTTAAGCGGGGAACAGTCTTTGCTGGGTGTTGATTGACTTTGTGTGTAAATTTTAACCAAATTCTAGGCAGCCTCTTTTTGAAGCAACCCAACTAGCGTGTTGCCATTCTATGTACTTGTTTATAAAATACTGGGCTGTTTCTAGGTTTTCGCAGTGCAAGTTATTTAGCTCAGGCCAAAACCTAACAAAGTCTTCGTATAAAGACTTACATACTGTTGATCCCAAGAAGGTTTCTACGGAAGAGCAAGTTAGTAATACGTAAAAATAATTGTTAGGTGTGCAAACAGCTAAAAAGTCTCTTAAGCTACATTTATGGCATAACAGACAAAGGCTTTCTCTCCAGGCTTCAAACTGTGATTCGGTACCTACAGTAAATTGGTACATAGCTGAGGCTTGATAATGGCGATTAGCTACACAAGGTTTTATCCATTCTGCATGGCATTTATTGTGGGTGTTAAAAACGTGTGTTTCAAACTCGTGGTTGATACACGCTTTCTCTGTTATTTTCTTTAGTCGAGAGAAAGCATAAACTTCTATCATTATGACGGCGCAAGTACTTCCCATTCTATCTGATCTTCGGGTTGTTTAAGGTTAGAAAAGATTTTCCCCGAAGAAACGGCCTCGCCTTTAGATGCTAGAAAGATACTACTGTAAGTTTTTCCAGAAATTCTGGAGCGGTAAAACCATCGTGGAGTTAATCTACCTGTGTAGCCAATTACTAAATCTTTAGACAGTCGGCCGTTGCGTTTAGAAATAACCCAATAGATTAACCAGCGACTAACACCAAAAGCTGCTGCTGCAGACGCAGCGTTAGGATAAATGTTTCCCTTAGAATCTTTGATTTCTTTAGTGCTTCCCCGCCCAGCTGGTGTGTTGCGGGTAAATGTTATAGCTGTAACCCGTTCAACTTTATGACTGGCAGTAGGTTGAACAGCTGTTAGTTCGGTAGACACTGCAGCTGCAGCTGTTTTATAAGAATTTTCACTGCGCTTTACAAACTCTTTTATACCTACGTTGGCTGTAGCTTTGGTGCTTTTTGTAGGTGAGGTTTCAGCTTTTCCTTTACGCAGTTTAGGCTGGTTAACAGAAATAGTCTGCTTAGTTCTGCTAGCTACTGCTTTTTGATGCCAGTTTTTGGTAATTCTATTAAGTTCTTTTGTATTTAACGCTAGGGTTTCTTCTAGCACTAATACCGCTCGAATTTCTCTGGTACTGCTGTTTGCTCTTCTAACATCAGCTGAGGGTACTTCAAGAGGTACACTATATCCAGAGGGAAATCTGAGTGTTGCTTTTGCTGTTAATGGCATTGTACTGCTGGGTCTGTATGAATATTTATTCCGTACGGTTTACTTTGTTTAGTCTGTGCCCGTGGTTCTGAGTCATTTACTAAGTGCTCCTGAAAGTTTTAAGGTTAGACTGCTTGTAGTAGGGTCGATTAACAATGATTACTCCAGGTACGCTGCCCTTAACTATTTATCGAAAGTCAACTTTTGACAGACTTCTAAGGTTTAAGGCTGCAGGAGTTCCTTTAAACCTTAGTGGCTATGTAGTTCTAGCTCAGTTGTGGGATTTAGACCGTACCTATAAAGTTGATTCTTTTCAGATTCTACGAGGGCCAGATGAATCAGGTGAAGTTACTCTTTTTTTAAGCTCTGCTCAAACTAGCAACTTAATTAACTCTGGAGTCTACGACGTTAAGTTGATAGAACCTTCAGGTCGAGAGTATTTTTGGTTAAAAGGTCGGTACACTATTAAAGAGGGTTTAACTGACGACTGATGTCTACAGTACAAGTAATCCAGGGAGACAACCCTCAGGTTGAAGTAGTTGAAGTAGGGGACCTTCAGGTTGAAGTAGGTGATCTTCAAACTCAAACAATTGAGCTCTTGGTGCCAGGTCCTCAAGGACCCGCAGGACTTTCACCTTTTATTTATCTGCAGCCCATTCCTACTACTACTTGGGTTATTAACCACGGGTTAGGTTATCGTCCTAGTGTTGAGCTAATTAATGCTGGCAGCCAGGAAATTGATGGTGAGATTTCTCACCCTACAGTTAACCAAACTGTAATTACCTTAAACCCAGCTACTGCTGGGCAAGCCCGACTTATTTAAGTTGTCCTCTTAACTACCTAAGTGTTATGCCAAGACCACAAAACGCTAGTCTAGACTTTCTAAATGCTAACCTTCCGATTAACCTTCCGGATCCTGTAAATCCTGGTGATGCGGCAAACATGAGGTTTGTCTTGGCTCAAATTGAAGGTTTAGGGCCTAAAGACAATGTTCGTGTTAAGAGTACAGCTAATGTCAACCTTGCGGCACCTGGCTCTTCACTAAATGGAGTTACTTTTGCTGTTGCAGGTGTAGATCGTGTACTGTTAAACGATCAGACCATTGCTTCTGAGAACGGGCTTTATATATGGAATGGGCCGTCAACTGCAATGACTCGCTCGTTAGATGCTAATACTTTAGAAGAGTTAAAATCAGCAGTTGTTACTGTCGATGAGGGCACTAGTGCCGGAACAACTTGGAGGCAAACCACTGTAAGCGGTACTTTGGGAAGCGTTGGTATTGCGTGGGTACCTTTCGGCAGTGTTTCTCCTCCTGCTTCTGAGACAACTTCTGGTGTTGTAGCTGAAGCTACTCAAGCTGAAGTTAATGCTGGCACGGTCAATGGTAAGTTTGTTTCTCCTGGTAAGTTGGGAAATTGGTCTGGTCGTAAGCTTAAAGCTACTGCTGATATAGGTGATGGCAGTGGGTTAATTTGGGTTGTAACTCATGGGTTTAATTCTTACGATGTTATAAGTGGGGTTCGCAAAAACAGCGGTAGTAGGGCAAGTATTGATTGTAATATGGAAGCTACTTCTTTAAATGCTGTTACTTTCACTTTTGAAGGAGTTGTTCCAGCTGTCAACGAATTTAAAGTAACCATACTGGGTTAATAATGGATCTTCGAGGTGGACTGTTAATTAACGGACAGCCTGGTACACCTGGGCAAAGTCCTACACGCCAGCCTGACGGTTCACTTGCTTGGGGAGGAATATCCGTCTCCCTGGCCGGCCCAACCGGCTGGACTGCGCAATCCACGAATACTAACGGCAGCGTGTCCCTCACGTTTGCGCTACCGGCCGGCCAGGCCCTGCTGGCGGCGGCGGACAAGACCGTGTGGGACGCGGCGGCGGTTCTCGCGGGGACGGCTGTGCAGCCAGCGGCGCTCACTTCGGCATTCACCGATCACCTGGCCGCACAAAGCCATCTTACCTCTTCTCAAGTTCGGCAACTGTTTAGTGGCACAAGACCGCTGTCGTACAACCCCGTAACCGGCGCGCTCTCATGGGCCGCCACCGGGTTGTCGTTTGAACAAACAGGAAACAGTCTTAATTTTATTTCATTAGTCCCACAGACCCAGCCACCCTCAACTCCTGCATCAGGTTTTACCGTATTCTCTGACGCAAATGGTAGATTTTCATGGGTTGGCGCGAATGGTTTTGCCCGAACGTTTGATGCAACTGGCATAACCGCCCCTCGTGTGTGGGTGCCCCCAAATCGATCAGGCAGCCTTGCGCTCACTGATGATTATCAGCCGTTCGCCTATCGTGACGATGCAACTCCGCTAACCGCGAGCCAAACGGTTGCACTTCTCACGATGCCCTGGCCATCCACGGATGAGGTTTGGGCGCTTCCTCGCTGGACGTTGCTGACAGCACCATCTGGCGCCGCGTGCGTTTTCGATATTCAGCGCCTTATCAGCGGTGTCTGGACCTCGATTTACAGCACAATGCCTCAGATCGCTGTTGGAGCAACATCAAGTGATGGCACGGCCGGAACGTTTTCGGCGACGTTTGCCGCAAGCCCACGGTTTGAATCTCAGATGTCAATAAGGTTTATGTGCACACAAATCGGAACCGGCTCTGGCACTGCGGCAGGAGCTGGACTGCGCTGGAATGTGCCGGTGAGGGCTGTTTATGGCTAGATCGTTGATTTGGGTTCAGCAAACACAAGAATTCTTTCTAAATGTTTTTCCCGGCGCGGCTATTGCGCTAAGCCTAGAAAACTTATCTTTGACATATACTGGGCCGGTTGTTCGAGTTAGAAGAAGTAGCGACAATACGTTATCAGACTTTACCGCAGCGCAAGTCATCAATGGTCAGCTTGCTACATGGGTAGGCGCAGGCAATAATGGATTCGTGTCGATCTGGTATAACCAGGCCGGTAGTTCAAATGCAACACAAAACACAAATTCCGCACAGCCGCAAATAATTCTAAACGGAAACCTTATTACGGAAGGTGGCAAGCCAGCGCTGTCATTTAATGGAACAACTCAAAGATTTAACCTGCCAGTCACTAGCTTCAATCTTAATAACCTTAGCGCAAATATAATATGCAGAAACGCAGACAACAGTTCTGCAATTAGACTTGCATTTGCCAATCCAGATAACGCAAGCAGCCAGGCACGACTATATCTTCCTTATATTGGGAATAACAATATATTAGTTAGCTACAACACCTTAAATCCTGCTTTTAGTTTTGGAGCATCAGGCTTTTTATTAAGGTCTCTTTATCAATTAAATGCCGGATCAAGAGTTTATGCAAGTAAAAACAACAATACCCTTTCAGACATAGCATCTGGCAATGTTTCAGAAACTGGAACTAATTTAAGTCTTGGGTCATATAGCAGGGATGGCATTATTGGAAACTATTGGCTTGGAACCATGCAAGAATTTATATTTTACACCACAAATCGATTTTCTCAGCAGCCTGCTATGGCTGCAAACATTAACTCTCGCTATTCAATCTACTAATGAATTGCATTCTTTACGACCGCGAATCTCAATCCCTTGAAAACTACCCATCTGGGGTTAATACCAGTCGACCCATGGCGGGCCTGGACAGAACCAAATACCTAACCCTTCAGCTCATAGAAGTTGATCCGCCCGAATACGATCCAGCGACTCATCAGCTTTTGTCCGAGTCGATCATTACAATTACCGACGAATTGGCGGAGATCAGTGGCACCGCTATCTTTGACTGGAGAATTGAGGCTTTGCCGCCACCACCTCCTGTTCCTGATTTTGCTCAATTTCAACAGGCAATCAGAACAGAAAACGGTTTTACTGCGGCGTTTCAGACTGCATTTCACCGGGATCCATTTGCAGCGGCTTCTCTAACTTCAAGATTTGATGATTTCAGGAAAGATGGTGACTTTGGCCCATTTCTTCAGTCGATGATGCTTGTTCTTGAATCGCTGCCAATAGAACAAGCCGCTGAGATTGGCTCGGAGCTGCTGGCTCTTGCAATAAAGTGTCACATGACCTCAGCCTTTATAGCAGCCGTAGAGGCTGCACTCTTTCCGGGTCAGACGCTAACTTCTCCATAAAACTCCGCCATGCCCCCTGTACCGCTTCCAGTCAAGCATTGGCACAATCTCCGGCATATAACACATGCCTGCGCTAGGCTGGGCGAGTGTTCCCGCGCGTTTGGAGGCGTTATGGCGGGCGAGTCGCCGACACCACAGGTACAGCCGCGATAACGGCTGCCAGTATTCGCGCAGCGAGGGGGCTGAATAGTGTAAATCTTGATTCTCAATTTGCTGTCATTCCAACAACACCCGCCCCAGATGTGACGGTTGTGGCGGGTGTTGTTCGAGCGGATTTAGAGCGTGCTGGCGGCACGATTCACCCTAACATCGGCACAGGTGCGAACAGAGCTGACTCCAGAGTTGACCAGGATGAGCAACTGCGCAACTGTTTATACAACGGGTGCACAGCTCGCTCAGGCGCTTAATTCCACGCCATAGAATGCCGCTATGGCTCCCACACTGCTCCCTGGCAATCCCCAGCGCACACCACGCATGCCGCTGCGTCCACAGCAGCTATGGCTCATCCCCCACTCAAATCTGTTTGGCATTTGTAGAACATCTTTGCGATGCTACAAAAGTTAGGACGGAAAACGGTCGGTTATTAATGGGTTCAGTTTAGTCTTTGCAAACTAAACCTAACCAAAAACGCTTTTTTGGGGCTCTTAAAAAGGTTTACACTTATTCCAGCAACTTTGATAGCATGGTAGGTCCTACCCGTAAACCCCAAGAGTTTGGATTTAAAAAAGGTGACTCTCACCTTTTAGCTAATGATGTGACAGAACGCTTAACGGCGTACTCTTTTGAAGGCAAAAAGCTTTGGGATATTCCCGCACTTTGCAGAGGACAACTTAGTAACTGGAAAAACAATTCAGGAGATACTCCTCCTGGTTTATATAAGCTAGGGCAAGTTTTTAATGATTACGCTAGAGTTGGTGACCATCCAGCTTTTGATCGTACGCTGCGAGCTTATGGTTGGCTTACTTTTGATATGGTGGACTTAGAAGGTAATGAAGATTCTAATGACCGGGCTGGTATTTGTTTACATGGTGGCGGTACAGCTAACGGTTGGCCTGCTGCTTGGGCACCTAAGCAACTCCTATACCCTACCTTGGGGTGTATACGTATCCACAACGTAGAACTTAGGGACAAGGTTTTGCCGTTAGTAAAACAAGGTACAGTGTTTGTATCAGTCTTTCAATAATTTCTACCTTTGTTCTAAAACACCCGTTTACGGGTGTTTTAATTGTATTTTGTTTTTGTACCCATTTTTGTTTTCAGGCAAAGCGTGAGGTCGCTGTTAGCAGCGACTTTGTGCTAAGCCTCTTTTGGTGAAAATACGCATTCCTATTTGCAAACGTCGTGGTCTATTCACCAAGCTTCACCCCATTGGCTGTGATGGTTTGGTAGTTTATGGCAGTCCGCAGTACTGATGCTGTGCTGCAGGGGGCATTTGGTAGAAAGCTGTATGTGTTGTTGCACTTTCATGCCAGTATAACATTTTTAAGTTTTCCTGATCGTTTTCGACGATCCACAACGCAACGTGTGGTAGATTTTCTTCTTGCTGTTCTGGTGTTAAAGGGTCCGACCAAACTTCAGGAATGTGTGGCAGTTTAGGTAGACCTATTGTGGTTAGTTTAGTTGGGCGGCAGCTGCATTAGTCATTTGGTTTGGCTAAGTGGTTTTCAACTTGTTTGAGTAATTCTGGTATTGTGCTTTCGTTTTCAAAGAAAGCGTCGAATACGCTAAGGTGCTTGTGGAAGTTACCTTCGCTGGCGTGATCTAAGTCACCATTACAAACAGCTGCGTTTAGGACTTCCAGCCGGCTTATGTACCAAGTCTGGGAATCCTTTTGGTGTGTAAGAACCCTGGGGTCTTTAGTTGCTTCCCACTCTGATAGGAACCTAAGGTCATCTACTACTATCTTTTGATCTCGGCTTAGGGCTTCAGCCGCTTTTATTACCCACAGTTCAGTCCATAACCTAGGGCTAATTAGGTTACGACCCCATTCTGTGCCTAGCGTTTGCATTAAATGCCGTGGCGTAGGCTGGCCAGGAACTTTTGTTAGTGGTGTGGTTTTGTTTTTCCAGAAATAATCTCGGGCTTGCTCTGTAGTATATCCATACATAACTAAAAAGTGTACCAGCCACTCTTTAAGGGGATCTGCAAAAGCTAATGTAACGTACTGTTTGGATCCTACTAAGTACTTTGCAATGGTGGATTTTCCGCTTTGGGGGGCGGGGGCATATATGGCAACAATTGAAGGCAGAGTCATCCTATAGGTTGAAAGTAGAAAGTACTATACTCGCTTTTAAGCTTCTAGGGCAGACAATTCAGCGATTTTGTTAGCTTGCTGCTGAATTAGCGTAGCAGCTTCTTCTAGTATTTTGCTGTTTGAGCCTAAAAATAGGTCTGGGCTTGAGCGAACCAGGGCGGCTTGGTGTCGCAGTTTCCGACACAGTTCTTCGGGAGTTGGGACTTGCATGGGGGAATTGGTTGAAAGCGCCAGCACTAGCCCTTTTGACGTGCTATGATTTACTCAGTTACACACCTAGTATGAACCTGACCGAGTTCACCCAGCGTCTGTCTGTTAGGACTGGCTTGACCCAAACGGATGCTCGAAGCGTTTTGCATCACGTTATTGAAATTTTTCGTGAATCTATACTAGAAAAACACCCTGTCCGGGTTAAGGGTTTTGGTTCTTTTCAGTTACGTCAACGGTCTGAACGGACTGCCCATAACCCTCGGACTGGAGAACTACTGAAAATTCCTGCCCGTAAAGCTGTGGTCTTTGTACCTTCTCAAACACTAAGACAAGAAGTTAACGTTTGATTTAGTTGTTACTCTTTACCCCCGGACAACCGGGGGTTTTTAGTGTCTGCGTAGCAGAGTTACTTCGCAGTACTTAAAACCAGAATGCTCGTTAGGGTAGCCTAAAGGGTTGGCTAGCACCCGGATCTTTTCTTTTAGTGGGCCTTCTATTTTGTAATCAACAGGTTCGTGTGTATGTCCGTGTATACACACTAATGGAGCGTATGTGCGGATTAACTCAGAACAGTCATCTACAAAGAAACAGTTGACTGCAGAGCCTATGTATTTTACTGCTACTGATGAGTAATGTGGTAAGTGGTGTGTTACCCATACGTCTAGCGGTTGGTCTAAGAAAACCCGAGACTGGTAGTTGGCTTTGTAAACCCAGGGCTCAAAACCTGGAATTTTTTTAAAGTCAGCCAACCAACTTTTTAGTCTAGGACTAAAACCGCTGCCAAACCACAAGCTAGTTCCGCCAAAAGTAAAGCCGTTGAGACTTACTTTTTCTTGTTGTAAGACCTTTACGTTAGAAGGTAAAGATTTTATTGCAGTGTTTACTTCTTCCCGTGTAGATCCGTAGTGTTCATGATTACCCAACACTACTAAGATGTCTGAGTAGTGTTGGGACAAATATCTAAAAGCTTCTAAGAAACGTGGTGAATTGGTCTGGGCTGTGTCTCCAGCTACTATTAAAGTGTCAGGGTGGTTAGGTAGTACTACCTTAGTACTTAATATACCTAACCAATCACGGTGGCAATCTACATGTAAATCTGAAACTATTTGGATTCTCACGCTAGTTTGTTTAAGTTTTCAGGACGGCCTAATTCACTTGGGTAGTAGTAGGCTGAATTCATATTAGGGACTTTATGTAAAGGTCGTGTAGACACTAAGTGCTTGCAGTCTGACAAATAGGCCACTAAACACCCATATTCGTGAATACCACACAACCCATCTAGTATTACCGAATGTCTAGAAGTGAATATAGTATGGTGGTGCCCACACACTTTAATGTAAGGGTAGTGATGGGTGTGTAACCACCATTGTCGTTTAGGGTGTGACTTTGGTAACCCATAAATACACTCATGTTTATGAGCGCGAGTTGGGTTATTTAAGTCAAGGCTGTCAGGGTAGTAACCATGGGATACCCTGTACTCATCATTGTTGCACCTTAGAGACAAAGCATATGGCATAGCTTCCAACCACTCTTTTAGTTCTTCGTGGTATTTTGGACCAGGCAAACAAAAGTCCACTAAAGTTCGGTGTAATGCAACGGAGGATTGTACTGGATTACCTCTTAAGTAAGACAGTAGCTTTTGTTGATGGTTGCTGCGTACTACTTGAGCATTAGGTATGGACTTGATTAGACGATATACGCCTAAGGCATTACCCTCGCCAGTGGGTTTACGGTAATCAAAGAGATCTCCTAAGAATATTAGGGTATAGTCTGTAGGTACTAACTTTAGTAGTGCTTCGAGTTCGGCTATGTCTGAGTGTACATCTCCTATAAAAGCGTACTTAGTCATATCGAATTAGTTGGTGGTTTTGGTTAACTAGATACAACTCATCAAAGCCCTCCTCATAACAAGGAGGTGCGGATAGTAGTTTTTCGAGTTCGGTTATTTGTTCTGTGGGGTGTGTGTCGGGAGATAAATATAGCCCTACTACATGTCTGTAGCCGTTTTCTCTTAGAGCTCTAATGGCTGCTTTGCGTAGTGCTTTTTTGTAGGTGTTAGTTAAGTAGACTACATCTTGTGCGTTCAAGTAGGCAGATTCTATGCCTGCAGTATCAGCAGCAATCTCTGCTTTTAGTGAAAGTGACTTTATGTCAGCCTTGGGATTAGCGCTGACGATTAGGTAACCTTTTTTCATGAGTGTAGTAAGGCTAAGGCTAGCTTAGCCCTTATGGGAGCTATACGTTAATAGATGACCAAAGATCATTTTGTCGCATTGGGTGTGCAATGTTTTCATCAACCCACACAGTTTTGGAGTTTATTCCGGGTTCGTGGAAGTTGATGTGTTGAGTAGGTAAAGATTTAGAACTACAAGCTTGTACCCACCGACAGCTGACTAGTTGTCCTTGATATACCCCCCAAAGAATTACGGGAGTTTTTAGTGGAGGCAGAAGTTGAGAGACTTGATTGATTTTTAGGAAGTTAGGTGCGGAAGTCATTTTGAGTTTGTTTTTGATGTTTTTTGAAATACAACATCTTTCTTGGTTTGGTCTAGTGGTGTACTTTGTTTTAAAAACTGTTGGCTTGCTTTATGTAGCTAGTACCTTTTCCCCTGGCCTAGGTCCTGTTTTAAATGCAAGAGCTTCGTCTATGTATCGAGATACTGCTCGCCGATTGAGTTCAGCGAGTTCTTTTAGAGCTTCATCAGATTCAACAGCTAAAATCAGTAACTTTCGAAAGTATGTTGGATTGGGCGCCAGGTCTGCCAGTTCTTCTAACAACAGTCTAACGTCAGCACTTTGGCTATTAGTTTCTTCTGGATGAAAATAACAGTTTAATATTAGGTCTGCTAATTGTGTAGCGCTTACAGGTTTAGTGGAATTCATTTTGGAAACGGTTGTAGGTTTCTTTAATATCATAGGGTATGACTTCGGGATTGAGGTTTTCTAGGTCTACTCTAAAGCCATCTATTCCTGTTTTTGAGATGTGAATGATGTTTTGGGCTGCTCTAGAGGCCAAGTTAAGTCCGGAATAGGAGTACGAGTTTGAGCCTACTAAGGAGGAATTTCGAGCGTGAAAGTCTCCAATGTAAGATGAGTGAATGTGTCCAAACAACACGTAATCCAAGGGTGTGCCCTCTTTGGCGTATTTGCTGTAGATTTGCCCGATGCCACTTTCTAAGTTGCGGATTTGGTGACCGTGCAGCATTAAAATACGTCTGTTAAAAGCTGTAAAGCATATTTCGTTAGCATCATATCCAGCAAACTTAATCCGGTGGTGCCCTTCTAATTTGTATTTACAGTTTTCGTAAATACTAAAGTCGGCATTGTTGGAGGCGGCTTTGCTGGTCCAGCTTTGTTCTTGTGTGTTGCGGGATTCGTTACCTGTTATAGAGTAGATTTCTACTTCAGCTACTGACGCTAAGTCTAGGTAAAACTGAACTAGTATCCGAACGGCTAGTTGAATGCCAGCTGGTTTTGGAAATTCGTTGGTTAAATACTCGTCAGCTCTGCGATCAGAGTTCATTAAATCACCGCTGGCAGCTACGATGATTTTTTGGGATCCAGTGGCTAATGCTAGTGACTTAGCTTTAGCCGCTAGTTGAGCTAGCCGGGCGGCAGCTAAGTGGAAGTTGTAGGTTTTGTTTTTTATCTTTACTACTTCGTTGAAGTGTAAATCAGAAAGCTGAACGATCAGCACCCCATCAGTTACTAACATTCCAGTGCGGTCTACTACAGGGCTAGTAGTAATGGGGTCTGACCGCATTAACTTGACAGCTTGGCGATAGTAGTCTGCAGCGGCACGGGATTCTAGGGATTCAGTTTTTAGTAAATTTCGTAGTTCTGAGTTTTTAGCTTGGGCATTCTTAAGGGAGTTAAACGCAGATTTAAGTGTTTTTTGGAATTCGCAGGCTGGGTTTTTACCTTCCATAGATTGTGCTATGGTTAACAACCTTTCCCAGTCAGCTTCAGGTAGGGTTCCATATCCAGCGGCGGTATACTCTTCAGCTAGTGCCAACACACTTTTAGCCCGAGCAGCTTCATTGGCTTTTAGGGAAGGCATACTTTGCTTAAAACTGCGCTTATCCTAACACTTGGCGCAAATTGTTAACGCTGGTAGATTTCCTTTACGTCAAGGTAACTTACGGGCTTGTTATCCCGCTTGGCCCAACTAAGTTCTTTAGATACGCCAGTAGACCTCCACCAGCCAGCGAGTTTTAGTACTACTAGGGAGTCACATCTAACCCAGTAGTCAGCGCAAAGCTTTTCCCAGAACTCAAAATTATTGGGTAGTTTGATGCCGGTGTTTAAGCAGTGATGCATTAACAAAGGTGAAGTAGCTGGTGTTCCAGCAGCTGCGTAGTAAGCTAGGGCTCGCTCTACGTAGCGCATACGGTTTTCTACTACCCAAACTTCAGGGTGGTCATAAGGCGCAGCGAGGTAAATCATTATTGAGAATGAAGGTTTATAAGGTTTAGTTTTTAAAGTTTGTTTTACTCCAGTTTGGACTGGGAGTTTTAAACCAAAGCAGTGAGATGACTTGCCGCGTATAGGTATGTTGATACATCACCCATCAGTGCCTGCTTAAAGGTAAGTTTTGGAGAAGTCGTGTTATTTGGTAAAAAGTCATGGTTAAACGGGTGGTTCTTATTGAAGGAGTTCTGGTTGATTAGCTATCGAGTCATGTGAATTAACGAATTCTATAGTGATTTTGATTGTAGAGCCTAACGGGATGTTTTCTGTAAACAAGTAGTAATCGTCTGGTAACGTGTTCTTAGGGTGGTCAAACATTGTTTCTAATTTACTAAGAAAGAGCAGCCGATCTTCGGTTTGGTCGTCGTCCCAGTGGGTAAGGTTGAAAGATACTTTTTGTTCTAATACCCAAGCTTTTAGGGTTGGGTTAGCCGCTGCACAATCTCTTACTTCTTCAGATTCATGCGCGGAAAGTTCCTTGAGTGTATTTAAAGGAGTCTCTGAATGCTTAGCTAGTTTACACAGTTCTTCTACTGTATCGCTATTAGCCATGCTAGTTAGGCTTGTTTTAAAGCTGTAAAGTAAGATGTTTGAGGGTTTTGCGTGAGTTTTTTATTAGAGTAGCTCTGGGCTACTTTCTTTCTCTTCATCTGGTAGTGCTTGTATTGCAGAATTAATATTTTCAATATCTTGGTATGTTGCCCCAAACTGCTGAATTCTTCTAAGGGATTCCAGAGCTTTTTGTTTTAGAGTCGGAGGTTTGGGGCGGCGGTTGTCACGGAGTTTGCTGGTTAACTTAGGTGCTGTTGCGGCGATGGAAAATCCATAAGAACCTTTCTCCAACCAGTCACAACACGCATTCAGTTCTTGGTCTGCTGCTCACTGAGCAGCTCTGTTAATCATATAGTCCTCACGTGCAATACTTACGACTTTGAAGGGTGACTCTGATTGCCACTGGCATATTAACTGATATGACGGAGTAATCAGGTGTTCAGTCTTTTCCATGGTTATCAATTTGAAAATTCCCTAAGGGTTAGGGTTGTTTGAGGTTTGAGCTTGTAGTTGAATAGTCAACCTTAATAAGTTGGTATACAAGTGATCCGTGTCAAACAAGTGAGATTCTACTAGAGCAATTCTCAAAAAGTTGCTTAGTAGCTTCCGCTCCCAATTTGGTTTTCCTATATCTACACTTTTGAAAGACTTAGCCAAAATGGCTTAGCTGGCGGCATCCAGCGGTAAAAGCTGAGCGTTTGTGTCAAGAAGTTCCAGGTGGTCTTTTACGCGACTGTCTAGTAAAGCCGATTCTATTTTGTACCGACGTACTACAAAACCGTAGTCTTTTAGCTTTTGTATTAACTTAACCATTCTAAGTTCCAGTTCTAAATAATCTACACCCCGACCAGTAACAAAAGAGTCTAACATGTTAGGCTTTGTTGACTGTTTATGTAAGTAGAGTTTAGCTACCTTAAATTTATAGCCCTCACATATGCTTTTAAGTGTTTGTAGTGTTGCCTCGTCGACAGGGTCTAGTGTGATGTGACATTCGTAGTAAAGAGGGGATCGCATTAGTAAACCCAAAGTAAAAAGGTTATTTGTTTTAGTTAAAAACTTTTTAGTTTACGGTGGTGTTTTCTAGTTACGTAAAAAGCTGCTGCTGCTAATAGTCCGTATAGTGTAAGCACAATCTAGCCTGGTCCTACATAAGGCAAGATTAATAATCCCAATCCAAAAAGCACTGCTCCAATACCACAGGCACCGATTAGCACTACTAAAGCTACTACAGCTACTACAGCTAGCCCTAGACCTAACCTTAAAGAGAGAAGAAAAGCGTTCATTTTAACTAAAACGGAGAGCCAAGGATTCGAACCTTGGGAAACTTTCATTTCGGTTGCTTTCAAAACAACTGCCATAAACCACTCGGCCAGCTCTCCTTAAAGGGTCCAATTTAAAGGACCTCACTTTACTGGTATGCTATTTAAAGACCACACTGCTGGGTACCAGGTACAAGCAGTGTGGGTGTCGGGGGCTTAGGGGGTAGGCGGACCGTTCCAGTAAACTGCAGAAACTAAACGTGAGCGGATCTCATCAATGTGTTCGTCAGAGTAGACGATTGAGTCAATAAAGATAGGCTGGAGAGCCCCTTGAGCTTCTTGTTCTTTAGTTTGGGATTGGTATTGAACATAGGTACCGTTTTCTTGTTCAACTCGCAAGAGTCCGCGAGCTGATCGCTTAGTACCGTCGTCAGTTTTAGGGTCTTTGTAGAGCTCTAAACCAACACCGTCAACTTCACCCCAAGTTGATTTCATAGCCCAACCAAAGTCATCTCGTGTGTGGTACTGGTAAGTGAATGATCCGATACCAAACACAACATTTGAAGAAGCCCAGCCAGCAAGGTACATCCGACGTAAGATTTCAGCGGCTCTAGTAGGGTGAATACCATCGCCGTAAATCAAACCAATCTTAGGGTTTAAAACTTTGAACTCTTTGTCACCTACTTTGGTAGTAGTACCCCCAAAGATTTCCCACAACACTTGCAGAGAACCTTTGTGTTGTAGGCTGCCAGGTTCTGCGTTTGGGTCACCGCATACTATTAGTACTGGGTTGCCGGAGTCCGGACGAATGACTAACTTAGCTAAACCTAAAGCGTTAGGTAACCGATTAAGGATGGTTTTCTTTAGTGACGGCAGTACTTTAGTTAATACACCCCAGTAGTCATAAGTGTCAGTGACGTAGCTGAAGATCCCACTGGGATATACCTCGGTGAGCAAGCGTTTTAGGAAAGCAGTTTCAGCTAACAGCAACCGGTCGTCTAGATTGAGATTAGAGTCTAGCTTAGACGATTCCCATTTGATATTTAAACACGCTTGAGAATGTTCTGTTGCTGGAACTGAAACACCAATGCAGTGGTCTGGATCTACTGGGGCGTAGTACTTTTGAACGTGTTCAATGGCTGAAACTGTGTCAGTACCAATAAACGAAAACAAGTGTCCTACTTGAGTGTGTGCAGCATCACAAATACCTTTGAGACCCCGAGCTGAAAAGTCGTGACCTTGTAAAGGTACGAATTCTTTAGGTGAACCTGTGATTTCTGCGTAGTGAGTTAGCAGCCTCAGGTATTCAAAAGCGATTGTAGCTACAGTTGAAGTACCCCACAGTTCACTGGACAAAGCGGTTTCTACGTAACCAGGAAGCCAGTAAAACTGCGGTTTGCTTTCTTTAATGGTAAGCGGCGTTACTCCTATAGGAACTCGGGTTCCTTCAGGTAAAGCTTTTATTATCAAAGGTAGGTGACCTAGCGAATGAAGTTCTTCCCACCTATTAGCTGAAACTACACCAGCACCTAGGTACTTATCAGAAGATTCTTGAAACTTTTGTACGGCCCAATCTTTAGGCTTAGCAAAGAACTCTTGATCCCAATAAGCTTTAAAGTACCACTTAGCTAGGTGGTTGTTACCTGCCCATACTATTTTGCCGTCAAAATCATGTAGTACCGTACCTGTTTTACGAGCGATTCGGTCGGTGCGTGCTGTTAAGTTAAAGTACTGGCTTGTAGTATTAGGCGGAGCTTGGTCTGCATGACCAAGCTTGTAGCCATCTACTGCAAATAGAGGAAAGGGTAGCAAGCTTTGGGTAGTAGTAATTTCAGTCATTGGAAATGATAGGGTGTCAGAACGTGATCTATGTAACCGTCAAAGACTCCTAGGCCTTTGGAAAAGATGCCGTGTGATACGTACAGCACGATGGCTTTAGGTTGGTAAGGGCTGAGTACTTTTGCTAGTTCAATAAACGTACGACCACCATCGCAGATGTCATCTGCGATAATTAGCGTGTGGTCCTTGCATTCTGACAAAGGGTAATCAGAAAGGAGTTTTTGGACTTTAATTCCTGTAATTTCTCCAGTAGTTAAGTCTCTTATCTTTACACCTGTTGCGATTACCGGGATGCTTAATAGATCAGCTAGAGCTGCAATTCTTGCAGCAGCACCGTGATCAGGCTGTATTAACCAAGCTTTTGACCAGTCTGGTACTGCGTTTTGACCTGCAACGGTGTTCTTTAGCACGTTGGCGGCTAACTCAGCAGCGTCTAGTGGGTAGATTCGGTCTACTAGTTCTAGAGCTACGTTTGAATGCGGATCTAGTACTTCAACTGAGGCGTACTCTTGAGTGTTTAGCAGTTGAGCGTAAACCTTAAGTGCAAATGCGTCACCCGGACTGCAAACTCGGTCTTGTCGAGCTCCTGGCAAGTAAGGGCACCTTAAGTGTATAGGTGTACCAGGGCAGGCTTCTTTGATAGCGTTGGTTAGCATCAAGAGTTCAATGAAGTCTTGTGCGTTACACAGCAATGCAAACAACCTAGCCGCAGCTGGCGGCTTAGGTAATTCCACCAAACGTACTTGTATCTCACCGCCAGAATAAACCCAAGTTTTGAATGGTACGTTTACGTTGACGTAGTTTTCTTCTAGTAAGTTTGTCGTAGCGGGGTATTGGAAAGTTACTTTAAGCATTAGAAGTGTTCTTTGATCAGTTTGGAAATCTCAGGAAAAGTAAGGCCTGCTGAATCATTCTGTTCTGTTAAACAAAGATCAAACGGAAAGTCAGTTGTGCCCCGCGCTTCAAACGGAAAGTTAGTTGTGCGCCGCCCTTCAAGAACTGCCTGGTCAGGCACTGCTCCAAAAGCCCATTCTAATAGGCTTACAGGAAAGGAGCTAGGTTCCCTTTGACCAGTACTTTTTACTACTAAAACGTTTTTATCCCAGCTAGCTAAGCCATCCTCTACAGCTAAGTCTCCTAGTACCCCCAAGCAACAAAATCCTCTCGGCGATCTTAGCTGATGTTTATCTTGTGGGTACTCACCGGATTCTAATTTTGCTTGCCAGCGTGCTTTGATTTCAGGTTTAAGTTTGCCTAATGGAGAACTCATGGTTCAGTTGAAGAAAGGTGGTCTTTTAAGTTGCGTAGATAAACCCTAAGGTATTCAGCTTGTGTCTCGTGCCAGCTATTACCTGTGCGTAGGTGTTCAGCTACGTGTGTGTCAATAACTTGGCAGATGTCTCTAACTGGATCTTGCCACACCTTACGGTGTTCGGGTTCATAAGTGCGGCGGCTCATGTGGGTTTAGCGGAGCATAGTAAAGCGAGTCCGTTAAAACTAAAAGACGCCTTCGAACTCTAGCTATGAGTTGAGCTCGTATTGAGTCCCACGCTGAGTTTAGTTCTGAAGGAATTTCTTGGGGAGTTAAGTAAGCGCTACCCCAAATGAGGTTAGCTAAATCCAAAGCACTAAAAGGCCCAGACTCAAGTAGTGTCTTTACGTTCGAGTCTAGTTCTGCTGGACTTACTAAGTTATCCATAAGTTGGTCTTGTGTTTTTGCTTTACTTTGTTTTAGTAAGTCTCGGTTTATTAACTGTACGCCTAAATCAAAGCTAGGTCCGCAGGGGTTTATGCCACAACTAGTCACAGCTTGAAGTTTTTTCTCACAGTGCAGTAGTACTGCTTGTGTCTTAAAAGATACAAAGTCTTGTGTCTTGGTGCGGAATATTACTACGCCTCGTGGTCCGTTAAGGAATCTACGGTATTCGCTTTTTTACGGCTAGGCTCAAGACCTAACACTAAGTTTCCTTTAGGAAAAACTTTAACGTGGTCCCTGCAAGCTTGGTAAAGATCTGTTAGTCTCATGAAGAATAATAAAGGCCTCTTGCGAGGCCTGAGCTAGGACTTACGCCGGGTTTTCTTTGCAGTTGTCCTTTCACCCAACGAAAAGGTCGGCACCAACAACTGACCTCGATGGGTCCTTAGTTACAGGTATTACTGTAGGCGGTTGCAGAACGCCACACCACATGGTCCGAGCGGCTTTACAATAATACCAAAGGAAGAAAACTTCCGCCACAACCGGAAAGGCTGCCTAGTCTTAAAAGTGCTTTTGAATAAGTTTAGCTATTTCGGTAAAACTTAAACCCATATCATTGGCTTCAGGAAGACTTCGATACGGTTTTGCAGGATGGGAGTCAGGCAGATAAAAGCACCCGTCGCATTCGTCCCAATCTTTGGGTACGCAGGCCCACTCTATTACTTCTGATACTAGATATCCTGGGCTAGCTCCGCTATTGGTTACTAGTCGTTTAGGTTCATTTTCCCTAACAGTCTTCCATTTAGCTACACCGGCTTTAACTGCTAGGTCTCCTAAGACCCCTAAACAACAGAAACCCTGTGAGGAGTAGAGACTACCTTTACTTTGGGGGTATTCTCCAGACTCCAATGCATTACACCAAATTTCTTTGATTTCAGGCTTGAGTTTTAGAGTGCTCATGGGGTAATTTCGTTAATGGCAGGTAGTGCTTCAAAGATTGCGCAACGAATTCTGTGATCCTTATCACTTTCAGGTGTATCAAAACATCTAATAGGGTTTTGCATTTTTGCTCTTAAGCCAAAGGGCTTCTTCTGGAGAAAGTTCAAGCAAAATAACGGGGTTAGTGCGGATAGCAGAGTGAGCCATGAGTTTAACTTGAAGGTAGTAGAGTTTTAAAAAGTTTAGTCTTCAATGGTCAAAATACCGTCTGCTATAGAGTCTGGCAAACAAGACCACTCGGAAGTCCAGTGCCGATCTCTAACTATCCAATTACCTTGTGAGTGTAGCCAACCGTACTGACCAGTGTAAGTTTTGTTTAGTAGAACAAGCTGGTCACCCGGTAAGTAATCGTAGCCGGCAAGAGTACGAAAAGCTCTACGTACGGTTAGTACCATCCCAGCCGGCGGCGGGCCTGTAGCTGCAGCGCAGGTGCCGTTTGGTGTAGTGAGAGTTGAGTAGGACATGGTGGTTGAGTTTTACGTGGGTGAGATAGGGTCCATAGGTACTGAGATTTAGCTTTCATGAGCTGTCGTATTGATACTAATTTCTCTACACTGGTATTTGTTAGGGTTAAGTCGCCAAGTAGCAAAGCTTGCTGTCTGTTAGATTCAGTTTCTCGGTCGGCTATTTCTTTTAAGCCAGCCTTTAAAGCTGCTACAGCCCATGTAGGCCACCGATACCATTCTTTGTAGTAAAAGTTGCTGGTTTGAAACAAGCTGAACACCTCGTTACGCTGGTGGGCAGTTGCTCTAGCTTGGCGCTTTTCCAGTTGCACTAAACGCACTCGGCGTTTGTACGAGTGCTTCCAAACAGCCACTTTTGCTAAGTAAGTTTCTCGGGAGTTGAAGTCTAAGTAGTACTCCAAGTTGATATTACACTTCAAGACTTTGTTCATCTCGGTGGTTTTATCTTTAATTGTCTTGCTTGTTGCTCTGCTTTGTTGTTTAGTTTCAAGTATTCTCTCAAGTATTCTCTTTCGCTTTCTAAACGAGCCTTACGTTTCATTAGTCTCCGTATATGCAACAAAGCTTGAGCATATTTGGGGTTGCGATACTTAGCTTTATAACTAAAAGGATATAGGGCAATATAAGCTAGTCGTAATTCTAAAGGCCAACTGCTGAAAGTTTTTCCTGGCATTAGGTTAGCTAGGGCTAACTGGCTAGTTTTTAGCCTTTTAAAGCTAGTTTTGTAGTCCCGACGGGCTTTGCTGTGAAGTGAGTATATTCTTTTCCATCGGTTTGTGGCAAGAAGGTAGTCTCGCTTTGTGTTAAACTTTAGGCATCTTGTCAAGACAAGTTGATATTCTGCCTTTAGGGACTCAGGTAAGTAATCTAAGGGATCTGAAAAAGACATTTTAGGTGCTTCCCTTACTAAACTTTTTGCTAAGTCGCTCAAACTCCTTACGTTCGCGTTCAAATGTTTGTTGCTCTTGCTGTTTTTCTTCGGCAATACGTGTAGCGTATTCTTTGTCTGTTTCTAGTTCTTGTTTAATGAGATAGTTGTACCTAGTATCACTCCAACTTTCATCACCAACACAAAGCTCGTTAGCCTCCCAACCTTCAGCCTTTGCTTTTTGTAACTTAATTAGTAATTCATCAATATTATCGTTTAAGTCTATGTATTGGTATCGAGTAACTAGTTTTTTAGGTGGTTTTTTAGTCATTAGCTATGGTAGGCTTAGGGTTAACTTTTAGTACAGCTTCTTGCATCTCGCTGGCTTCTTCTGGAGAAGGTAGCTTTTCATAAGCACCTGCGTTAATGTTGGTAGAATTTAACCTTTTTATCCAACTAAGGTTTTCGATTTGTTTACCCTTTATACCTAAAGTTTGTAGTGTGTCTGATACGCCCCAAAGATAAGTGGTGTCGTGTAAGGCCATGGTTTTGGTTGTTTAAGAGTTACCAGTTAGCTAAGTAGTAATGCAGATTATCTATGGCATAACCTGTACGAGAATCAAACTTCTGCTCTTTAGTGACTATCACTTGGTAAGGTTTACCTGTTATTTTGTCGTAACGAGTTAACAATTCCTCTACTTTTGTTGTATAAGTGCTGCAAAAACTACTGTTACCAGTGACTGTAACTGTGTCTCCTGCTTGGACTAACATTTGGGTTTAACTGTAGTGGAAGGCAAGGGTGGGTATTACCCACCCCTTTTGATCACTCAATTGCAGCTAGTTGAGCTTCCAGGGCAGCCAGCTCAGCTGCTCGTTGAGCAGGAGTCATCTTCTTGAGAGCTTCGTCTTGGGCTTCGGCATCAATTGCCTTAAGTTTGGTAAGTTGTTGACGTAGGGCCACTCGATCTGCGGCGGCTCTGGCTTCTGTTTTCTTGACAGAAATGATGTATTTCACCAAATCCAGTTTTTCTGTGAGTTCAGTAGTTACTGAGTCATTGCTGGAGTCTACAAATGAGTTTTGTGTCAGACTCTGAATTTGGTTGTTGATGGCAACGGCAACGTTGTTAAGCGTTGCCTTGGTGCTAACTGTTGAAGTTAGCTGCAAATCCCACAGTTGTTCTGTGTTGAGTTGGCCTTGAGGCGAATCAAAGCGCCAGGCCTTGCGGGAGGCTTTAAGGAAGAGTTCAGCGGTCATGAGAATTGGAGTTCGTAAGGACGTGAATCAACCAGCACTTGGATGCTGGCTTTTTGTGTGGTCGAAAACCCAATACCCGAAAGTTGGTTTTCGGAGTAGGGGCACTTGGTTCTGCTACCTAGGACTTCAAACACCCTGCGGTGTGGTTCTAGGTCGCTGCGTAGGAATTCATTGTAGATCCCCCGCGTGGGTTCTGGGTTAACACAGTCCTTCAAGAAGAAGAACCAGTGTTGGTTACCCGTTTTAGTGGAGTTTTCCCAGTGGTTAGGAGAACACATCACCGTGTCTACTGGGGTAGGAGTGTTGGTTTTTACACCCCACTTTTCTATTACTAGTTGCTCACCTGCTACTACTCCGTCGTGAGTAGTGACGTTAACCAACTTTTTGCCTTTAACCGTTAAGGTAAGGACTGGAACTTCTGTTTGGTGAAGCAGCGCTTTAGGGTAAGCATAGTTTGTTATGTTACCTTCAAACTCTACTTGTAGCTCGAAGCCTACGTCTGTAGACTCGCGTTTAGAGAAGTTACGTATGTGAATTTCATACGTACCGTCAGTTAAGTTTTGCCAACTCAGGTTTTCTACTGCGTTACGTACTGGTACTGTACCGGGACAGTTCATGTCTACGTCAAGTATGCCTTCACGCCGAGCGTAGTAAATATGCCCTTGAGGACCGTAGCAATGAATGTCTAGGTCGTCAGTGTTGTACCAACCCAATGAACACCTAAGCCTAGCTAGTACGTTGCCGCCGGCTTTGGCTACACGTTCTTTGATAGAGTCCGTGACGTTGCCATCATAGGACCAACCAAAGTGGTTATCCCACTTAAACAACGGGTTAACTTCTGGATGTACTGCTGCTGTTAAACTCACAAAACGTGAGAAGTGCTCTGGTTTGAGTAACACTTCCAGTTTAGCGGGCCGTAGAGCTAGTAGTTCTTCGATGTTTAACGTGGAATTGGCTGTAACTGTGACGGGTTTTTTGACTTGGCCGAGCAACAAAGCTCGCAACGGGTCCTGCATTTTTTCAGAAGCGTCGTTGTTGACCCAACGGACGTCATTGACTGAAATGTCGCCCAATCGAGCGTAACGACGCTCCAATGCAGACTCTAAATCTAGCGCTCGAAGGGTAGCTAGAGCTGAGTCAATTTGACGAGGTGTAATTAAAGTAGCACTACGTTTGTAGTTACGTGGGTCCATTTTATAACCAAACGCACGCTCGGCCTCGTCGAGTGACTTACCTGCGGCTAGATCAGACAACAGCGTACCGATTACTTCGCCGCGCAACCTAGCCACTTTGGAGCCTGCGTTTTCCCAACTAAATAGCGCTTTATTAGGAGCGCTTAGGTAAGCTTGGGCTAACGTGCGGTATTCTTTGAGCTTGCCCAGGAATTCTTGACCCCGGTAGATACCATTGCAGTCCTCGATTGTGTCAATAACTTCTGTGAGGTTATCAATGCTGAACTCTTCCAAGCCTTTTTGTAAAGACGTTTGAGAGTCGTTTACGTAAGCTCGTTCAGCTGCATCACCTGCGTGTCGAGAAGCTACTTTAGCGTAAAGGTGAGACCAAGTAATTCGTGGGTCGTGGGCATCTACGTTGGGTAGCCTGCCGTAACTAGGTTCTACAGACCGAAAAACTGAGTTTATGCTGCAGTTCTTTACCGCAGCGGATAGTGCAGCGGCAACTGTGGCGTAAGGTTCTGGTAAACCAGAGCAATCCCAAATGCTTACCAATTGATTGTTTTGGATGCTTACTACGTTCCCCAGACCTCTTACAAACTGCCTACAATAACGGCAATCGTGACTGGCTTTGGTACGGAAGTTTTCGTTAGTGCCTGGAGGAAAAGCTGCAAGGTAGATGTCCCAAAGTTCGGGGGAGTCTACTACGTACAGTTCTCCTCGACTGAGTCGATTGAAGTTAGTTTGAATTGCTTCAGCAAAAACTACAAAGGGGTCTTTTACTGCAACAGCAGAAGCTTTGAGCGCAGTGGTAGTCATGTGGGTGTTAAGGGATTGAATTTTTAAATAAGTCTCAATTTATGAATTTCTAGCGATTACTTGGCGCAAATATTCCAAAGCTGTGTCGTTGTCGTCAATAAAGTGATGGGCAGCCTCTAAGCCTAAGGTTTGTTGGGCTACAAACATAGGCTGAAACGATTAAGCGGCAGGTGCACTCATTACTTGAGCAAAGCCTCCTATGCAGTAAGGTTTATAGTTTAAATCTTCTCACTCTGTAAAGTAACGCCCAGGTTCTGTCATTTTAGGCGTGGATTACCTTAACTATCTTTGGGTTTCTATTTGTATTAGGTAAAGACAGCTTTTGTAAGCTTCTTTTAGCTGCTTCGCGTTTAAAACTTTCGTTTTCTTTTACCAGCCAGTCTTGAATTTGCTGGTACGTCCATTGAAAGTTATCGTTCTTACTCCACAGCTTGTAGAAAGGTGTTCCCTCTTCGTGTAGCCATTCGCACTCAGTGTAAAGTACATTCTTAAGACCCAGTGAAATTAACCAAGACGTTTTGGTTAAAATCGACCCTACGTATGGGACTTTAAGTCCACATTCGGCTGCAGCTTCTGCTAGTAAGGCTACGTAACATCTACCACAACCATAATCAGTGAAATCCCCTCGGATTTGTTTGTATTTCCCTGAGTCAATCAACTCTTGTGCTTTTTGTAGCACTTGCGTTAAAGTCGGCTTTAGTGGTTTCATTTTGAACTTTTTATGCGATGTAGTCGATAACCTAGTCTTTTAGCTGCTAGTTTCAGCAGCATTACTTGGGTTTCAAGCTTTTCAACGTCGTGACTGCGGTTGTAAACAGCTGTTATTTCTTTGAGCTGTAAACTGCCCAACACTAACAACGAGCACTGGTCTGCATGTGAACTTAACCAGACTTCACCTATTCCTCTACCAAAAGGAGCACGACCATGTACCACGCTAGAGGACACAGCTTGGTACAGTTCTGTACCTAAACTAGGGTAGTCTTTAGCTTCATGAATGCGGTCGTTGTTTATTACTACTATAGTTTGATAACCCATCAAGTGTACCTCAGTCTTAAAGTACCAATTGGAATTTCAGCGCAAGTGTATTAATTAACTATAGGTGTTTGGTACTCTAGGGCACATGCAGCTAATAAGACACCTGACACTATAACTAACCAGTAAGACTTCACTCTATGTTGCCGGTGCGGCTGGTAAGACGATGGGTAGTCCACCCTGGCTAGGGGAAACGAAGTAGGTTTTGTTGCCTTTGGCAGCACCTTTTTCGATGGATTCAATTTGCAAGTAGGTGAGGTAATCAGGATTGTTTTTTAGGCTTTCACCAATGATTGCATTGGCTTTTGCAATCCCTTCAGCTTTAATGACAGCTACTTGTTTAAGCTTTTCGGCTGCATCAAGTTGAGCTTGAGCTTCGACTACTGCCACTTGGCGAGTGTAGTCCGCTTTCATTAGCTCAGCTTTACCTTCTAGAGATTGCTGCCACACTCCATATTGCGGTAGGGCAAACAATAGTACAGCTACAACAGCTATTACAGCTGAGATTACGGTGATGGTCCAACCGTTGGCTTTTAAGTTTGTTTTCATTTGTATGTGCAAGAGTAAGCTGGTCTGTAGTCGATGAAACCTTCATTCCAAGTGCCGCCGTTTGCTGAGCATTCAGCACTTGGACTGGGCCAAAGTTCGTGTGTTGAAACTCTCATGCCTATTGAAACTACTATGCTTATGATGGTTAGACAGATTAATAGTTCAATTAGAGTAAAACCCTTAGGATGGCGTGGGCGTAAAAGTAGATGTATGACTGGCTTCATAATTGGTTTGAGCGGTGCGACTAATAGCCTTTCGTACTGCTAGTTGGTGTGTAGCACGAGCAGCATTCTTTTTCTTTTGGTAAGCCAGAGCTGAGTGAATGCTTCTAAAAGCTCCGTCTTGACCATAAGCTGCTAGCCATGCTTGTTGTTTTGCAGCAGGCCAATCATAGGAAAAGATTTCTCTTTTAGAGAAGTCTTTTTGACACTCGGAAATTTCTGCTTTAACTCTGCGCTGGTTAGCACTTAAAGCAGCGTAGTTTGCTCTCCAATGCGCACGGGCCCGAAGGTACGAGTCTCGATCTGTGATTTGATAAAACATAACGGCTCTTGATCACTGACGGTGTTCTTTGTTTTGTTTTTAATAAACTGTTTTAGGTTGTTGTATAACTTGGTTCTTAAGGTTGTTTATTTGAGTACTACAAGATTGATTTTGTTGGAAAATAACACGGGATGGATTCGAACCACCGACCTTTCCCTGAATGTTTGGTTGAGCTGGGTGGAGTCGAACCACCGACTTCCCGGTTATCTACCAGGTGTTCTGACCGCTGAACTACAGCTCAAAGGGAATGTTCTACCGCTGAACTACCGTGTTGTATGTCCTTAAAGGGCAATTCTAGTGAACTACCGACCCTCTGTTTAAGGATCGGACGCTCTACCAGCTGAGCTATTCTGGACGTAATGCCTTTCGGCAATACCAAAGGCTGGAGTCGAACCAGCGACATCCGGTTGAGAATACCGGCGTTCTACCACTGAACTACTTTGGAATATCAGGAAAAGGATTCGAACCTCTGACCTCCCGCGCCAAGAATGCGAGTGTTCTACCGCTGAACTATCCTGATGTAGCACTTAGAGTGGAGCCCTAAGTGTGAGGAGTAAACTAAGTTTTACCCCATACGTTGTCCTTTTTTTTGTCTTAGCGCAGATACCCGCTTTAAGTTTTAGTCGACTTGGGGTAGGTACAAGTCTGAATTGGGATAATCAGAACGTACCCATTTGTGAATTCGCCGTTCTCACTTAGACATTTGGCTTTGAAGTCAGCTGTAGTGTTAGCACTATTGAATAGTGCTAAGAAAATGAAAACATAACATAGTAGGCTTGCTACACTTAGAGCCAAGTCGCTAAGGGACAGCATCCGCTCGGTTGCCCGAACGTTTACTTCTTTTCCTTCTTTAAGGTTGTTACTCATGAATGCCTACCCGTTGGTTTATGTTAGTTTTAGCATCCTCTCGGTGTTCTTTGTTCTAAGTAGTCCTGAATTCTTTGTATAGTTTTACGTAAACCGCGTGTCGGCGACTTTTTGGTGCTGTGTTTCAGCCCAACGTTGGAGATATTCTTCGTCGTTCTCCAGGCGTGTTCTAATGACTTTGACTTCTTGGCCAACGTCAACTGTGTCAAGTTCAATGGAAGTATAACCTTGCTCTAAAAGTTCTTGTAGCCGTTTGATGTGCGTCTTTAGTTCTATTTCATCAGTTACTGCTAACACGGTGCAGGCTTCTTTAATTAATTTGCGGTCGGTCATGGTAAAAGGTTAGGGGGCTATTTCTTGAAAAACGGCGCCGTCATGCGCACACTTTAACGCAACCAGCTGGTGTGGTCTCCACACCAGGTGTAACGTGTGTTTTAAATGATACCTAGTCTGGTCGTAGTAGTTTTTGGAGTTCTTCGAAGTGGTTATATAACCACTCGTAAGTCGGTACGTTACTTAGGCCCACAAATGCCTGCGGGTATGACAAGGTATTGTCGGATATGTATTTTAGGTACTTATCGTATTCAAAAGCCTGCGTTGCCTGCACTTTTGTAGGATGCAGCGTCTCGTGAGCACCCGTCCAAGCTTCAACTTTTCAGGCGTAACAGATTCCATAGTTTCAGTTGATTAAGGCATTTGCTAGCTGTACTAAGCAGTCATGGTCCCAAAGTTTAGTCAAGAACTTTTGGGGAATTTTTGAGTACCCGTAAACCGCGCCGGCTAGTTGTCCTGCTACAGCACCTACAGAGTCAGTATCCCCACCTCTGTTAACTGCATTTAGAACGCAGCTTTCAAAGCTGTCAGTGTTGATCAGCGCTTGCAGTGCTGCCAACAAAGTAGTAATAGAATAACCGTCAATGTCGGTGATCTCTTTAGTGTGTTGGTTAGGGTCTAATAGCTTTAGCACTTGGGCTCTAAGCTCGGACTCTACGGGCAGCAGCAAACAAGCAAACTCTATAAAGTCTGTGCTTAGCTCAGATTTATTGATAGCTCTCACTAAAAGGGTAAATAGCAACCTGACGGAGTCTTTGGAAGATTGGTGACGGTGTGTGCTGTTACCGCTCATTTCGGCGTAAAACAGTCCTTTAGTGAGGTCGTTTCTATATTTAAGAGCCACAGGTGCTAAGCGCATAATAGCTCCGTTGCCGCCAGAGTTAGCCAGAGTCTCTGGGTTGACTTCACCAGCGCGGTGTTCTATTAGAACTTTGCTAGTAGCTTGGCCGACGTCAAAAGCTTCACCGGTAGAAGAGTTCTTGCCGCTAAACAGCCATTCTGAAAAACGGTTCCTTAAGTTGTAAGTAGTAGGGTTGTGATCCAGCAACCATTCAGCTATGCAAATAGCTTGTGATGTATCGTCAGTCCACTGCCCGCCTATCAAGTTAAAGGGGCCGCCGTCTCGGTAGGTAGTTAACGGCTCGTAACTGCCTTTTTTACGAAATTCAACTGCAGCGCCTAAAGCATCGCCTATAGCTAAGCCAATAAAAGCACCTAAAGCACGATCTTCCGGTGTGTTTGGTGGATACATTTAAGTTTTTCTAACAGTAGGTTGACTTGACGTCTTTTATAAACGATTCTTCTGATGTATTACCCCTGTAGAGACGGTCGATGTGGTGCATTATTGAGGCTGTTTGCCCCAATAAACGAACTTGGCTACGTAAGAATTGTTGCTAATGTTACTTTCAAGTTCCTCAGCCAAGTGGTTTATGGAAACTAAATTCTACCGCCGTCGTTAAATTGCCCGCCTGACATAAGTAAACAACCTTTTAAGAAGGAAAGAAGCCTAATACTGACCCTAGCGGAACGGCAAAAATTCCCACTATGCGTAAGATATACAATGTAGTAGCTTCATTAAGCTGCGCTGGAATGTGGGACAGTACTTGCACTATATTTAACACCCAACCTAATAGCCCAACAAGCCATAACAAAATAGGACCGATAATTAAAAATACAGATAGGCTGAATGAGGGTGTACCGCGACTGTTTTTCATTTTGGTCAAAGTAACGTTGTGTGCATGGTTCCTTTTAACGGTGTTGAGCCCTACGTAAGACAGCTATCAACTGTGGTAAGTAAGACTCGTCTATGCGGAGAATAAATTCGCTCTCCATTTCATTAGGTTTCCCTAACCAAACTTCTATTAACTTTGCTTTTTTAGGGGCTAGGTAAAAGGGGTTGTCAGTCACTTTACTCTGCTTAAAGAGCTTTGAATATAGCTGTTATAGCAGCTTCCATCCGCTTTCTAGCTACTGGGTTTGCTGAATGAACGTGTATTTTGGGAAGCGGTCGGTTTTGATAACCACCGTTGTGAACTTCACATTCTAACCAAGTTAGCACGTCGTAACCTGTACGCTCTGGTGTACTGGTCCAGTCGCCTAAGTCGTGGTCTAAAGAAATTTCACTTACGTTTTCTTTAGCCAATAATGCTATGACTTCTTTAGGCCAATAGCACCGAACCCACCCTGCAGGGTGGGTCGTTTATCGTCTAAGTAGATTTTCGAGTTAAAGCAAAAAGTAGTCTCTAATGTTAGCGAACAATCTTTTGAGAGCAGGTGTTTTTTTAGGTGAGCTTTCAGGTTCTTTGGAGTTAAACGAACTTCCCCAATTAATTTCATTTGTAGTGTCTGGTTTATCTTCGTCGTAGTCAGTAGTAACTACTCCGGCGGGTAGCTCAGTTTCCCATTCAATCTCACCTAATACTTGGTAAGCACAGCACCTTCCTTTAGCAAATTTGTAGTCTACAGGAATAGATACTACGTCAGCGGGGTCAATTTCAACTACCACCAGCCGATCGCCTCTAGTGCGTAAGCCGTAGTTACCTTCTTCAATGTAGTGTCTAGAAGCAAAGTGTAAGCCCTGAGAGCAAGTCTTTTCTGGGTTTTTTTCTACTTCTGAACGGTCGACTTTTACTTTAGCTCCAGGAGAATTGTCAATTTTGCGTGTGTAGAGATCTTTAAAATCAGAACTTACCATTTTGTAAGCTACAAACTTACCTTCAGCTGTGATAGGTAAATTGCAGGCTTCTAAGAAACTCCATAACCCGTTGATTGCGTCTGGATCTGGGTTTTGGTATAAGTTTTCTAGAAACTTACACATCGGACCTACATCAAAACCTTCGTTAAAAGACCGAACAATTCGTTCGCTTAAGGTCGAGTGTATAGGTTGGTCTTGGTAAAGCAGCTCTCCGTTTACCAGCTTGATAGATCCCGCAGAATAGTCTGCCAGTTGCTGCTTAACTTTGAGTATTCTGCTTACAGTGTCTAAATCTTCATTTTTTACAGCTGTACATACAGGTTCAAACAAAAGTGAGTCTTGGGAAACGGAGTAAGTTTTCCCGTCTATTAAAACAGTAATTGTATTAGGCGTTTTAATATGCGGAATGTAGCTCATTTTGAGTGGTTGATTAAGTAATCGGTGATTTCTTTTAGTGTACGCTCATCCATACTTCTTAAGTTCTGCAACAGTTTATCCATTAGATGGTAATGGTGCTCAAAAAAAGCTGCGTAGTCCCAACTTTCTAATAGAGCTCTTAAACCGTCACCTAAATTTAGTAGCTCGTATAAGTTAAAGGCCTCTACTACTAATGTAGTTTTCTGATCATACAATGGAGGTAAAGAGGCTGTCTCAAGAGTTTTAGCCAGTGTTGCTAAATTACTTAATACAGAGTTCTCGGGCCACTTTTGTCCGAACAGTAACGTGTTTAAATTCCTTCTATAAGTGTTTAAATGAGACCTCCTTTCTCTTACAAATACCTTTTGACAATCTGGGTTCTTTAGTAGTTGGGTGTAAAATTCCCGCGAATGGTCTACTAGTCTTACCCAGATAGGCGAAGCCTCTATTTTGCTTAAGGTTTCTTGCTTTACTGCATAAATTGGTCGGTCTAGCATGTTATGAATTTGCAGCTTTAGACCGTAAGTAACTAATTGTAGGTCTATCTCTAAATTTTCAAGGACAAAAGACCGATTTTTTATTACAATGTAGTAACCGCCTATGTTGTTAGTGCTTAGGTCATCAACCTCCTCTTTCCAGTTTGTTGTATTAAATACGGTGCAGCGACCTTCCTGTTTACCTATAAACTTGTAGTATTTGGCGGTAGGTGTTTTATTTTTTATTTGTGTTGTGCGTTTAATGTAGGGTAAGTCAGATGCTTTTATTATGGGTATGGCACCCATAGAGTAAGAAATTTTCTGTATTAGTGCATTTATTTCTGTGGAAGTCAGGTTACGGTTTATAGGTTCAATGTAATAAACAGTACTACAAGTTTTAGTACTTTTCCAATCTTTGATACGTATTCTGAAATTTACTGGAAAATCGTTGTATATTAAAAAGTTGTGCTCACTAGCTATAATATAAACACAGTTGGGTTGTAGTTCTTTTTTTACCCCACAAACTTCAGAAAAAATCTTGTGAGTTGGTATAACACATTCTTTGCCGTCAATAACAGAGCTTTTATTTTGTAAGTCTAGTAAGTAAGAATAAGCATAACCTCTTTTTAGTTCACCCAGGGCTTTTGACTGATTTAAATAGCTTGACAGATTTAACCCAGTCATTTTTATTAGCTTTGTATTTTGGGCTATAAAGGTAGCTTGCTCCCACTTAGTAAATAAGGAGTCTAAAGAACTAACTATCCAGTTTTTTGCTTCTGCCCTAAGCGCTTCTAGTTTAAGTACTATAGCGTTAGATGTTTTAACAGTATACGACAAACTTTCTCTAGACAGTGCTAAGTCTAAGTCTCCTATTGAGAAGTCTAGTATTAATGTGTTCTGAGGAAAGCAACTTATTAAATTGGTGTAAGATTTGATGTCTACGTTAATGGATAATAAGTAAATATCTATAGGATAAGCTATACCACCACATACCGCTAGTGTTTTACTAGGTAGAAACTTTTTTTCAAGTATTCGAACCCCACATGATTCAAAGCCTGGCCTGAAACTTAGGTCTTCAAACTTAAACGAACCACCATTTACTACAATAGGCTTAGGTTCAAAAAACTTTAGCTGATCTTTCAGTTCGTCGCGAAAACTGGAGTGATCGGCAGGTTTTAACGTAGGAATTTTAATAGTTACGCCGTTGGGTTGGTCTGTGGGAACTTCCTGGAACAAACTGATTTCAGGGCTGCCGTCTTTGCCTAAAAAAGCAATGTAGGTTCCTACTTTACCTTCAAAGACAGATTCGATGGTAAATGAATCAGTGTAGACAAACGGTGCTTTAGCTCCAATGCCGTAACCGCCAATGCTGTTGTTGTCTGAATCTTTAGTAGAACTAAAGTAACTAGCAAAAGTATTAAAGATTTTTTCTTGAGACATACCTACGCCAGTGTCCTGTACTGAGAACCAGGGCTCTAAGGCACAAGGTAGGTGTACTGTAAAGGGCCGATTAGGGTAGCCTGCTTCACAATGAGAATCTTTGGCATTACAGCAGATCTCTCTAACTAACGAACCAATCTTATTGGAATACAAATTGTCTGACAGGGCTTTAAAAGCTTTTGCATTAGTTTCTATGCCAAAGCTCCGAGAAGCAGTTATACCTGAAGACTCAATTTTATTATTAACGTTAGTAAGTAACATTTGTTGTAGGCTCTTCAGGCGTTATGCTTTGTTCAAGTTTAGTACGTTCTCCTATTAGTACCCACTGTTCTGGAGTACTGACAGCGTGGTGGAGAACTATTACTGGGTCTTGAGTATCGTGAACCGGACTGCACCAGCACGTTAGTGTGGCGCAGTGTATTAACCGGGTTTCTATGGGTATTACGTGTATAAAGTTAATGACAGGTTTCATTACGCCGTCTATTTCTATCCAGCGGTTGTCAGTCATGCGTTGAGTAAAAGGGCTTTACGGATAATACCCGTAATTTCCGGAATGAATACTCTGGACCTTTCGATGCTATCTAGCATTGCTAGTGCTAGTCCAGTGAGTTGTTGGTTGTCATTTTGGACTTTTAGGTTTTTAGGCAGGCAACACACACGGAAGCCGATGTTGTTGCTGGCATGGTCGGGGCGGTTGTAGTTGCGGGCGGCCGAGCGGCAGTGCACCGGGGGGTAGAACCAGGAACCGCCACG